AGGAAGAAGAAGAGGAAGAAGAAGAGGAAGAAGAAGAGGAAGAAGAAGAGGAAGAAGAAGAGGAAGAAGAAGAGGAAGAAGAAGAGGAAGAAGAAGAGGAAGAAGAAGAGGAAGAAGAAGAGGAAGATGAATTAGAAGTAGAAGAAATTATGATCAAAGGGAAAATGTTTTATACCGATTCACCATCGCATGGAGATATTTATCGTGTAGACGAAGATGGCGATATAGGAGAAGTTGTTGGTAAATTTAAAAAGAGTGTAGCTATTTTCTATTAGTATATATATAATTAAATGTTGAAAACCTTATGTACACCAGCGTTAATTTATTTACTATTTTCTGTTACTCAAATTACAATTGATATTTTTAAAAGAGACTATAATGTCGCATTGGTTAAATTTGCGGTATCATTTATTTTTACAATATTATTGAATTATCTATGTAGTTCTGGTTTAGGCATAGTATCGTGGGTTATAGTATTTATTCCATTTATATTAATGTCAGTAATAGTATCTTATATACTTACATTTTTTGGATTAGATCCTAAAACCAAAAAAATAAGAATATTACAAGATGGAGAGGTATTAAAAACAGAAGAAGAAAAAAAAGAAGAAGAAGAAAAAGATTTAACAACACCATCGCTATCAAATATTAATGTAAGTTATTCAGAAGGAGAAAATAAAATATTAGTAAACTACACTAGTAATAAGGATGGTAGAGTATGGTGTAAAGCTGTTAAAAAGGGACAGTCTAAACCAACAATATATGAAATGAAGGAAGAACAATCAAAATCCATGTTTATGGGTGATGATAATGAGTGTTCCATATCGGATTATTTAGATGATGAAGAGTATATTGTCTACATATATGCCGAAGATAATCAATCAAATGGTATGTCAGAAGATGATATGTTAGCAACAAATAAATACATTAAAACTACATCATCGTCTACTAATATTTCATCATCACAAGGATTTCAAAATATTAAACAATCATTTGGTAACTTTTTCAGTGGAAACTCTGTTGTTTATAAAGAAAGAAAAGCCCATATTAACCATGTGGAAAAAATATTAAATAATTTAAATGAAAATGATAATTCTGCTTACTTTTTAATACAAGCAGAAACATGTGCCAATAAAAAATCAAACACCGAATATGAAAAATGTTTAAAACGAGTAATTCAAGAAATCTATGCTCGTATAAAAGATGTTGAAGTAAAACAACGATTTTTAGATAAATTACACGATAGTAAAATAAATATAATTGGAATTGATAAAAAATTAATATAATTATTTCTAAAAATTAATCAAACATATTAAATTTAGTAAAAATAAATTAAATTTAATATATAATAATAATACATAATGTTATTACTATTTACTTTTGGAGGAGGATTTATACTGTATTTGTATTATTTGATGGATAGAGAAGGATTTAACACTAGTATGTACAATGTTTACTTTACTAGCGTAAATACTTATCATTATTGTGCTATAAAATTCGAAGAAATATTTGAATATTACAACAATTTGGTTATTCAAGATCAACAGAGAAGTAACTCATCAAGATCAAATATATCTAGTGAACCGGTAAATGAAAATCAAGTAGTTTATTCATATGATCCATATAAAATAATACATACACTGTCTTATTATAACTACATTCCAAATATTTCTATGATAGAAACATCAAAAAATCCTATTTTATTTTTAAAGTCATTCGTAAACGATGAATATAAGTTTTTACAATTTAACGATATATCATTAAATTTAAACAAATTTTTACCATTAAAACCAATTAATAGTGGAATATTTATTCAAATAGAGTTGAATTATAATGGAAAGGTTTATGATATTTCTCTTAACACGATTACACCATATTTAGTTAAACATAATTATTTATTCAATAAAAAATTTACAAAATGGTTTTCACAACAACATTTTGATATTAATATAGAAGATAAGTATACAATTAAAATTATTGACCAATCAATAAATATGTTTGAAATAAACGAAACAGAATACCTTTATCTAGAAGACGATAGCTATTCTGTTAAATCAAATGCTAATGATGATTTAATATAAATATTTATTAATAAAAACTATATAAATAAATATTTGTTTAATTATATTATAATGGAATTGGTACAATCCATCGAAAATTCTTCTTCATCGTATAGTTCCCAACAACATACCCTTATTGATAAATGGGTTTTATGGGCGCATTTACCACATAATACTGATTGGAGCTTAAAAAGTTATATAAAGCTACAACAATTGGAAACTGTAGAAGATGTTGTTAGTATAACCAATGCGATTCCTGAGAAAATGGTAAAGAATTGTATGTTATTTTTGATGCGAAAAAATATCAATCCAGTATGGGAAGATCCTCTTAATTGCAATGGAGGATGTTTTTCATTTAAAGTCTTAAATAAAAATGTACTACAAGTATGGAAAGAATTATCGTATTCTATAACGGGTGAAACTTTATCTAAAAAAACTGAATTTATGGACAATATAAATGGTATAACAATTAGTCCAAAAAAATCTTTCTGCATTATAAAACTATGGACAAAGACACTGGATTTTCAAAACCCTAGAGATATAATATCTATAAATGGACTACAGGTAAATGGATGCTTGTTTAAAAAACACAAATCAAATTATTAAATTATTATATAATTATTTTTATATAATAATCTATGAATTTTCTTGATATGATATTTAATTTTGTTATTAATTTACTTCGCGCTTCACCCGCAATGTCATTTACTATATCATTTATTTTATTTATAGCTTTACAAAATGATATGTATTTGTTTTTATTAGTGTTAATATTTTTAGGTGAACTATTAAATAATATATTAAAACATGGTGTATTTAAACCAATAATGAAAAGTGAAAAATGGCCAATATTAGGATATGGTATTCGACCAAAAGGTTCAAAAAATTCTTCTCAATTTGGCGATATAAATAAAAAGCCTCATAAAAACACATATGGTATGCCATCTGGACATTCTCAAACTGCGTTATTATTTGCAACATTTATAACATTAATGATAACAGACCATCATTCTGAATCATTATCAAATAATACACAATATATATTATTAGGATCATTATTATTGTTTACTATATCTGTGTTATGGTCTCGAATATATCTTAAGTGTCACACAATACAACAGGTTATTATGGGTTCGATAGTAGGTGTTTCTATTGGATATTATGGATATAATTTCATGAAAGAATACGCCTTATGAGATTGGTTCTTTTTCTTAATATACTAAGATTACTGGTTGACGATATGTCTTCATCATCTGCTAACACAAACTCATTGTATTCAGGTGATAAACAATATATGGGGATACCCTTTTTTTTTGCTTTTAAACAAAACATTATATCTTCACCTGTATATGTTGTTTCTATTACCGAATCAAACAAAGCACACAATGTTGATTTACGAAATGACATACCTCCACATAAATAATCTACATGTAATAATGTATTTTCTTTAAAAGATTTACACACTGTTTCATATTTCATTCTACTTTGGGCATATTCTTTAGTACATCGAGATGGTTTGTTCCATTCGTTTGCTATATTAGAAGAATATAAGTCTACCTTATTATAATTATAACCAATTCCTTTATAATTAAGACCTCCCATCCAATTCGGAAATACAAACAATCCATTTATATCCATCTTTATATCATCTAATATCCAACCATATTGTCCTAATATACAATTTTTCTCAATTAATATCTCTCTTGTTCGTTTTATGAAATCCTTATTTGGAAATCTATCATCATCCAATACAATGATATATTCGGTTGGAGCAGTAAGTGCTACCTGATAGCGTCCTATGTATTTAAAATTATAACTAGAAGAAATGTAATCTAAGTTATCAAACTTGTCTTTCCATTTCAAAAAAGCGTTTAATAATAAATTATCTTTGCATCCTAAAAAACATCCCCAAATATATTTTGGACGAATACTTTGATTTTCCAATGTTTTCATTTGTTTATTTAACATATTAACTGTTTTATTATAAAAATTAAGAATAACAGTTATATCACTCATATAATTAATATTAATTATATTATTTATATGATTATTACGACTTATCATTTTACAAATTCCCATTCACGATGATGTCCCTTGCATAAAACTATACAAGGAGTGGCAAATCGAGCATTATTATTTTTAACATATTTATTCATGTATTTTTTTTCTGATTCATTAACATTTTCATTGTATTTATACAGTAATGACATATGAGAATCATTCGGCCACCATTTAGGTTTTGGTTTTGTATTATTTTCCGAATAATATAATTTATACTCTAACGATACAAATCCATTATCATTTGTTATTAAAAAATTATTATCTACTAAAACATTTATCGAGTGGTGATTTATTTCTTTTTGTAAAGCAGTATGTAAATTAATAGCATCCGATAATTCCATATGTGTTTTTATCGACATATGAGGTGTTATGGTTTTGTTTATTTTATACCAATATTTATCTTCTGGAAGCAACCATACACAATATTTATAGTTTGGATAAATTATCTCTCGTGAATCACTATTATTATCTAAATTTGTTGTATTTTCTAATGACATATACAATAACTATGTATTTTTTTATACTCTATTAGATAATTCAGAGTCAAAATCTTTTTTTGTTAATTTATATCCCCAATGTTGTAATGTTTGTCGAATAGCTGGACTAATTTTAAAATTATCCCAACTTGTTTTATCTCCTTTTTTCATGATTTGTGTTACTAACCATTTTCTAAAACGACCATTCGGTCCTGCCAATTTCTTCCATCGTTCAATTTGTCGTTCATCATCTACACTTCTTCTTCCATTAAAAAATTCACAATACCATTGAACCCAACCATATGGATCTTGTTTATCAATCCATCCCTTTGATTCCCAAAACTGTAAACTGGTACCAACCCTTACCTTATATTTATTGATATTAATATCATAATTCTCCATTGGATTTACTAGATGCTCTTCAGGGACATTTTTCCACCATTTTTTAGGGTATTTTTTATGATAATCGCGCAATGTATTTTTGTAAAATTTACTTTTAATTGGTCTCCAATAAGTTCCTCCAAAACTACCTAATTCAAACATTTCCTTAGGACTTAAATTTGGAGAAAAGTCTTTGTAATCTTTAAAATAATATACTCCATTTTTCTTTTTAGGTTCTACTTTATTGTTTTTAAGTGTTTTATTTTTACCTCCACTCATTGAAACTTTTCGTACTCTTCTTGTTCCATGTTTATATTTTTTTTTTGCTAAATTGGCCAACTTCATTGCCTTCCCACTTGGTTTACAACTTTCTTTTAATATAGAATAATCAACTGCTGCTGATTTACCACCAGTTATAGCACTTGCCAATCGAGCATATCCCCAAGAATGAGCAGTCTGATTTGGTCTACTTCCACTTGAATAATATGCTCCTTGACCCTTTTTAACTATTTTTTCTAATCCATCGATACTACATTGTGTTGCTTCTGATAACTCCTTACTTGGTTTAATAACATCTAATTTATATATCTTTTCAGCATTTTTTATATGTTGACTTTTTTTAGATGTAAATGATGATACTTTTTTTCTAGTATAGTATTTATTTTTCTTATATGCCTTTCTTGACTTTTTTAATTCTATTTTAATTGCCTTTTTATCCTTATTTGACAATTTTTCGGGTATATATTTGATAGGAACAGACATTGTAAATATTATATAATATAATTATAAAATATTTAATATTACACTTACAAGGATGGTAGTGGTGCCAAACATAATTTAATTTCTCCCAAAGAAGCAACGCTATAACGAACTATTAATGGTATATTATTTTCCAAATATACTTCTATACTATTACACAAATTAGTGCATTTAATAAAATAACTCAAATTTTTCAAGGAAAACTCTCCTTGTATAATTTGATCATTATCTTGTTTTTGTATAAATTCCATATTTCCATCGCATTCCGAACGACGAAGAGTACAAGAAGCAAATGGACCATTGCAACTAAAAATCAATTCATTTCCAACCGATTTAATTTCTAATCGATCTGATAAATTGCTCAAGTCTCTTACTATTTTTTGAAAATCACTAGAGGGCATATTAAGGATAGATGAATACTTTATTTTTGGTAATTCTAAGTCATCATCATCTGGTTCAATTAATCGCAATTTTTGATCTTTACATTGTTTAATATCTCCATTTTCAAATCTTAATCCTAGATGATCAACTATACCATCATTGTAGTCATTTTCTTCAATATAAATAGTCAATGTATCATCATTATCAATTGAATTAATTAATTTAAACAATTGAAACATATTGACACCTATTACAATTTTTGGATATTTACAATAATAATATTCAAATTTACTTGCTTGTAAAAATAAATGTGCCAAAATAGTATGTGATTTGTCCATATTAACTATTCTAATTCCGTCTTGTTGAAATATAATATTTGTTTCTAGTAATATATCTTTCAATGCTGTCATTAAAGTTCGGAATGGTGGAATTTGTATAGTTTTAATTTCTAGAACATTAGTGTTCGACATAATATATTAAATTTGTAATAATCTTTAAATACTAAAATTATTTATTATTCAAACGCACTTAATTTAAAAATTGATTAATGTTAATTACAAATAAAATAATAATATATACAAACAAATAATATTAATCAAGATAAGGATTCATCATTGATTACTTACATTGTATAGTTGATTATTGTTATCGTAAAGCTTACTCATTATTTAAAACATTAAAATATATACTAAAAATGTTTAATTGTTGTAAATGGATTAATTTTAATAAAAAAAACTCATATCAAAATGATACATTTACTAATGTATTTCCTAAAAACAATTCATATATTAAAAAGCAAAGTTTACTAAAAAAATATAAAATAAATCCTATAAATGAAATATCCTTTAAACCAGAATGTATGAGTGATTTTATTGGAGAAGGAGGTGCTAGTATGGTATATAAATATGTGTATAACGATAAGATATACGCATGTAAAAAGCTAAATAAACGCCACATTATAGTTGAAAATGAAGTTAATATAATGTCGTTATACAAAGATAATCAATATATTGTAAAATATTTTGGTTGTCATTTAAATGATAATATCCAAACACTTAGTAATAAAACAAATGGTCCTCCTAAACCACACTATATATTTATGGAATACTGTAATGGAAAAGAATTATTTGAACGATTACAATTACATCTAGATGTAAAAATTATAATTCATATTATATACCAAGTATTATTGGCAATTAAACATTTACAAAAATATAAAATAGTTCACGCAGATATAAAACTTGAAAACATTATTATAGATAATAATAATAACATCAAACTTATTGATTTTGGGTTATCAAAGGTTATAACAACTGGTAAATCTAGAAAGTTAAGTAATCATATTGGTACAATAGGGTATGTATCGCCGGAAGTAATGATAGACAATTACATAAATATAAATACAGATATATGGAGCATTGGTGTATTAATGTTTATTTTGTTAAACAATACTCATTTGTTTGATGTGGTACATAGAGATGTTTATCGCGCACAACTTAAAAATTTACCTAATACTCTTCAAGAAAGCTTAACAATATATAATAATACAGTATCAACAAAAAAATATACACAATTACAGTCATTCCTTACAAAAACCATATGTTATGTTGATTATAGATATTCTACTAAAAAATGTTTAAAGCATCCTATATTTTCAAATGTAGATGAAATAATAAAACAAACACATATGATTTAATAAATAACCAATATTAGATATTAAAACAATACCTATTTTTTTATATAAGTTGACTTGTATAAATAATGACAAGTAATAATGTGAAATTGTTAAATGAAATAAATCATAACTTTACTACCATACTTGAAAAGTATTCTGAAAATCATAAAGTATTGGACAAAATAAATAGTTATGTTAATGTAGAATTAGTAAATCAGTTTGATAAAATATACAGAGATGTTGAAAATATAGAAAAAATAGAAAAAGAAAAAAACTATTTTATAAATAAGTTTTTATCTAGTATGGACAATATTTTTTATTATGTAAAACAAAACGATGTATTTATTCATTATGATATGAAACATTACAAAATTTATGATGAAGATATATTAATTAACAAAATTTACAAAGAAATAACTGAAAATCACCAATCTCTTCACCCATCTAAATTTGATATTTTACAAGAAATAATAAATGAATTAAAACAACAATTATTGGAAAAATGCTTACCTGAGTCTATTACTATTCAAAATATTATTAAATATTTAATGACATATTTTTTTGATTCAAAAGATGATGCGAAGTATTTTTGTTGTGTTATAGGAGATATTATTTTAAATAAGAAAACAACTTCCAATATATGCATTAATAAAAATTTAAGTTATTTTATAAATGTTTTTAATTCTATAATCGATAAAGGGTTATCATGTTTATCATCATCATTAATTGATAAATTTTTATGTAATACAATAGTTAAGTCAACAGAATTATCAAATCATCGAATTTTAAAATCAAACAATGAAAATCAAGAATATTTATGGGGTGATTTTTTAAAACATCATGCTATAGATTTACTATGTGTTTGTATTCATTATTCTAGACGATATATTAATTCTGAAAATTATCTAAACCATCATAAATCTCCAAAAACTATTTTATATTTAAAAAATAATACTATTAATGCAATTATAGAAGAATTTTGTTTAAAAAATTTAAGTATAAATAAGCAATCATCAATAAGTTACGAAAATATGGAATATTTATGGCATATGTTTATATGTAAACATTATATTCCGGATAATATTATAACTGATTCTGAATTACATTATAAGATTAAATGGTTTATTAAATACGATCATACCAATAAATTTTATATTTCAATATTTCACAAAGATATAAAAACTATTGAAGTTTTGAAAAATTTTGTTAGAAACACACTTGTTGTGGATATTAATGATGAATTAGAAATAAGTGAATTAATAGCTATTTTTGAAGAATATAATAAGGATTATGTAGTAGATGAAACAATGATGGTAAGCATGGTTAAATATTTTACATATTGTGATTTTACATCGGATGATAAAATAATATGTAATACTAGATGTAATCTGTGGGATAAAAAAGGAGACTTAAATAAATTTATTAATGTTATGAAAGAAGGAGCTTTGTCTAATTATCCAATAAATAATAATTTGTCTATAAATGATATATACACTAAGTATTGTAAATATACATCAAATAACGGTGATGTTCGTAAAATAGTAACTAAAAATTATTTTGTAAATTATATCTTACATACAGTTCCAGAAGAGTTCTTTGTATTTAACAAGGTATCCAAGGAGTTCTGGTCTAATTAGACTAATTGTAAATAAAATAAATTATATATAATTTATTTTGTTTTATAAAGTAATACTACTGTTTAATTTACTTGCGTTTAGCGGTCTTTCCTCTCTTCTTTCCTTTTTTGCTTTTTTTTGCGGTTTTTACCTTCTTTTTGATGGCACCGAATTTACCTTTACGGGTAAAGTAACCTTTATCTGTTAGGCGTTTCAACATTTCTGGTCCCTTAGCACTTTTAGCACGAGAAACAATCTTTCCGTGTTTGTTTTTCTTAAGATCTTTTTTGGTAAGTCCACCAGTAGTTTTGTATGCAGTTTTATGCATAACTTGAGCACGAGAACCTACAAGTGCAGGAAATTTACTTCCTTTAATGTGGTACATACCATCGTCGCTTTTTCCAACTCTTTTTACCATTATATAAATATAATAGAAAAAACTTTTTTTATGAAATAAATATTAATATAATAACAAAATATATAGAATAAAATGAATAAATCTTTTCAAACTGATTTTGAATTATATAAAACAGATATAAATACTGCTAAATTAGAAATAAAAGAACTCGAGTTGTTACTAGCACATGCGAAAAATCAATATAAAAATATATTTCAAGAAGATTATGATGATGGATCTTGGTATGATTACTTTAAAAGTGCATTAAAATGGATAAATCCTCTTTATTACTTATCATCTAATTTTCCATATGACATAGAATATTATACGCAAAATAATGAAACAAATTATAAAGAAGGATATGATATGTATTCTTCTGTATATGATATCGTAGAAAGTGATGTTGATATAACTGATGACGAAGTTATAGAAGATAATGAAAATTAGTAATAAAATATTGTTATTTGATAAAATTGATTTAAAAATATAATTACATCCTAAATAATACTTACTTATACATCATGTCTCAAAATCTAGCAGCTGAATATCAAAAAAAAACCGACCGTGAGCACATTTTGGATGCTCCAGATACTTATATTGGTCAAGTCGATATAGACGATACCAAAAACTGGTTGTTACAAGATGACAATAGTTTTAAATATGAAACTTATTCATGGATTCCTGGTTTGTTTAAATGTTTTGATGAAGGCATCGTTAACGCGAGAGATCATGCTGTAAGAATGTCAGAGAGAATGAAAAAATCAAAAGATGTTATTCCCGTTAAGAATATCAGTATTGAAGTAGATGAACAAACAGGTGTTATTACCATGACAAATGACGGTAATGGCATCGATGTAGCTAAACATCCTGAATATAATCTGTGGATTCCAGAAATGATATTTGGACATTTAAGAACATCAACTAACTATGATAAAAGTGAGAAAAAGATAGTTGGTGGAAAAAATGGTTTTGGATTTAAACTAGTATTGATATATTCAAAATGGGGTACTATTGAAACAGTAGATCATATTCGAAAAAAGAAATACATACAACGGTTTGAAAATAATCTTGAAACCATTCAAAAACCAACTATTAAAAAATGTTCAACAAAACCTTATACAAAAGTAAGTTGGTTACCTGATTACAAACGATTTGGTATTGAAAAATTAACACCAACCATGTTTAAGTTATTTAAAAAGAGAACTTATGATATTGCCGCTGTAACGGATAAACAGGTTGTTGTTAAATTCAATGGTAATACACTACCTATTCGTACATTTGAACAGTATATCAATATGTATATTGGTCAAAAAGACCAGACAAAACGCATATTTGAAACGGGTAAGAATGGACGATGGGAATATGCTGTATGCCTTAGTCCTGTTGATGAATTTACTCAAATATCATTTGTAAATGGTATAAGTACAACAAGAGGTGGAAAGCATGTTGATTATATATTGAAACAGATTACTAAAAAAATGCAGACTTATATTGAAAAGAAAAAGAAAATCAAAGTAAAGGAAAATACTATTAAAGAACAGTTGATGTTATTCTTAAATTGTGTTATCGAAAATCCTTCTTTTGATAGTCAATCCAAAGAATCAATGAACACACCGGTGTCTAAGTTTGGAAGCAAATGTGAAGTAACGGATAAGTTTATTGACAAACTAGCAAAGATGGGTGTAATGGATGCTGCTATTAGTTTAAATGAAATTAAAGACAATAAAGCAGCGAAGAAAAATGATGGTAAAAAGGTAAGAACTATACGAGGATTACCTAAGCTAATGGACGCAAACTATGCTGGAACAGCCAAATCAGGTGAGTGTATTTTAATATTATGTGAAGGAGATTCAGCGAAATCAGGTATCATGTCTGGTTTAACCAAAGAAGATAGGAACTATATTGGTGTATTTCCACTTAAGGGTAAGTTATTAAACACTAAGGATTTGCCTCAGAAGAAAATTAATGATAATACAGAGATAACAAATATAAAAAAGATTTTGGGTTTGGTTACTAATAAATCATATGATAAAAAAGAAATTAAAACCTTACGATATGGAAAAGTTATATTTATGACGGATCAAGATTTAGATGGTAGTCATATTAAAGGGTTATGTATTAATCTATTTCATAGTCAATGGGGTGATTTATTTAAAGCAGACCAATTTATTGGTTTTATGAATACTCCAATCTTAAAAGCAACGAAAGGTAAACGAGAAATTAGCTTCTATAATGAGAGTAAATATCAAGAATGGAAAAAACAAAATAACAATGGTAAGGGGTGGACTATTAAATATTATAAAGGTTTAGGTACTAGCACTAGTAAGGAGTTTAAAGAATATTTTAAAAACAAGAGATTAATTACATTCTCTTACACTGGTGAAACATCGGATAATGCGATTGATAAAGTGTTCAACAAAGACAGAGCAGATGATAGAAAGGAGTGGTTAGAGAATTACGATCGTGACGATGTTTTAGAGACAAATAAAAGTAAAGTTCCATATGAAGATTTTGTAAATAAAGAAATGATCCACTTCTCTAAATATGATTGCGAACGATCCATTCCAAATTTAGTAGATGGATTTAAAACTAGTTTAAGAAAGATAATGTATGCTGCTTTTAAAAAGAATTTAACTAAAGAAATTAAAGTAGCACAATTTTCAGGATATGTTTCGGAACATTCTGGTTATCATCATGGTGAAATGAGTTTAAATAAAGCAATTGTTGGATTAGCACAAAATTATGTTGGTTCGGGTAATATAAACATGTTAATGCCGAATGGTCAATTTGGAACTAGATTGGAAGGAGGAAAAGATGCCGCATCTGAAAGATATATTTACACTGAACTTAATCCATTAGTTAAATATATTTATCCAGAACAAGATATGCCTCTATTAAATTATTTAAATGATGATGGTTATATGGTAGAACCAGATTATTATTTACCTATTTTACCAATGGTGTTAGTGAATGGTGGTAAGGGTATTGGTACTGGTTACAGTTATGAAGGGTTGTGTTATAATCCAAAGCAAATTATGACATATATGAAAAATAAAATTAATGGTATATCTCATGAATCTAATATAGATATTGAGCCATACTATGAAAATTTTAAAGGAACTATTGTTAAGTTGAATGATACAAAATTTATGATGAAGGGCAAATATGATGTAATTAGTTCCGATAGTATTCGTATTACAGAATTGCCAATTGGAACATGGACTACTAGTTATAAGGAATTTCTAGAAACATTAATGGATGATAAGAAAAAGAAAAAGAAACCAATTGTTAAAGCGGTTAAAGACATGAGTACAGATTCAATTGTTGATTTAACAGTTAAGTTTCATCCAAATATTTTGGGTAAAATGGTATCTAAACAAATAGATGAACATCACAATCAATTAGAAAAGATATTGAAACTAATTACTACCAAACAAACTACAAATATGCATTTGTTCAATCATAAACAACAGTTAAAACGATACAAAACAATATATGATATTATTGAGAGTTATTTTCCGATTCGACATGATGGTTATGTCCGAAGAAAAGAATATTTAATTAAGCATTTGGAAAAGATAGTTATGGTATTGAGTAATAAAGCTAGGTTTATAAAAGAGCAATGTGATGATATTATTGATTTAAGAAAGAAAAAGAAACAACAGGTTATTGATTTGTTGAAAAGTAGAAATTATGATGTTATTGATGAAGACAATGAATATAAGTATTTGAGATCCATGACAATCGATAGTGTAGAAGAAGAAAATGTTGCTAAGTTAATGAAGGAAAAAGAGAAAAAGCAAAAAGAGTTAGATATCATTAAAAAGAAAACTATTCAACAAATGTGGAGTCAAGAATTAGAAACATTAGAAAAGGAGTATGAAAAATATCAAATGGTAAGGAAAAATAAATTATTTGGAGATGTAGAAAAGGTTAAAAAAGTTAAAAAGATATCTAAAAAAGTAAAAGTAGCAAGTAAAAAAAATTAATAAAAATAATATTATATAATTTAGTATAAATCAAAAATAATAAATAATATATTTTTTATTATTTTATTTAAAAAAATCGTTTAGTTTCTAAAGTATTGCTGTGGTATGTAGATAATGGTCGTTGCATTGGGTTTGCCATTGTACTAATATCTCTCTTATATTTCATATAACCATCTGCTTCTCCATAAACTTGTGGAACAGCATAATCACAAACAAGTTTATTTAACTCAACTATTTGAGTAGTAACATCACATCCATGTTTTGAATTTTGAAGATATATACTTCTCATAATTATTTTAAGAGTATCTTCGTTTTGATCTCCAATAGAAAATTTACCATTTGATAATTTATATACCCCTGCTTTAATTGCGTTTTGAATAATTTTAATGTTTTCCTTTGAAAAAAAAGCAGTAGATAACATAGTAGATGTGGTTGTTCCAGTAAGAGCTTCTCTAAAGTCGCTACTAGTTTCACTTATAGGTATTTGATCATATAATGTAAATACATCTAAATTTGTTTTTCCCATAACATCAATTCGTCCATTATTTACTTTTGTATTCATGTCTGTATTCATTTTAATATATATAAAATATAATATTTTATTATTTTATACATAATGAGTTTTCAAAAAAGTGTTTTAATAATTGCTTTAATTGTATTTTCGATAATGTTATTTTTTATTGCTTTAGCTATGAAAGGACTCAAAAAATCACAGAAATTTCCACCAGAAATAGCAGAATGTCCGGATTACTGGATTAGAGATAATAATAAATGTGTACCATTGAAATATAATAAAAGTGAATCTTCTTTGCAGAAATGCCAAGAATATACTGGTTCACAAGATAAATTAGATTGGAAACGAGATTGTAATGTTGAATGGGATGGAATCGAAGAGTAAATAATATTATTTCCAATCTTTATAATATGTTATAATATCAAATATTATTACATGTTTGTTTATTCACTTTCTCTCCCTTTTTGTTTAATTGAAAAAATTTATTCTTATGTTCCGAAATATATGTTGTATAATTTGTCTAAATCACATTTTGATAAATATATAGAGTGTTATTTTAAATATAATAGATCACTAAAGAACAACCGGTTTTATCAAGACAAGTTAAATAATACATATATTCGATATTTAATAAGAAATAACATGTATATTTTTGTTAATTATATAGTATCTTCTCCATGTTATATTTCTTGGGTTTCAATTAAAAGATACCATTATAAGGGTAAATTATTCAATACATATTTAGATTATTGTATACACCTAGCGAATGAATACGAAAGTGGAAAAACAAAGGAATTGTTAAGTTCTATTTGTAAGAAACGAAAAAAATACAAAAAATGAAGAACCAACAAATATATTATATTTATAATGATTTAAAATATACAATTTAATAATATTAATGGATACATTAAATTTAAATAAATTATTAGGGAGAGAAAGTTTAGAAACACAACTAATAAATTATTTAAACTATTTTGAAGAAAACAAACATGATTTATTAACAAAAAGAGGAATATACATATATGGTAACCCTGGTGTAGGGAAAACAGAATTTGTTAAAAATATATTGAAAAAACAAAATTATGACATAATATCGTTTGATGCTGGTGATGTTCGTAATAAATCAGCGATTGATAAAATTACAAAACATAATATGTCAGACAAAAACATTATGAATCTATTTTACAAAAAAACGAAGAAAATAGCGATTTTAATGGATGAGATAGACGGTATGAATAGTGGAGATAAAGGTGGTATAAATTCATTAATAAAGTTAATGCGACCTAAAAAAACAAGACGACAAAAAAAGGAAGATATTACTTTAAATCCAATAATCTGTATTGGAAATTATCACATTGATAAAAAAATAAAAGAAATATTAAAAACAATAGATTGTATTGAAATTAAAAATCCTACAGCAAAACAGATTAAATTATTATTGTCTAATATACTAAATGATTCTTCAGTTGAGAAAAGTGAGAAAGGTGAAATACTAGCAAACTATATTAGGGGAGACTTGCGCAAATTAAAATTTATTGATGAAATACACAATATTAAGACTTTATTTGATGATAAATACCATATACAAAATTTATTTCAAGGTGTTGACTACAATGATGATACTAAGATTATAACAAAAAAACTATTAAATAATCATTATCATATTGACGAACATTTTAAAATAATGAATGATACAAATAGAACCAGTGTTGCTTTATTGTTTCATGAAAACATAATAGATTGTTTACCTAATGATAAACCAAATGAAACAATTGAATTTTACTTAAAAATACTTGAAAACATTTGCTTTTCAGACTACATAGATCGTATTACATTTCAAAAACAAATATGGATATTTAATGAAATGAGTTCATTAATTAAAACATTGTATAATAATCATATTTTTCATACTGAAAAAATAAATAAAAAATCTTACGATAGTTCGAATGTTCGTTTTACTAAGGTACTAACTAAATATTCAACTGAATACAATAACAGTGTATTTATTCAAGATATGTGTCAAAAATTTAATATGGATCATAAAGATCTTCTTTGTTATTTTTATAATCTAAGAGAATCATCTGAATCAATACAAAGTATAATTGAAATGTTTGAAAAAAAGCAAATCATTAGTAAATTAGAAACTGTTCGTATATATCGTTATATAGATGCTTGTTATTCATAAACAAATAATATAAATATTTAATTATATTATTTGTTAAATTAATACTGTTTTACAAATTCCATAAAAGCATTTGCTTTTCGTTCACCGCTATAATCAGCAATTTTGTTATTGTTTTCATCTAGCATCATTATCGTAGGATATCCTTTTACTCCCAATTTTTCAATTAAAGATGGATTTTCATCTTTTTCTACCTTTCCTACATTTACATGACCATTGTAATTATTTTCAAATTTATTCCATTCAGGCATCATTTTTTTACAATGGCCGCACTTTTTCCAATGAAACAAAATAAATTTTTTTCCTTCTTTGTTTTCCATTCCTTCTTTCATAATGCGTAATCCATTTAAACTACTAAATAATGCATCTAATAAAAAGCGAAAAACAATAAAAATTAACACATATACGATAACACGAGGAACAATAGATAATTTTTGAATTGACTTAATAAGACCTGTTATTTTCATTATAACATAAGTAAATAAAAAAATATCAACACAAATAATTATACAGTAGTATAAAATTCTAGTAGTGTCTTGTCTCGAATAAATTGTTTAGGAGTTAGTTTAGTTTTTCTAACATAATCTGGATGAGGGTTGACAAGAAGCTTTCTTTTATCAAATGTATTATATTGATGAGCAAATACTAAAATAGTCTTTTTTGGATCCAATTGAACAAATGGGACTGTATAATTTTTAAGAAATGCTTTTTCTTCAGCAATTTCTGCTTCATCATCATATTTTGTTATCTGTAATAACTCTTTTTTAAACGCAAATGTTCCAGCTGTTCCATGTGATTTACCATATGGACCAAATATATAAAGTTGATCTAAATCATTAAAATAAATATAAACAATACTACTTCCAGCACATAATGCTCGCGGTTGAGATCGCAATCGATCTACCGCATGAGTTACTCGTTCTGGTGGATAGTAGTCATCATCATCCATATATACTAAAATATCCCCGGATGCTTTTTCATGCATTAAGTTTCTTTTTCTACCCAATTTAATTTTTTCTTCATACCTAAAATACTTAACACCTTGTACATCTTTGAATAGATCTTCAACAGAATCTTCACCGTCATCAATAATAATCCATTCCATTAACTCTTTTGGATATGTCTGAGCCTCGTAGCATTTAATTAGTTGTGGAATAAACATCCGTCTATTGTAAGTTGGTGTACAAACACTTACAAATGGTTTACCATTAGCAGATACTTTTCTTTTACGATTTTTTTTACCTCCCATTAAAAATATATTAATGATATCTTTAATATATTTATTATTTAATTATTATGAAGACGACACAGGAGCAGGTTGTTTAGAACCAAACAACGCGTTAAAAATAAAGTATAATGGTATTAAAATAAATGGTAAAGCTATAGCAGCAATTGCCATTCCTTTAGAATTTACATTGATTGGTAATTTTTCGTGAAAATATAAATTATATTTTTGAACTAATAATACACCAAATATCAACATTATAATTACTAAATTTAAATATGATTTTGTAATATTTTTAAATACATTGTTAACCTTTGATATATTTTTAAACATCTTTACGATATATCCTATAGTAAAGAAAAATCCAATTACACCAGGTATTACAATAAAGTGTGCCAAAGCACCAACTGTTAACCATAAAAATATAGTCATAAAGTTGTATTTAAAAAACCAACTATTTTTATTCATGAAAAAGTCACTATTAATTAAATTAATAGAACTTTTAATATATCCCAAATGAAGATGACCAAACATAAAAATACCAGCAAACATCATACCTACAAAATACATTACCAACGGTAAAACACCAGCAATTAATAATTGAATAACAGATCGAATCTGTGAAGGAGTTTTACCATACATTTTTTTAGAATCCCATAATGCTCCACCTCCACCACCAAAATAAAGTGATTCCATTATTTTATTTTTCTGACAAAATACATAATATAAAGCATCTCTTGGTATTTTTGCTAACCCAACATACAATGACTTAATAAATACATAAACATCTGGTGATTGATCTTGATATATTTCAATCATATTCATAAATTTATTAACACTGAATTGATGATTTTCTTCATCTAAATCCAAATCTTTTGATTGAACAGAATGAAAACTATTCCAAATTAAAAAACAACCAATGTAAACCAAAACAAACATTTTTATAAAAAATACTAGAATCTCTTTTAAAACAGCAACACTTCGTTCAACATACGAATCATCTTTTATTCTATATTTTCTACTATTAATTGTATCTACTAATTTATTATGCATATTTGCTGGTTTGTAATATGCCCAATCAGGACTTTTATAATAATTATCAATAAATTCATATGGCTCCCCTTTCCATTGTTGTAAATGTTTTTCTAGATACTTCCAGTCCTTTTTATAACGATATGTTTTGTATATATCATTTAGGTTTTCCATTCTTTCTATCTTTTTTTTTGATTTACTTATTTTTTCTTTTTGCTTATTCTTTTCATCGTCTTTTTTAGAAACTTTTTTACTATTTTTTATTTCTTTATCATCTTTATCCTTTTTTGTTAATTTGCTTGCCATTTATATATTATAATTATTTATTAAAAAATAAAATAAATTATAATTACTGTATTATTTGTTTCCTAAATATTTTTCACAATACCAAATACTATTTATTTGGAAAGTTTTTTATATTGGTAATATATACAAATATGAAACTAATTATTTCTTTATTTTTTCTACTATTAGTTGTCATCATTTCTGTACTATATCGTAAAACAATAAAAGAATATTTTGTATCACAAATATCAAAATCATACGATACAAATGAATTTAAATCAATAGTTTTAGATAAAATGGATAATTATGATATTGAAATAGCAATACCATCCGGTCAATATTTATATAATACTACACAAGGAAATTGGGGATTTTCTACGGATGAAACAAATGATGGGGTTGTTTTTGGTGTATATAGAGATGGATATACCGCTGATGGTTCTATATTTAAAGGCAAAACAGGTAAACGGTCTAAATATATGTTAGAACAAGGACCATATATTATTAAATATGAAGTTCGTAAAAACAATGACACAGACGAACATGATGTATCTATCTATGTTAATGATAAATTAGTAACAATTGCTGAAGGAGAAGGTATTACATCGGATAAATTAAAAGTTATTGGAACTAATTATCATAATTATAATGATGAAGCAAAAAAAGATGAACGAGGAAGACGACCAGTTGATTATTTAAAATTTGTTCCAAAAGATGTAAATGGAAAAAAAACAGAAGGCTTTGAAAACAATGAAACATCTAGTAAAAATGAAAAAACAGAAACGGATGTTAACTACAGTGCTGAATTAAAAAAATCAAAAAACATCGCAAATACTGATATTAACGAAGGAGAATTTATTACAAAAATGTGTAAAGATGAAGGATTATTTTGTAATAAAATACAAGATGTTAATATTAACTTAAATACTGGTAAAATCCATTATGGATTAAATGATGAAGAAAAACAAGAAAAACAAGAAAATAAACATTTAACAGATCAACAAAATGATCAATATTTAAAACAATTATTTGATGCGGTAGATCAAGATAAAGATAGTATGATATTAAAAAAAGAAGCAACTATACTAATGGATCAGTTACAGATAGATAAAGAAGTATATGATAATGTATTAAATAATATGTCTCCTGCTGGAATGGATTTTAAAACATTTTCTAGTATTGTAGGAGAACCTATTAAAAGAATTTTAAAAGTTGTATACCAGGACAATGGAAAACAAGGACTTAAATTGTTATATAAATTAATGGGTTACGATTTTACAGATTTGGAATCTAAAAAACAGCGTGAATTAGAAGAACAAGAAAAAAAGAAAGAGGAAAAAAAGGCAATGTTGAAAAAAATGTATCCAGAGACAGATTATGATAAATCTAAACCAAGTAAAACTAGATATCGTTCAGACTACAAACCAGAACATCCTAGACCAGAAAACGGCGTTCATTTCTACGACTCTATTTGGGACTTCAGTAAAAAATAAACAAATAATTAATATTATTTATTAAATATTAATTATTTTATCTAGCTTGTAACAATTCACCTCTTCCACCCATTATTATAAGCATGTTATATCTTTCTTCAAACACTTTTAAATCGTAACTATATTCAGTTAAATCCGCATTTGATTTTCTAAACCCAATTGGATTATTGTTTGTATCACATATTATATTAATTAATCTAGGTTCAGTGTTTATAGGCGGTTCAAGAGTGTTAAACTCAAAACTAACCTTTGAAAATTTGTTAAGATTCATAGCTCCAGATGGTTGGTAAATGCTTCTTTCACTATCTAAACAAAAATTATAACAATACAAACCATCCTTTGCAGATCCACTTGTTCTTTTCCATTTTTCAATGTATTCATACACACCTGCATCCATTACATTTTCACGATAAACTCCTTGTAATACAACTCCCATATCCATTAATATTTCTTTTTTGTTATAAAAATAATCACCAATAGCACCTGTTATAAAAAAATTTCTAGGATTTACGATTCTTCGTCCTTCAAAAATAGGCAAAAAGTTTGTAATTTGTTGTGGTTCAACATTATTATATGTCCAGTTTGTGTAATTAGACCATTCATTTCTGAGATATACATCATTTCGTCTAAATCGAAACATGTAATTTACTACCATATCTTTACTATCAAATTCAGTTATTTGAGATCCACCTACAGATAATTTTTCATATTCATATATTTGTTTTATAAGCAACTTGTATGGTTGTTGGGCTACCATACGCCTTTCGTCTTGACCTAGAAATATATATGTTGATATTAAATGAATATCGCTATTCCAATCATTTCTAGTTTGATCATATTTAGAAAGACTAGCTTGTATATCATATGGTGGATTTAAAAAATGCCACATTTGATGATGTAATACATTAGGGTTTGGTGCTCTACGATAACTTATACCAGATGCTGTATCAACCGCATCTACATCATTGATCGTATATAATTTGGTAATTGGTTCAAATGTAATTTTAATGTTTATTTCTTGATATTGCAGTGCTACTAGTGGTAAGGCCATTTTACTAGAATCTGAAAAAAACAAATTTAAGGGTACATACAGCTTTCTACCTTGTATAGATGGTATAACACCTGTACTATCTACATACATAGCATTAGGATATACATTTACTCTATTTCCAGCAAACGCGGGATTATTTAATTCTGTAATATTACCAGTCATTCGATTCCATAGTTCTTTTTTAGAATTACTGAAATCACGCTCCTTTAAACAATTTAAATATTCTCCTGAAAATTTACTTAAAATAATCGGTCCAGAATATACTTCTACTTCACGAATCATATTTGTTCCCAATTCTTCAATCCATCTAAACTGATATGGTTTCATAGTGTTACCAGTAGTTTGTGTGTTTGGATCAAATTCATGAAAAGGACTCCAAATATCAGGTAGTGTTATACAAACATATGTATCATAAAGCATTTCAGCATATCGTGGTATCTTAAAATCTAATACGGTTGGTGTATTGTAATTTAAAATTCTACTTCCCTTATAATCGATTCTGAATCGTTGTAATCCAAAATTGGTATGTTTTTTATACACAGCTTTAAAAAAGGTTTTTTTAGGATTTCCATTTAATATTATATTTTCATTACCATAAGATGTTAAATTTAATAATCCACCTGCCATTTAATTAATATATTATAATATAATAATTTTAATATTAATTTGTGTTTAATTAATTTATATCTACAATAAAATATATCTAATTATATATTAAAATGAACCGTATACCAAAACCTAATTTTCTATCAAAAACAAATATATTGAATTTGAAAAACCCTGGTGCTACTGGAAACAATATACCTAAAATAGAACCACCATCAGGTGATTTAATGGAAAATATGGCAAAGCAAGCGAAAGAACAGTCTGAAAAATTACAAAGAGAAGTAATGGAATATTATAAAAAAATAACTGGAGATAATAAAACTCTTTTAAGATTCATATTGGTTATAGGAATTATTATTACAATTCTTATTATATTATTTTACATTGTTAATCGTGTAAATAAAAGTTCAAATAATGTAAATACATTAAAAGATAATGTAAAAAAATTTTTAAACTTTAAAGAACAAAATGGAATCGACTCTATTTCTAATTTTGCGTATCATGATAGTTATGATAAAGTATATAAAAGACCAACATCATTAAAAGATTACTATATTCTAGGAAGTTATAACAGTTGCTGTGGTGGTGAAGTATTTAATAATTGGGTTGATTTGGGTATATTAGAAAACACTATTAAGATGGGACCGCGGGCATTAGACTTTGAAATATTTTCGCAGAATGGTAAACCAGTTGTTGCAGCTAGTTTAAAAAACGCATCTGGTAGTAATGAATCATCCTTTTCAAAAGATACATTAAATCATTTAGAAATTCCAGATGTGTTAAATACATGTAAAAAAGCATTTTATGGAATAACCACACAAAATTCAAATGACTTACTTATTTTAAACTTTAGAATAAAAACGATGAATGGTTCTGCTTTAAATACATTAGCAGAAAATATTACAAATGCTTTTAAATCTCAGTTGATGAATCCATCATATGGTTATTGTGGTCGTGAAAAAAGTGTTATCAACGAAGATATTAAATATTTAAGTAAAAAAGTAATAATATCTGTTTACGATAGTACAAATACTTTTAAAGATAGTGATTTGTATAAAATAACTAATATGTCTAACAATATGGAAGTAAAAGGTATGGGAGGAATGGAATTTGTTAGAAATTATGATATACAATTTGGAACAGATAAAGAAGACATGATTCGTAAAAATAAATTAATGGTTAAAATGGTTATTCCAGATGAAACCAATGAAAAAGAGAATCCTCCTTCACAAGTACATCGTGAAAGTGGATGCCAAATATCATTAATGAGATTTACACTACATGATACAAACCTAAAAGAAGCTCTTACTTTTTATTCAAGAAATAAAAGCGCGTTGGTTCTTAAACCAGACGAACAACGATATAAACCTATTAAATTAGTTAAACCAAAACCAATGGATCCACGTGTGAAAAAGGTATTAATGGAAAATAGTTAACTAGATAGTTAAATATAAAATATATAAAATCTATATATTTTATATAAACACAAAATGAAAAAACAATCATTTGATGAAAAAGAATTGGCTATATTAAGAAGTGCGGTAGATAATATTGAGAAAAAAACAGGCTACACCCTACTTAATAGTCCAAGTATTAAGGAAATAATAGAAATAGTAGAAAAATTTTTAGTAGATCGAAAGCGTATTTGTTATGGTGGAACTGCTATAAATAATATATTACCACTTGAGGATCAATTCTATGATAAAACAGTTGAGTTACCTGATTATGACTTCTATTCACCAGACCCTTTAAAAGATGCCAAAGATCTTGCTGATATATATTATGAAAAAGGATATGATGAAGTAGAAGCAAAGGCTGGTATGCATCCAGGAACATTTAAAGTTTTTGTAAATTATATTCCTGTAGCAGACATTACATATTTAGTTGATGATATTTATAAAAATATAAAACGAAAAGCTATTATAGTAGATAATATATATTATACTCCTGCTAATTATCTTCGTATGTCTATGTATTTAGAACTGTCTAGACCACAAGGAGATGTTAGTAGATGGGAAAAGGTATTGAAGCGTCTTAGTTTATTAAACAAACATTATCCACTTAAAGGTAAAAATTGCGATAATGAAGAAATACAGCGATTGTTTGAATATGGTGTTAAAAAATCAATATCAAATAGTGAAAATAACAATAGCGATAGTATGACATTAAATAACTTAACTCAAATAGAAACTAAAATTTTTACAACTACCAGAGACAGTTTAGTGTCTCAGGGGTGTATATTTTTTGGCGCATACGCAAATCGAATGATTTTAAAACAACATCCAGAAATTAAAAATGTCCCTGTTCCTAGAATTCCTGATTTTGATGTTTTATCAATTGAACCAAAAAATACAGCGCGAATTATAAAAGAAAGATTAAATGATATTGGAATTAAAAAAATTAAAATTGTTAGGCGTGATGGAGTAGGTGAAATAATTGCTCCTCATTATGAAGTAAAAGTAGGTAATGAAACACTAGTTTTTATATATGAACCACTTGCGTGTCATAGCTACAATATTATACGATCTGCCGGTAAAAATATAAGAATTGCTACAATTGATACTATGTTAAGTTTTTATCTATCATTCGCATATGTCAATAGAAAATACTATAAAGAAAATCGAATTTTATGTATGAGTGAATATTTATTTGATGTTCAACAAAAAAATAGATTGTCTCAGAAAGGGCTACTTAAAAGATTTACTATAGATTGTTATGGTAATCAATTAACAATGGAGAAAATGAGAGCTGAAAAATCAGAAAGATACAAAAAACTTAAAAATAGCAGAGGGAAAAAAGAATTTGAATGGTATTTCCTTCGTTATATCCCATCTGAAAATAAAAACAAAAAGGTAAATAAAAAGAAAACACAGAAAAAAAAGACAAAGAAAAACAAAACAAAGAAAAAGAAGGCAAAAAATAACACAAATAAAAAATTAACTATTTTATCTCTTTTCAAGTAAATATAATTATTAAATTTATTATAATAATTATATTTATAAAACATTATAAAACACTAAGATGATTAGATAATGAATTTAATGAATAAAATCCTATTCCAAATAATGCTGTTTGTACCATATATCCAGATAGAGTGTGAAATCCATCTTTATTGAACAATGATGGGAAATTTCTAATAAAAATCTTCTGAATATAGGGTAGTTGAAGTAGAAAATACAACACCATTCCCAATATAGGTGTTTGAAATTCATCATATATTTGTTCTAGTCGCATATCATTTTTCTCTTTTTGTTGAGATTGTTTTACAATTTCTTCAAATGTAGAATCATCTTCAATATAATTTGTTTTTTCATTTTCAACAGGAGGGATATGATTTACCTTTACATTTGGATCAAAACTAACCTGAGAATTTTGGTTAGGAATGTGTTTACTAGGTAACCCGGTTAATTGACTAGCACCTGCTTCTTGTAATCCATTTACAATTTGACTAATAGATTCTTTACTTAATTCTGTGATAACATTAGTAGATGACTGTGGTTCACTAACTGTCATTTTAACATTTTCAGCCGGTTTTAGTTCATTTGGTAAACTATCAATATCAGTAGTATTTGCTTCCATTTATACATTATTAATAGTAACTAAATCATTATTATACGCATTTTATTATTCAAATTCTACATATTCTGTATCATCTTTACATTGTATCGCATGTGCTTTATAACTATAACACTTATCTTCAAATTTATATGTTTTATTATCTATTTTATCAATTGTCGGGGCTTTGAAAATTAAACAATTTCTATCATTACATACCTTTCTAAATAAAGTAGATAGTCCCAATCCTAACAATATAGAAATAATAATTTTACCGAAATCGCTATATATAAGTCGTCTTAAATACATATATAATTTACAAATATTTTATAAATTATATTACTGAACAGTGTATTCTTGTATATCATTTTCATTAGTAGGACAGTCTACAACATTTTCTTGAAATTTAAAACAATTTCCTGCCTTATCTTTGTATTGTAATTTATCTGTATTTGATGGATTGGGGTAAACATAAATAACCCTTTTTTTTGGAGATAAGATATAAGATAGAAATAAACCAGCAAATAGTGCTAATAAAAATACTTTTATATCGATAAACTTACTTAAATTCATATATATTATAACAAGATAAAGAATACATTAATATACATTTTTAACAATTTCAAAGGCATTTAATGAAACTTGTTTATTTTCAATAGAAACATCTCTAAATTCAATAAATGTTTCATTGTCATCTTCCTTTCTTTTTGCTTTTATAACTTCAATGTTACATTCTTGATACAATATGCCTCTTTTTTTAGAAAACAAATCAGTTATTTGTTTGTAATATTTTTCAAAAGCATCGTTCAAAAATGCTTTATTTTTAGTTTTGTTATATTCTTTTACTATCTTACCATAATTACTTAATACCGTCTCGATCTCTTTGTTTGTAATCTTGATGCTGTCTTTTTTTGATATTTTTTCTTCATATTCTTCATTTGTATCGTCATCTTTTTTTTTAATAATAAATGTGTTATTTTTCTCATTATAAGTATTTTGTAACTTAGTTAATTTATTACTTAAAGTTTGCATTTTTGTTTTTAGTTTCTCAAATCGTGTAACAACATACTCTTCGTCTTTTAGTTGAAACAAAAGATCTAATTTTAGTTTTATAATATCTGATTTAATTATTTCAACTTGTTTATTAATTGATTTCACTAAATCATCGTATAATTTATAATTAGCAAGCTTAATATTTATATTTAAATCACATGGATTGTCTGCTTTGCATTTAGCAACTATAAACACTTGTTTTCTACCATTGGATGCTGTCTCGACTACTCGAGAAAAATCTGTTCCTCCTTTTTTTTTACATTTAACACATGTTATTTTTGAAATATCATCATTGTCTTTATTTTTCTTTTTAATACTTTTTTCATATTTTTGTTTTAAAGTGTAATAATTATCTAAAGCATCATTATATTCCTTTAGCTTACTCATTTATTATTAAATGTTATAAAAATTTTTATGAAGTTTCACAAAATCACTCTCAAATTTAGGAAGATTGGTAATTGTTTCATTTCTATCTTTTGATTTTTTATCTGATATTTGCTTAATTTTATTTAATATGTAATGTTTTTTAAGGTTGTCTCTATGCTTTATATCCTCTAAAGATGGTTTGTTCTTCCATTTATAATATAATATACTTCCAATAATCACAATAAATAATATTAACAAAGTAACATTTACATTTATTTTTTCGTTGATTTGTTTTTTTGTTTTATAGTTCTTCAATGTTTCATTTAAAAAATATTTAACACCTGGTTCAATTAGTGTTGGTTTATTCATTTATTATATTAATAAATAACAAATAATATTAAAAAACTTTACAAATTAGTATTTTAATTATTATACAAATAATATATATTACATGTTTACATTTTTACCAATCCATTTATTAGTGATAATTATATTTTTCATATTTCGTTTTAGTAATGAAAGAATAACTAAGTATACGCCTGATATGATGTTGCCATCTATTAAAACTTTACCAAGATATCTAACACTTCCTATTCTATTAATTGGTATGTTTATAATACAAGGAGTAAGTAACAAAACACAATTACTAGATAAATGTAATGTTGATATGACACAAACTGCTTTTATGACATCTGCTATAACAATATTTCTAATATTTGGAACTATAGTGACAATTATAGAAAGTTTTCCGATTTTAAAATCACCATTTGATAATACATTTGGATATTTATTTTGTGGTCTAAATATGGAAACAATACGAACGGTAGTTAATAAAGTATATATTCCCAATGTTCGTAATGATGAATCAAATGTATTAGAAATTTTATTGAATGATGAAAGATTAATGATTAATACAGTGAGACCGAATAATTTTCAAATGAAACTACTCCCATTAAATGTTCCCAATACAAAAAGAACAAACAACTTTATGATGAAATATTATAATTTAGTATTAAAAAAGGATTTAATAGGAAGTTTTGTATTTTATGTATTGGCGGCAGCATTAGCAGTTCTAATTAACAGTGAATCAATGAACAATATAAAATGTAAAAAAACAGACGAAGATATAGTTAAAAATCTAAGTTCGGTTGATATAAATAAACTATAAATTAAATAATAATATCTTTATTATCATTATTTAATATCATTTTATTATAAATGGATGCATCTGTAACTAAACCAACAAATAAAAAAAACAACATTAGCAACGGATCAATTGGTGCTATATATATTATATTAATCATAATTATATCTTTTATACGATATCGTATGACGCGCATAAAAGAGTATGCAAAAAGTATGTTATTACCAAAAAAAACCTTTAGACCATATGTGTTAATTCCTATATTGATACTATTATTTACACTAACACAAGGATTCATAAACTCATCTATATTAAATGGTAGATGTGGTAGTCCGATGTTTATAGAAGCATTTAGTACCGCTTTTATAACTATGATATTTATTTTTGGGATAATAGGATCATTAATAGAATCATTTCCATCTTGGAAACGACCTTTTTATAATACATTTGGATCTCTATTTTTTCGTTTAAAAAAAACAACTAAACAAGAAATAGCCAATCTAGTATTTATACCTAGTTTAAAGAAAAAAGATGTTAATTTAAGTGAAAAAATTAAAAAAGATATAAATATAATTCTTAAAGAAATAAACCCTTATAATTTTCAACTTTTTATGAATAATTTAGATGTCCCTATTAACAATTCTACAAAAATGTTATTAAAAAAATTATATAATACATTTCTTAAAAAGGATATCATGTCAACAACCATTTGGTATATATTAACTATTATCTTAGTTATAACAATTAATATGAATACAATTATTGGAATACCATGCAACACACCAATAAAACTATAAATTAAACAAATTTAGGTAAAGTTAGGTAATACATTATAAATAAATAACATAATATAGCTAAAAATATAGTTATTAACCATATTGGTAATACAGTCTTTTTTTTAGATGCCAAACCAAATTGTCTTAACGATCCATCGTTATCGTATATTATTGATGGTTTAACTATTTGAATAACTGTAAATAAAATAATAAATAAAACAATAGATACGGATGTTATATTTTGTCTAATAAATAGCCGAAACATTATTATATATACTGATAATAATAATTTATTATTAATTTAATAATTTATTAATTACTAAATTAATTTATTAATACATTTCGTCACCATCCATTTCTCCAAAATCATCATCTTCACCCATTCCCATCATATCCTGCATCATTTCTTGATCTACTAATCGCTGTTCATTACTATCTTTAATCATATCTTCCAAAGCTACATCTTCTTGGAAACTATCAATATTGTTATTATTTTTTTGAATTAATGCTCTTTTCTCCATTTCAACTTCTTGTTCTCTTACTTCTCTATCATATTGTGATGGATCGTAAATGTATAAAGATTTTGTTTGTCCTAGGTTCCAATCGCCTAATCTAAGATTCTTCATGTAATCTTCTGATTTTCTATCTTCTTTACTCATATTTTTCAATCGCTCAACAATTCCTGTTTTTTCCATCTCTTTTACATTGAGTACATTGTTTTGTATCTCTTCCATAGAAAGATTAATATTTCCTTTTTGATGTTCTAATGTTTCTAGAACTACAGTTAATAATTCATTCATCTTATCAATAGCAGTTTCATTACTTTCTTCGAAAATATTGTCTTCTATATTTGGATTATCAAATGGTTTGTCTAATTTTATGTTATCTTCTACATCAATATATGTTGTTAACATTTTCAAAAGCAAATGTGTGTATAATGTTTTAGTAATATTTGTATTTAATACTGATTTCTTTACAGATTTACTTTCTACTACATCGCTGTAAATTGGTATAAGTTGTGAAAATCTAAATATTTCCTTATTTTTCTTTATTATATTTACTAATAATGGTTCAATAATTTTGTCTTCACTAAATTGGTAGAATTTTCCATATTCCATTTCTGCTTGTTTACTTAATTTTAAGTTGTGATATTCGCTCAAGTTCCAATTGGGGTTTTCGACATTTAATGCTTTAAAGTTAATTTTTCCCAAAATCAACTGTGGAAACTGTACACTTACTTGAAATAAGCATTTTTTTAAAAATTCAATACTAAATATATTAGTTTCATCTATATTTGTAATATAATCACCCCCTCGTCGTTCCTTAAATTCACTAACTGATTTGATAAAATCAATCAAACGGTTTTTTTTAGATTTTGTTTTTTTAATATGATTCGTTATTCTATCAATCAATTCAATATTTTTATTTTTAAGTATCAATAGACTATCATTAATATCATTATCTATATCTTCACTATAAGTTAAATCAAAGCGGTCTAATACTGTTTTTATAGAATCTAATATTTCTTTATCCAATATATCAAAAGAGTCTTCATTTAATTTATTTTCAAACTCTGTCTTGGGAGAGATATGAGAAGTATGAAATCCCTGGTATATCATGTTTCTTTTTGCGATTACATTCATTAATTCTATTAACGAATCACTCGAGTAATTACCTTCTTCTTGTTTCATTATTGAAATTTTCTCTTCAATGCTATCATACAAATTAAATGAGCTCTCATTCGTTATGCATAATCGCTGTAAATCATCATCTAAAATAGAACCAGTATTATATTTACAATACTTAATAAAAGCAAGATAGATTGTATTTTCACTGTATGTTTTATCTACTGATGGATAAAAAAGTTTAGTATTTTCATCATTGTAAATAAATGGTGCTTTTTTTATTTTCATGTAATTATTCAGTTTAATCACCATGTCTTTTATCTCATTATTTCTTTGAATAATCAATGGTTCTTTATCAGCAAAGTAAGCAAAATTATTTTTTGTTTCATTACAACAAGCATTTTCTAAAAATGGAATATTATTTATTGTATTTAATTTCAATTCTTTATTAGATATTACTCGTTCCATATCTTCTTGAATTAAAAACGATTGGTTAATTATTTTACCCATTAATGAAAATACATACGAAAATTGGCTTATGTTACCTTTGGTAATGCTTTCTTTTAATAATCTGTCGAAATTACCAGAAACTCCCCTAGTATCATTTACGGTTACCTTATTTAAATGTGGTAAAAATGTATCCCATCGTTTTACATCAAAATCATTTTTAATTACGGATAATTCTTGATTTAATACTAACCATTCTCTTTTTTCTTCTAATTGATTTAAAATTTCAGTATTTACAAGTATCTTATCTTTCATGAATTTTATTATTTTTTCTACAAATTTATCTTTAATTTCATTGAAGTTAGAGCGTCTAGTAGATGGAAGTACATTCCATGGACGAATACTACTTTTAAGTTTCAAAAATAAACATGCTATATAAGAAATAATTGAATTATCACCACCTTCTTCTAATGGAAACCCATCAAATGACATAACACATCCTTCATATGTTGGTGCATAATCTAAATGAGGTGTTACCAACTGAATACCAATAACATACAATCCCATTAAAAGAAATATTTTAATCTCATCTTTGTATTTTTTATATGATGAAATTTTTGTTTTACCTTTTTTCTTTAATTCCTTCATTTTAATTAGGTATTTTCTCTCACTTACAACATATTTTTTCATAAAAAGTATCATATATTTAACAATAAATTCATGTTGTTGTGAAGTATTTACCTTTAATTTCGTATCTAAAGTTTTTAATATTTTTTTAATTTCTTTTATAAACATTCCATGTTTTTTCTGAACCTGTAATCCAGATACAGATGTGGTCATTACAATATCTTCTTCTTCTTCCATGACTTCTCGAGTTACTCGTTTAAATCCATTTTCTTCATATCCTTCATTTTCATCGTATTGAAGCTTTTTAATAACATATCCACTATATTTGTCAACAATATTATCCCCATCACTTGTTCCTCTTTCCTTTTCTATCTCTCGTAGTGTAGTTAAATAAGTTTTGTTTTGAAACGCAATTGCCAAATCATAATAAAAACTAGGAAGAAGTGGGACATTTGTTTCCACACAATAATACCAATGCATCGATTCATTTGCTAATGGAGTTCTACAATAGGAATTTACAAAATCAATAATATGTGCCATTTTCGAAACCATATCATACTCTCCTAATATTCTATTTTTGATGTCTTCATATGGAGATACTGTAATCTCTTCTACTGAAAGTGTTTTACCGATGTTAATTTTTTGAATATCATATTTAAGATCTCGTTTTTTATGCTCGTTTTTAATAATGGAAGCTACTTGTTGTCGTTTTGATATCTCATTTGCTATTCTGTTATTAATCTCTTCCTTTGTTTTTTGTTGTTTTTCTTCGTAATGTTTGATCAATTCATCTACCGACATTTCTTTTACTGTGTCATCTTGACTTTCTTTGTCCAAACATTCATTGTTTATTTTTAAACAACTTTCTTTTAAATTACAAAATCCCATTTCTTCAACTGGTTTATTAGACATCTCTTCATCCAATCTCCATTTATTTTCATCTCGAATATAATAATGTAATTCATAACCATTTGGTTCTAATATAGCATAATCACCATTTTGAACACTCTTATAACCATCAATCATACTTTGTGCATCCACTTCTGCTGTTTTTTTATCAACCCCTACATTTTTAATTAAATGTTCCACTAATTCCGGATACTTAATATTTTGTTCTTCTACCAATTCTTCGTATATGTCATAACGAGTTGTATCGTATTTTTCGTCATAAACCACATTTTTATTATTGTCTTGTAAAAGATCATCTAAATCATAATATTTTTTTGCCAATGATATATCCTTATTTACTGGTTCACATCCCTTATTATCTTTGTTTTTTTCTTCTAATTCCTTTTTAAGTTCTATTAATGTATCGGGATTAAGGTTAGTTGATTCGTTGCTTAACTCATTGTGTATTTCTTTTGCTACCAATGACATCATTAGTCTACTATCGTCTAGTTGATACATTTTTCTGAAAAATTGCATATCTGTGTCTTCGTTAATATCATACAATGATTTAATGTTATCAGAACCAATAAATTTGTCTAAGAAACTTATTTTTTTATAATTTTTGATAAACTTAATATAATTGTTATATTTAATGATATTTTCTATTTTTTTCTTTTTATAAGACTTTATTTCTGATTCAATAAATTCTTTTATCGAAGTATAATCATTAAAAACAATATCTTCACTGTAAATTTGATACGGTTTAAAGTATTCTACGATACGATCCATAGACACACCATTTTCTATTTCACTTTTCAACTTTTTAAACAAATCACGCAAGTTCAAAACTGCTTTATCAATAATATCATTCCAAATAAGTTCTTTATCTTCATAATTATATGTATCTGTTTTTTTATAGTGATACACAATATTATTAAACACATCCGTTGGATTTGATAAATCATTTAATAATACTTCAGTGTCTTCATTTAAAAGTGAACTATAGTGATATTGATTACCATGATAATTAACTCTAGATAATATAGAATTGTTTACATCATATATTTTTGAATATTGCATATAATCATATGGTAGGGTAACTAACCCTTTGATATACAATACATCATTATTTGTTATATTAACTCGTTCAGTTTCCAATGGTATTGTTTTTGGACATCCGGGTGTTTTGTAATTAACTGGTTTAATTTTAGTTAAGCCAGCAGTTAATTTATCGATAACAAATCTATGTTTTTCACCTACTGAAAATGTATCTGAACCAACTCCTTTAATTACCGCATTTGTGCTATAAAAATCATCCAATGTATCGATGATAACATTATTGTTTAAAGTATCAACCTTTCTTAATATTTCAAGTGAATCATCTGGTTTATCATATGTATCGAGAGGTAGATTTTTATAAAAATAATCATATTTATTTTGCTCGTCTGGAATAGAATTGGATTTAAATTCCTGTTGTAAATCTAACATATCATCTAAAACGGTTTTTGTTTTTTTAATAGTATTATCACTAGAAGTGTTTATATCTAGATGTTTTTTGATTTCTACAACAGGTAATGCCCAATAAACAGGACTTTTGGCAGATTTTAATATATTAGATATCGGTTTATAATTTTCCGTTTTGTATTGTATATCAGAAAGATATCCCATATCATCAAACTTCGAAAATTCTTCTCTCAATTCTTTATAGCGTTCTAACATGGTATGCAATTGTCTAAGAAATTTTGAGGTGCGCTTTGACGATGGAACACTAGCTAGTAAGTCATCCATTAGGTCTGAAACTTGATCATTTATATCAAATATTTTCTCTCCCTCTTTTACTTCAACTTCTTCACTGATCTCTTGTAAATCTTCATCCATAAATTCAATTTCGTTTATATCGATAATATCATCTTCTAAGTTTATTTTTTCTTCTGGCATTAGATCAATGTCTTCCTCGCCATCACTTTCTTCAATTACTTCTTGTTCTACTACATCTTCCTTTTTATCTAACTCAATCGTTTTTACTATTTCTGAATCTACAACCTGGTTGGAATCTATTTGACTTTCCATAACTCCAGTATCCGTTTCATCTTCATCTATTTTTGTAGGTATGTTAGATTTTGGCAGAATAAAATCACGAATTGATTTTATGGGTAAATCTCTTGGAATACCCTTGTATTCAAAATCTATGTAAAAATATTGCTTGTCTGGATAACTTTCTATTTCAATTCTATCTTCTTCTAAATTGCTAATTTTACCATTTATTATCGTAGGAACTTCACCACCAAATTCAATAGTAATTGATCTACCGACTATTAGATTATTTTGTCTAGCAAAACCAATTTCGTCTGGTTTATACAATATCTCTATTTTTTCGATCGATTCTTCAGTTAAGAATCCTTCATTTATATTAAATATTTTTTTTGACAATGTTTTTTGCTCTATCATTTCAATCATTTTTTTATCAATGTAATTGATAAAATAAACTTTTTCATGAATTTCGCTGTTATTTGTTGCTATTATTTTAATAACTTGTCCTAAAGACAAAAATAATGAATTCGACATATTTTTTTCCATTGTCTTATAAAATAATTAGAAATTATATTCAATTATTTATTGGTGTAATTTGTTAATATTTGCAAAATATATTAACAAAATTGATTTAAATAAATTAATATATTATGTAATAACACATAATTTATTAAAGAAGATGTACAATTTAAACGAATACTTTGATTTTAAAAAGATTAATGATAAAGAGTATTGTGACTCTAAAGATTTAATTGTTAAAAAAATAAATGGTTACTACCTTATGAAATATAAGAAAAATAAACTAAACAAGGATAATATGGAAACACTTGGATTGTTTCGATCCGTTATAGTTGATGATAATCAGGTATTATCATATTCACCTCCAAAATCAATAACAGAAGATTATTTTAAAGATTGGATGACACAAGAAAAAGATAAGTATATAGCCCAACCTTACATAGAAGGAACAATGGTTAACTTATTTTGGTCTCCACAAATTGATGATTGGGAAATTACTACAAGAAGTAATATTGGTGCGAATTGTCACTATAACATGGATAATAATATAACATTCCGAACAATGTTTTTAGAAGCGATGATATATTCTAATGTAGAATTTGATAGTTTTAACAAAAACTTTATTTATAGTTTTGTCTTACAACATCCTAAAAATAAGAGAGTTGTTCCTGTAAATAGACCATATCTATACCTTGTAAACATATATCATTTAGTTGAAAATTATTGTGTTGTTCCAATTACAACAGATGGAGCAGAAGATGGTGATTGGTACAATTTTCGAAATATTCAAATACCATCGTATTCACCAGATATGTCTTCTTATAAAGGATTTATGAAATATATGAATGATTTGATTGACAACGAATATTCGTACATATATCCTGGTTATGTAATTAAAACAGTAGATTCGGTTAGAAGATTAAAAGTAGTTAATCCTTCATATGAATATGTTAAAAACATAAAGGGTAATACTACTAAGATACAATATAGGTATTATGTTTTAAGACAAGAGAATAAGGTTAAAGAATATCTAAACTACTTTCCAGAATTTAATCATAAATTTCGTAAATTAAGAAATGATCTACATAATTATACTTCACAATTATATGCTATGTATGTTTCTTGTTACATATTAAAGGAAAAAGAATTGAAATATTTTCCTAAACGATTCAGAACAAATATGTATCAATTACATGCTCAATACTTAGAGAAAAATGAAAAAATAACATTTAAATCTGTTGTTGAATATGTAAACACAATGGATCCGGCACTTCTAATGTATTGTATGAACATGGATTATCGTAAAAATGAAATAGCAAAGCAAGTTGTGGAATCACTTACTAACAGCATTTAAATAAAAAATAAAAAATAATTATAAAAAACTAATAAATGTAATAAAATTTTAAAAGAAATAATATTTATCAAAACAAGTTAAATATTATTTATAATGTATTTTTTATAATGAGAATTGATTATACTCCTCAATTGGATTTTAAAGATGTATTAATTCGTCCCAAACGCACCACTATTACAAGTAGATCTCAGGTTTCATTGGAACGAACCTTTACATTTCCAAATACCAAAACCACCTGGACGGGCGTACCTATTATTTCAGCAAATATGGACACAACTGGAACTTTTAAGGTTTATGATGTTCTTTCAAAGTTTAAAATGATAACTTGTTTCAATAAACATTACACACTTGAAGACTTCAAAACACGAATGACCTTATTTGATTTAAATCCAGAATACTTTATGGTGTCAATTGGTATAAGTGAGGAGAAAATTCCTTATTTTACAGAAATAGTAAAGTTGACAAATGCTAAATGGATTTGTATTGATGTAGCAAATGGATATATGAACAAAGTAGTTGAATTTGCGAGTAAAATTCGTAAATTATTTCCAGATAAAATTATCGTAGCAGGTAATGTTGCCTCAAAAGAAATGGTAGAAGAATTTATCATCAATGGTAAGGTAGATGTTGTAAAAGTAGGAATAGGTCCTGGAAGTGCTTGTTTGACCAGGCGAAAAACCGGTGTTGGAGTTCCTCAACTTTCTTCTATTATTGAGTGTGCTGATGGAGCACATGGTGTCAACGGATGTATTATTGGAGATGGTGGAATAACATGCCCTGGTGACTTGGCCAAAGCATTTGGTGGCGGTGCTGATTTTGTTATGATAGGTGGACAATTTTCTGGCCATGATGAAAATCCAGGAGATATCGAAGTAATAGATGGTAAAAAATATAAATTATTTTATGGAATGAGTTCTGAATTTGCTATGAAAAAGCATTATGGTGAAATGGCATCATATCGTTCTTCAGAAGGAAGATTAATCAAAGTCCCGTATAAAGGACCATTAAAAAACACAGTTCAAGATTATCTTGGAGGATTGCGCTCAACATGTGCTTATATTAATGCTCATACAATTAAAAACATACCAAAATGTACTACATTTGTAACAGTTGGGCAACAACTAAATACACATTTTCAAAAATAGTTTAATAAACTAACAATAAAAATAAATTATAAATTATAAATTATTTTTATTTATCTAATTATTGAAAATTACTTTTAATTTCTTTAAACACATTGGCAGCAATAATACATGAGTTGTGTAATATTTCAACAACATTGCTTGTATTGGCAACATCACTATTTTCCTCTGAGAAAGCGATCCTAATAATAGAATTATCATCATGTGGATGTTTTTTTGAAAATCCTACAAATGATAACAATCCCTTTCTATAATAAGAATAATGCATAATATATTCTAATATTTTACCAACAGTATAATCCTCCTTATACAATATAATATCAAACGAATGTTTTAATGCTAATGGCATTTCTTTTATTGAAAATAATTTACTGTTCTCACTCGAATTTTTAATTTGATTTAATTTTAGTAGCAATACATCACATGCTTTTCTAAGAATATCTTTATTTGTATATATCCCCAAAGTTTCAACACAAAAGTCAAAAGACCCTTCTTTAGTGTGTCTTAATCCTTCATGATTAAACCAATTTTCCTTTTCATACATTACCCTTTCTTGTAGAGCATTAGCATCTATTTCTTCTGTATTTTCCAACATTTTCTTTTCTATTTTTTCCCATTCAGAATTTTGTTTTACATTATCAACTGTGTATTTATACGCACAACATGATACAACATTGTACATTCCATTACTCTTTGCATTACTTATATTTAAATCACACGATAGTTTTAATCGCTCTCCTTTAATATCCTTAGATATTTCTGGTTTCAAACGAGCAAATAATATATACGATTTTGTTTGTTTGTTAGGAGGAAACAATTCCTTTACTTTACTTTCGGACAATTGTTTATTTGTTTTTTTGTCAATTAGTTTGAAATCCTTAGTTGTTACATATTCAATACTATTGGATGTATTTTCACGATCCAATACCATTTTTAGGTCTTTTACACTATCATCTAATTCATTCATAAATACTGGAATACATCCCAATCGTTGTTTGATTATTTCATTATTAAACATAGATGTATTTATTTCAATATCAATAGCATCATCTGATGTATCTAATATAGCAACATCTATTTCAGACATAATAGTTCTTCTTAATCCATTAACAATACTAACATTTGTATTGCTAATTGTAAATTTTAACATATCATGTTCTTCTAAAATAGAATCTATTTTAGGTAGTGGAATAGAACTTTGATACATTTGAGATTGATTATCAGATGATTTAGAAGATTCCATTATTATATATAAAATACATATAAATTAATATATTTATATCAATTTTATTGATATAAAACATATATTTAATTAAAATTAGTTATTTGCTTTTCGTTATATTTTTTGTTTAAAAACAATCTCATATTATAAATGAGTTCTGTATTATACTATAGTAAATATTGTAAAAACTGTGATGGAATAATATCAAAACTATCTAAAACAAGTATACAAAAAGACATCCATTTTGTTTGTATCGATAAAAGAGTAAAAGAAGGAAATAAAATTTACATAATATTAGAAGGAGGAAAAAAAGTGTTACTTCCAGAAACAGTAAGAAAAGTTCCAGCAGTATTACTACTATATCAAGGTTATCGTGTATTATATGGAAAAGATATAATGAATTATTACCAACCAAAAATAAATGCTGAAACAGGTATCGCTACAAAAAATAATGAAGAACCATCTGCTTATTCGTATACTGAAATGGGAACAAATATGTCAGACGATTATTCTTATTTAGATCAATCAAGTGATGAAATGGCAGCTAAAGGAGAAGGAGGAACTAGACAAATGCATAGTTTTATGTTATTAAATGATTCGCAAACCATAGAAACTCCTCCAGAAGATTATATTCCTGACAAAGTTAAAGAAACTGACTTGGAAAAATTACAAAAACAACGAACATTAGATGTGAAATATTAATAATTATTTAATTTAATGATTTACGAAAATAAATAATTAGTATAATTACTTAAATATGATTAATTAAATTAATATATATGGACAAAATATCATTATCTAAAGCTTTTTCAACACATTTTATGGAGTTTTTAAATGAAATGACTACTTTGTTTCCAAAAAATGTAGAAATAAGAACATTTAAGACAGCTGTTGGTCAAATTAAAAGAGTAAATCCAAGTCGGTTAATTAAAACATGGTACAGTGTAGTGGCAACCCGATTTAAAGATGAAATATATTCTGGAAATTTTAGTTTTTTTGAAACAAAAGATTATTCAAATGATCTTAAAAATACAAACTATGACAATGATGGTATTCATAAATTTATAAGAGATATGCAGTCAGCATCTAGTGTTATGTCTGACGAAAATAAAAAAAAGACTATGAAATATTTAAGTAATTTAACTAAAATGAGTGAAATGTATTCAATGCAAAAATAATTTTTAAACATTATAAAATTAAAACAATAACAATAACTTTGATTTAAATATATCCATTATAAATCCTATATATGACGGATATATCAAATAATGATAATGAGGAAATTCCATCTGAATTTAGAAATTTGATGAATGATTTTATGGGAGATATTTTAACTAGCTTTCCAGAATATGCTTCTACAATAGAACCTTATTCTACGCTAGATGATAGTTCAACAATAACCTATCTGTTTGAACATTGTAAAAAGGTATACCCAACTAGATTTTTTGATATTCTATATAATAATGATGATATGTTTAAAGATGATGATGTTAATACAGAATTTTTACCTAATATTGACTTTTCATTAATTTGGAAGGAAAACATTACAGATAAAACAAGGACAATCATTTGGAAATATTTACAACTAATATTGTTTTGTGTAATTCAAAATGTAAATGATGCTTCTCATTTTGGAAATAGTGAAAAGCTATTTGAAGCAATCGATGAAGATGAATTTAAGAAAAAAATAGAAGAGTCGATGAAAGATATTGGTAAATTTTTTGAAGAAAATGATACTATGTTTAAAGAAAGTAAACAACAAGATGGTAGTAGTAATGATTTTAATATGCCAATGCCTGATAGTGAAAAATTACATGAACATATTAATGGTTTACTAAAAGGAAAATTAGGAAGACTTGCTTCAGAAATTGCTGAAGAAACCGCATCTGAGATGCAGGTTGACTTGTCCGGGAGTAGTGATGTAAATGATGTCTTTAGCAAACTTTTTAAAAATCCTACAAAATTAATGAAAATGGTAAAATCTATCGGTTCGAAAATCGATCATAAAATTAAATCAGGGCAAATAAATGAAGCAGAACTTATGAAGGAAGCAGGTGATTTAATGCAACAAATGAAAAACATGCCTGGTATGAAAAACATGGATAAAATATTTAAATCAATGAATATGCCTATGGGAGGAGGAAAAATGAATTTTGGTGCTATGCAACAAAAATTTAATAACAATATGAAGCGATATAATCAAAAAGATAGAATGTTGAAAAAACTTCAACAAAGAAAACAACAAAACAAATCAAATAATTTTAGTCATACTTCATCTCAAAAAACTAAAACACACCAGGAAATTCAAGCTGAAATAGATACGATATATAAAACATTTACTACAGATGGTGATAAAATGCAGAAAAGTGTTAAACCCGGAAAAAAGAAAAAAAGAAAAAATAAGAAAAAGAAAAAAGATAAAGCCATCAAGTAGAATAAGGAAATAAAAAAATAACCATTTACTATATACTAATGGATATTGATAAATTTTGGTTAGATGACCCTTTAATCATTTTTAAAAAAGAAAGAATATCTGAATTTTGGCCAGATAAACAATTTAGTGCTTCCAGAAAATTAAATGCAATCACACGAGTAATTATTCTTTTGACTATTTTAGGATATATTGTTTCGAAATCAATCAAAATTGTTGTAACTGGCGTAATTACATTGCTTTTTATGGTATTTATTTATCACATTCAAATAAAAAAAGAAGAAGATACACAAGCTCTTAAAAACATAATGAAAGAAGGATTTGATAGTAATACACCAAAATTTGATAAAATAATGGAAACAAATTTTACTACACCCACTGAAAAAAACCCATTAATGAATGTATTATTACCAGAAATTCATGATAACCCTGATAGAAAAGAAGCCGCTCCTAGTTATAATACAAATATTAGAAAGGAAATAAATGAAAAAAGTAAATCGAATTTAAACGATGATAAATTATATAACAATTTAGGAGATAATTTAAACCATCAAAACATGATGAGAAATTTTCATTCTATGCCAAATACTAGTGTTCCTAATAATCAAAAAGAATTTGCAATGTTTTGTTATGGTTCTATGAAATCTTGTAAAGAAGGAGATGAAGGAGCATGCTCTAAAAATATGAGACGATTAGGTAACTCTATGTATTAATTCAAATAAGAAAATAATATTTTATTAAATGAAAACAATAAAATATTATCTTTATGTTATTTATATAAGTATGGCAAGTGCTAGTACACATAATTACACATTTTATAATTTAACAGGAATAAATGACGATGTTGTTGGATTATCAGAAGTAGATCTTCAAAATCAACAATTTGGTTCTTATACCACACAAAACTTTTTTGAAAAACACTGTGGTATGAAACAACCAATTAGTTTTGCTACTCAACAACCAAATGTATTTTACAATGGAGGACCTGGTGTAGTTGGAGCAAATGGTTGTAATGTAGAAAGTGACTCAGACCTTAGAATTGGAACAATCCAAACCAATCCTAAATGCCGAATCAGTCTTCAAGAACGACCATTTAAAACAGTCCCTTTTCTAGGAAGAGGGAAATCGGACGCACTTAAAGAAAGTAAACTTCAACAAGGAACTTATTTTCCTGATAAAAAAAGCTGTCGTCAAATTACGGAAAAGTCATTTAGAACTACAGATGTTGATTTAGTTCCAACTTTAAAGGCAACTATTCAAAATCCAAATAATTTAGTGGAAGGAGTAGCTAATAAAGGATGGATTCGAGGTGGTCTTCCATCTAGAGATATGTCTCGAGATAATGATTACTTTAAACATCGTAAGTAAACTTATAACAATAACATGTTGTATTGTAATAATATAAAACTACATTAATATTATAATTTATATGTATAATACTAATTTAATCATTAATTACATAGATATTGACGGAGATGAGGGTGATACAAATTACAGAAAACAATTATTAGAATTTTTACAATTAACAATATACGATGATACAGTTTCAGTGAAAATAGATGAATTGTATGAATTATGCAAAAATAAATCATGTATAAAAAAAATAATGCCATGGATAAAAACATTTATAGAACAACGAATACCATTTGAAATAGCAGATAAATCAAGATTTTTGTTTTTGTTTTCATTTGATTTTTTTTATGCGATGTATCCAATAATTTCTTGTATTATTAATGATAAAACTCCTTCTGAAAAACAAGTTGAGTTTTTAATTACAACAATTAAATCAAAATTTAAAATTTAAAGCTTACAAAAAAATAACATATTATATTAAATGGCTTCTACACGATTAAAAAATTTACCCGGTGAATATTTACGAGAACGCAAAATTAACCAAGATATTAATAATTATGAAATGGATATCAATAAAAAAATGCCTGTAAAAAGTTTTTTACCGGATTTAGGTATCAATGTTGGTAATATGTCAAATAGTTATTATCATAATACATTATCTAATAATACCTGTGATATTGAAAGTAATTTAATGGGCATTAATAGTTCAAACTTAGTTGAAAAGAAATCAACATTTCAACCAAAATTAAATACACTTCCATTTAAACCCTTCTTTGAATTACCAGAACGGTTTGTTCCAGAACCTATGGTTATTAATAATAACCAACGACCATCAGGACCATTTACAAATAATTAGTGTGAAATATTTTATAATTAACTAACTCATTATATATATATATATTATAATGAGTTACTTGAATGAGTATGAAGAATTAAGATTACTTATACAAGGAACAGGGTTTGATGAAACATCTGATTATTTAGTTAATCATTTTGTATATGCAAATGATCAATCCAGACAACAATCTGAACTATCAAGAAGTAAAATAGCTGGTGTTTTAGCATCTGTGGTAAACGATGCTTCATATGGGACATTTTTAGTAAAGCTTGATTTAAATAATAATTTAACCTTAGAGAATCCGGGACGAAGAGAAGATACATATATTTTAGATATAAGTGACAATGGTGCTATGAGGATACCTGTTGGAACAATAGACCAACGACCAAGTGTTAGTAAGGAAGGTGCATTTAGAATAAATACAACTGATGGGAAACTAGAACTTTATATAAATGGTAATTGGGAATATGTGTTAAATGCAACACAAAATACTGCTTATGTCGAAAGTGAAATAAATGATCTAAGCAATATTTTACACAATAAAATTAATGTTGATATTAGCAATGTTATTGGGGGAGCAGGTGAATCGCTAGATACTTTAAGAGAATTAGAATTATTTGTAACAGATTTAAGTGGTGGAACAGTTACAAATCTAATATCAAAAGTAATTGATTTGTCTGCTAGGGAAATATTACATCATAGTCAATTATCTGCTGGAATAATTACATTAAGTAGTGAGTCAGTTAGGGATATAAGAGACTTATCGTCATTAACATTTCATACATTAAGCACAGAAATAGCGGATTTATCAGGAGAAGCTACTAGAGAAATATCAGCTGTACAATCATTAACTTCCTATGAAATACAGGATCTTTCTAGCTACACTTCTAGTGAATTACACAGAGAAATTTCGGATTTAAGTAGTGAATCTATGAGTGATATCGCTGATTTATCTTCTATTGCGTTTCACACAATAAGTGTAGAAATAGCAGATTTATCTAGTGAAACAACTCAAGAAATATCAGCTGTACAATCATTAACATCCTATGAAATACAAGATCTCTCTAGTTACACCTCTAGTGAATTATATAGAGAAATTACAGAAGTATCGGATTTAATAACAAATTACACAAATGATAAAATAAGTGATATATCATCTTATACATCTAATGAGTTAACTAGACAAATTACTGACTTGTCTAGTATAGCTTTTGAAACAATAGCGACTAAACAAGATATTATTGTAGATGGTGATATTACAAATAATTTATTGGATAACAATACTGTATCATATGGTGGTATAACTCTTTCTTTAGGTAATTCAGACCCAACTCCAGCATTTGATTTAACCGACGCTACAAATTATCCTACATCTTCATTAACAGGTACAGTTGATTTAACCAGCCAGGTTCGAAATGTATTACCAGTAGCAAATGGAGGTACATCATGGCAAACAAACAATTATGGATTGCAATACAATAGTAATATAGGAATTGGTACAAGTCCTTTGAGTGATTATAATATCGCGGTTGATGATTATACTGCAAGTATATATTTAAATTCAACATCTACCAGTTTAGCAACATATACGTCAATAACTATGAGACATAAATATACTAGTTTTTTTGGTTCAGGAGGATATTATACATGGGATATTACAGCAAGAAATCATTTTAAAATTTTGGAAGATAGCACAACAAGATTTGCTATAGAATATGGAGGTAATGTAGTAATAGGTACATCAAGTTCAACTAATTATAAATTACATGTCGATGGAACTATTAATTCTACTGGAAAGTTGACTGCACCTGAAATAGAAACACCAAATATTATTGCGAATACAATGAATTTAACTACATTAACAACCGATACAATAGTTTTAGATAATACAGATGTAACTTCTACATTTGAAACTATTAGTAATGTTAGTATTTTATCACAAGAAGTAGTTGATCTCTCTGGTTATACATCAACCAGATTATCAGAAGAAATATCAGATTTGTCAGGTGAAACAACAAGAGAAATATCAGCTGTTCAATCATTAACATCCTATGAAATACAAGATCTTTCTAGTTACACATCTAGTGAGCTACATAGAGAAATTTCTGATTTAAGTAGCGAATCTATGAGTGATATTGCTGACTTATCTTCTATTGCGTTTCATAGCCTAAGTGTAGAAATAGCGGATTTATCAGGGGAAGCAACAAGAGAAATATCAGCTGTACAATCATTAACATCTTATGAAATACAGGATCTTTCTAGCTACACATCTAGTGAGTTACATAGAGAAATTTCGGATTTAAGTAGTGAATCCATGAGTGATATTGCTGACTTATCATCTATTACATTTAATACAATAAGTGTAGAAATAGCTGATTTGTCGAGTGAAACAACAAGAGAAATATCAGCAGTTCAATCATTAACATCCTATGAAATACAGGATCTTTCTAGTTACACATCTAGTGAGTTACATAGAGAAATTTCTGATTTAAGTAGCGAATCCATGAGTGATATTGCTGACTTATCTTCTATTGCGTTTCACACAATAAGTGTAGAAATAGCAGATTTATCTAGTGAAACAACAAGAGAAATATCAGCAGTTCAATCATTAACATCCTATGAAATACAGGATCTTTCTAGTTATACATCTAGTGAGCTACATAGAGAAATTTCTGATTTAAGTAGCGAATCTATGAGTGATATCGCTGATTTATCTTCTATTGCGTTTCACACATTAAGTGTAGAAATAGCTGATTTGTCAAGTGAAACCACTCAAGAAATATCAGCTGTACAATCATTAACATCTTATGAAATACAGGATCTTTCTAGTTACACATCTAGTGAGTTACATAGAGAAATTTCGGATTTAAGTAGTGAATCCATGAGTGATATTGCTGATTTATCTTCTATTGCGTTTCACACATTAAGTGTAGAAATAGCTGATTTGTCGAGTGAAACAACTCAAGAAATATCAGCTGTACAATCATTAACATCCTATGAAATACAGGATCTTTCTAGTTATACATCTAGTGAGTTGCATAGAGAAATTTCTGATTTAAGTAGTGAATCAATGAGTGATATTGCTGACTTATCTTCTATTACATTTAATACAATTGCGAATTTAAAAGGATTAACTTCTTCTGAAATAACAGATCTATCAAATTATACATCAAGTGAATTAAATAGAGAAATTACAACAGAAAGAAGTACAGTCGTTAGAGACTTATCAGATATGAGTGGAGACATACATCGTATTATAGATGATTTAGTGGGAAACGCACCAGAATACCTAGACACATTGGAAGAAATTTATTATATTTTGGGAGATCCAATGGATGCTTCTTACGCTCCATTAGGTGAAATATTAGGAAAGGTATATAGTGTATCTCAAGATTTATATGATTTATCTCAAACGGTTGCCGGGGTAGACAGTGATTTTCGTAACTTGTTTGGAACATTAACAGTAGTAACAAATACAATTGACGGTGAAACTATTGGAATCAATGTAGTTGATGGAGATATATCATTAAATAAATCGATACGAATTCATAATAATGACAACATTATTTTAGGAAACGCTTCTACTGGAGATACGGTAACATCCAATTCAACAGGTAATATATTAATTGGTTCAAATACAGATATATCAAATCAATATATATCATATTCAACTGGTGTTGGATATGGAATTGATTTAAGTGGTATAGGTTCTTCTGCTTTGGGATATTTAGCAAAAACAGATGGAACAAACTCTACTGCTATTGGTTATCATAGTCATGCTATTGGAAATAATGTAATACAGTTAGGAAATACACAAGTTGAATATGTTAAAACAAACGGGGTTGTTACAATGAGTTCAGATGAAAGATTGAAAAATAATATTAGCACTATATCAAATGCTTTAGAAAAGGTGACATCACTTAGAGGAGTTACATATACTAGAAATGACTTACCTGATAAAGATAAAGTATATATGGGTTTAATTGCTCAAGAAACTGAGAAGGTAATACCAGAGGTGGTAAACAATCAGGACGAGTATAAATCTATTATGTATGGAAATGTTATTGGTGTATTGGTGGAAGCTATAAAAGATTTAGATGTTAATCATAAAATATTGGAAAGCAATCATAAAATATTAGACAATAAACAAAACGGACTCGAAGTAGAGTTAAATAAAATCAAAAAGGTAATTCGAGACAAATTAACCAAATTAAATACAATAAAAAATTTGGTAGATATAAAAGATGAACTATAATCATAAAATTATTAAAAATAAATTAAATAAATAATATATATATTATGGCCTTTACTAGATTTAATTATGATGAATGTAGAACAAAAAAAATACTACAAGAATCTACTGGTCCCGGAAGATATATATTGAACACACCGGGATGGGGCGACCAACCTACATTATTTAACGATCCACAATTAAGACATAGTGGATGGAGTGCTAATCTACAAACTGTTAAAAATGGTCATCCTATTGACATAGAAAGTCAACTAAAAAATGTTGATAAAAAATTAGAGAGATATGGAAGACATTATAAAGTAGCGAAACCAATCCAGACATCACCAGTTGCGGTTACATCAAGTAACACACCAATCACACATCAATCTCGAGTAACACATCCAGGATTTTTATATCGAGATTTACAACAAGATCACACCCATCCTTTGTTTTTGAATCCTCAAGAAAATGTTTGCTTGGGTTTCCAGAACAATTTAAATACTCGCATTCTAGAAAAGGATAATCATGTTCCCGTATTACCATGCACCGATTTAATTCAATAAATTATTTATTATAATTAATTTAAATATAGTAAATAACACCATAAAGAAAATATTATAATTTATATATAGTATAAAATGGCAGAAATAGCAATTCCAATGGCAGCTTTAGGTATAATGTATATCTTGTCTAATGATAATAAGAAAGAAGAAGGATTTAGTGGAATTACTTCTTCAAGTAATAATCGTTTAGTAAATACACAATTATCTGCTAAAAACTATCCCATTGAAAAAAAAGATGGTATAGATAAATACACAACAAATGTTTATTCTGGTTTAAATGAAAATACGAAAAAAACAGAACAAACTGCTGATGTAAAAAGTGAAACACAAAATTACAATGATACTTTTACTTCATTAACTGGTGAAAAAAAACCAGTATTTGAATTGAAACATAACAACATGAAACCATATTTTGGTTCTAATGTAACTCAGACAACTGATGCTGGTTCAAGAGATGGTATATTAGACTTATATACTGGAACAGGTAGTCAACATGTACAAAAAAAAGCAAATGCTCCTTTTTTTAAACCAGAAAAAAATATGCAGTGGATTAATGGAATGCCATCTACTACAAATTTTATGCAAGAAAGAATGAGAGGTAATGTTAGTTCCAAAATGAACAATACTAAACCATGGGAGGAAATTCAGGTAGGCCCTGGTTTAAATCAAGGATTTAGCAGTGAAGGTACTGGTGGATTTAATTCTGGTATGGAGCAACGAGATAGTTGGAAACCAAAATCAGTAGATGAATTGCGAGTGGCTAATAATCCAAAGAAAAGTTTTAATGGACAAATGTTGGGAAAACATGTTGGTCGTCGTGGACCTCGTGGAAGTTTAGGGAAAATGGAACAGCATAAACCAGATACATTTTTTATTAATAATCCAGATAGGTATTTCACAACTACTGGTGTAGAAAAACGAGGAACTGCTCCAACTACACATGTATTTCGTCCTGAAAATCGTTCATCTACAACTCGAGAATACTTTGGTGTAGGAGAAACAGCAGAAGCAAATGGTATTTATCAATCTGGTAAATATCAAAAATCACAAAAAATACAATTAGATGCTCCTAATGTAGGAACCGCTTCTCGAGCAAATGGTTGGAAAGAAACACATGGAAATTACGGAAAATCAGGTTATAAAAGTCTTCCTAACTCTAGGTCTTTAACAGGTGAAACTAAATCAATGGGCATTGTAGAAAGAGGGTTTTATGCTATGGTAACTCCTATATTAGATGTTATTAAACCAACATTGAAGGAAAATGTAGTACATCATAAACGACCAACTGGTAATGTATCTGGTGGTAAAAATGGTGTATCTAATTCAAGAGTATGGAATCCATCGGATGTTGCTCGAACAACTATTCGTGAACAAACCGAAAATACCGAATATACAAAACACGGTGGAACAGCATTTGATGCTGCTTATACAAATACCGAACATCAACCAATTGGACAACAAAGAGATACTACAAATTGTCAATATATTGGAAATAGTAGTGCTGGTAGTTCACAATATAAAGGACAAGTATATAATACAGCATATAATGCTTCATTAAATCCAAATAAAGAGGTTGTAAGTAAAGTAGATCGTTTTCAAGCTGGAAATCAACCAATATTCGATGGTAATCAAAATGTTAGTAATTTAAGAAATAGAACTACAAATCCAGCACAGATTATTCCAAATATGCCTAAGAGTGCTAGTAGCATAGAAACTTATGGAACTCTTAGTGGTAAAAATACCAGAGAAGTAAATCAGACGAATCGTTATGATCCTGATTTATTAGATGCTTTTAATAAAAATCCATATTCTAAACCACTTAGTAGTGTAGCATAAATACATAACACTTTATTAATATATAAAAATAATGTGTTATATTTCAATATATAATATTAAATGACGGATTTATTTTTTAAGAACGATATAAATTATAATTTTACAAATAAAAAGCATGACTTTTTACAATTACATAAACCAATTATAGAAAGACTTGATTTTTTTATACAAAATAATAAAATACCCCATATAGTATTTCATGGACCGTATGGAACAGGAAAACGAACCATATTAAATTATTTTATAGAAAATGTATACAATAATAATACAAAGTACATAAAAGATTATGTTATGTATGTGGATTGTGCGCATGGAAAAGGTATCCGTTTTTTTAGAGATCAGTTAAAATTTTTTGCCAAAACAAATATACAAAATAAAAACAACTTATTTAAATCAATAATATTATTTAATGCGGATAAGTTAACAACAGATGCTCAATCAGCACTAAGAAGATGTATTGAAAAATATAGTCACAATACCAGATTTTTTATTATTGCTGAAAATAAAAATTTATTGTTAAATCCTATATTGTCTCGTTTTTGTAGTATTTACATTCCTAATCCAATTATCAATAATGAATATGTTAATTTTTATAAAATCCAATTTGAACACTATAATAAAAAAGATTATTCTAAGAAAGAAGCAAAGCTTAAAAAATATCTTAAAGATAAACAAAATTATAAAACATTAAATAGCTGTATAAAATTATCAACAACATTATACAATAAAGGATATAGTTGTTTAGATTTAATTCAATATGTTGCAAATAATGAAAACAACAATTTAGCACTAATGTATTTTGATAAAATTAGAAAACAAATTAGAAATGAGGAAATGTTAATTTTTTATGTATTATATTTTACATTTATGCGGAAAAATATAGATTTAGAAAATATATTATAATTTAAAATGGATGACTATAACGTGAATGTTTTGTCAGAAGCTAAAAACGAATATTCGTGTAGATTATTGAGTATATTGAGTCCTGTTGTAATTGATGGTGTAAAATCAATATTCAATGACGCTGAGCGAATTTGTATTGAAAATGACGAAGATGATAAGTATCTTATGACTTTTCAAAACTTTCTATCTAGAGTTCCAAAATGGAATGATAGTATTGTACAAGATGAATGCAAACGAATTATAAATGTAACTGGATGTAATTATTTAGAAGATTTGCTTACATGCGTTCATATCGCACAACTTAAGATTTTAACAAGTGTTCGTGTATCACAAAAACAGAAAAAAATAGATTTAGATATTCCAAAATTGGATACTTTTATTCATAAAGTATATACCGCATTTGCTAGAAAACTATATAAAAATGTATATTTGTTTGAAAAAATTATAACTCCTTTACAGTATCAAAAAAATATGAGAGAATGTGAGATTTTGTGTAAGGAAAGTATTCTTGAAGTAATACGAAGTAGTATTCCGGTTGAGAAAATATTGCGATCGTATATTGATGAAACCGTTGACGAAGAAGTTGTTCATGAAATCACAGAAAAAGAGATAGAAAAGGAAGTAGATGAAGTGGAAGAAAAAACGCAAGAAACTACGGAAGAGAAAACGGAAACTGAAGAATTCAGTAAAACTCCAATATTGAAATTGGAAAAAAATGAAAATGAGTCTGTACAACAGGAATTATCTATTAAAACTGAACCAGAATCTGAAATAAAAACAGTTACAAATGATACCAGTACTGTAGAAGGGGAATCTACAAAGACAGTTGGTATTTCATTTAACGATTTTGACAAGGTATTGGATATGGGGACGAATACTCAAAAAGATGTTGAAGCACCAAAAACCATTGAGAGATTAGAACAAATAAGTGAAATAAATAATGCTAAAAGAAAGGAAGAAGAAGAAGATGATGATGAAGATAATTTAGAAATATTTGATGATAATAATATTGATTTAGATGTTAGCGATATTCATGATTTATCTAAGGAACTAAAAATTGATACCCCTCCTTTACTTGATGATATTGAAGTATTAAATTAATTTGCGTAAAATTATAGATAAAAACATCATAAAAAAATATAAATGGGACAGTCTATTTTTATAATTGCTGGAATGATATCTCTTGTATATCTCGTAATTAAATATCTAGAGATGAAGTTTATTGTAAAAGAACAAAAGCCTATGAAAATAATGATTCGTGATACAATAATAGTATACTTATCTGTTATTTCTGGAAATTTTGTATTAGAACAATTTGGTGGAGTGGAACAAGTAGTATCGAATCCACCAGAAATTTTTACAAATGAACCTGAATTTTAATTTATTATTGTAATAACAAAATTTATATTATTTTAAAAATAATATAAATTTCTATTTATCCTTATATTTTCATGTGTTTATCATATATAAACTGGTATTTGGTCTATATTATTGATTTTTATTTTTTTATTTATCTTTTTTTTAGATATTTTAAAACAATCAAATATTGGGTTTTTTATTTCATTATGTGGTTCACAATGATGAACCGTTCGTGCTATCATTTTATATAATTTAAAATCAGAATATCGTTCATCTCCATTTTTTTTATACAAAATATTACGGTTCTTATCATCTCTAGTCCATTTAATAATGAGTTTAACAATTTCATTTGTTTCACTATTTTCATCTCTAAAATCTTCAACAAAATAATCATATAATGAACATCCTAATCTACATAGATCAAAACTTTTATTAGGTAGAATTTCTGGTTTATTATAGTTACGATATGGTTCAAAATTATATTGATTTGCTGCGTCTTCTTTGAAATTGTAACTATCACTACATAATAGTTTTCCTTTGTATCTATAAATAGCACGACCAAAGTCAATTATTTTAAAAATTTTACCAAATGTTGGTATTTTATAATATTGACTATTATATTTTACATATATGAATTTTTTTTGCGTTTCAATATACATGATGTTATTGGTATGTAAATCATTATGAGTGAAATCAAAACATTTTTGATATGTTAATAAGATAAATATAACTTGTATTAAGCAAGATTTCCATTCCAAATTACTCATATCATTATTCTCAATATAATCATCTAATGTTTCATGCATTTGTTCCATACAAATCATTTGTACTGGAAAATTATAAATTACACAATTTACATTTTCATCCATTGAACTAGAATATTCTGATATTTCACTATTTGTGCAACTTACGATACCTTCACAACTATTAGAAAGATTATCAGATGATGATTCACAGTGATTAACTATTTCAGATATCTTATCTTCATCTTCTTCTTCGTCACTTTCACTACACGAATCATCTGATTCTGTAGCTGAAGAATTTGATATAGAATCTAAATTACTAGAAATATCACTATCGCTTCTATTTTTATTTTTTACATTTTCGTATACAATATTATTTTCAAGTTCTAGTTTTATTTCATTAAGTGTATCTAATTTTTGTACATTTTCAGTAGTTAATTCAAATACCTTATCAAATTCTTTGTTATCGAATTCATCTAACTCTAATGTATCTTCAATATCCTCCATTACTATTTTTTCTCTATATTTCCTAGTGTCATCATCTAAAATAGACATATCAAATTCTTGTAATTTAAATTTTATATCTTTATTTTTATGAAAAAATTCAGATTGATACAAGTAATCTAAATCATCAAAAACATTAATATTAAAATCTTTTTGAATACCTATAAAACTACCATAATAATCATTTCCAAAAATAAAATTATGACTATTTAATAATTTACTGCTTAAATAAGAAAAAAATCCATCGACATAAGAAGTATTATTTGTATTCTGTATTTTTTTTAAATATTTGTCGTTCTTATTTATCACTTTATCAAAACTAGGAGTTAGATTTGTATCATTATCTATTTGTTTATACTTTCCTGTAAGATATTTTAATGGATTTAATAATGGTGAAAATTTAAAAAAGGAAACTTTTTCTATTTTTTTATCATTTTCATCGATTACATTTATTAGAAAATGATTATTACTATGAGAATCTTCTATTGATGAAATAAAATAATGACTATTCAAATTAATTAAAGAATGGTTAGTTTGATTTAATTCGAAAAATTCAGAATATATTGGTATATAATTTTGAATTTTTGAAAATCCATTGTTTTCTAATTGACTAAACAGTTTACCGTTGTTGTTTTTTTTATAGTAAAGAGAGAACATTACGATTTAATGATAATATATATTTTACATTTAAACCAATACTTTAGTAATAGATATAATTAATGATATTACAATCTAATATTCGTTATAAAACTCTATTTTAAATAAACAACTTTTATATATGAATTTAGAACTAAAAAAGTTTAATATGAAAAACATAAAATTTAATTTGGACGATTCGAATGGTCCTGTTATTGTCATGATTGGTCGCCGTGATACAGGTAAGAGTTTTTTGGTTCGTGATATGTTATTTCATCATCAGGATATTCCAATTGGTACTGTAATATCAGGAACAGAAGCAGGGAATGGGTTTTATGGTAAATTAGTTCCTAAACTTTTTATTCATGATGAATATAATACAGCGATTATTGAAAACATTTTAAAAAGACAAAAAATAGTAATTAAACAAATCAAAAAGGAAAAAACAGCATATGGAAAATCAAGTATAGATCCTAGAGCATTTGTTATATTAGACGATTGTTTATATGACAATACATGGTCTCGTGATAAATTAATGCGATTGCTTTTTATGAATGGTCGTCACTGGAAAATAATGCTTGTTATTACTATGCAGTATCCATTAGGTGTTCCTCCTAATTTAAGAACAAATATTGATTATACATTTATTTTAAGAGAACCATATCTTACTAATCGTAAAAGAATTTATGAAAATTTTGCTGGTATGTTTACTACTTTTGAAAGTTTTTGCCAGGTAATGGATCAATGTACTGAAAACTATGAATGTTTGGTAATATCAAATAATGCAAAATCGAATCGTTTAGAAGATCAAATCTTCTGGTATAAAGCCAGTGCTCATGGAGAATTTCGTTTGGGAGCAAAAGAATTTTGGGAAATGTCAAAAGGATTGGGATCAGATGATGAAGAAGAAGCATATGATCCTAATGCGTCTAGGAAAAACAAAGGGCCTCGTATAAATGTAAAAAAAAATAGATGGTAATTCATAAAATTATATAAAATATGAAATTTTCTATAATTTTATTATGTTATTTTAAGTTATTTAATCTTGTTTTTTTCGAACAATGTTATCTCCTTCAAACAATGCCTTTTTAATACCCTCAGAACTAGTATCTTCTAATTGTTTCAAATCTTCTTCCATTGTGTTATTTACACCTACTAAGTTTCCTTCTTTATCTAACTTCTGTGTTAGTTTATTTCCACTTTCTTTTGCTAGTTTTACATTTTCTTCAATAGCCTTTCTCTTTGTTTCTTGTATTCTTTTTTCAAACTCTTGTTTTGCTTTTGCTTCATTTACATTCTTTTCATGCATCAATTGATTTAGTTCATCTTCCAAATATTCTACACGACCAGTTTTATATGCTTCTGGTTCCCAAGGCATCCAAACACCTACTGGACCTACATATACATTATGATTTGGGTCAACTTCTCGCAACAATTTACAACGCAATTCTGCTTCTTCTTGTGTAGAATAAGAACCACGAACTTTTAGTCCTCTAACACTTGTCTGAAAATTATTTTGTTTATTAAATTCATCATCTAGTTCATTTTCATGATTATCCAAAAATGTCTTATACGAATCGTATATATCAGTTGTCTTAAGATCATCTTTTTCACTTTTAACAAACTCCTGCATGTCTGACATCAAAGTTTCAAAATTAACATTGTATTTGTAAGATACAAAATTAAGAAATTGAGAAAACTTTTCCATTGATTTTGAAAAATCATAATCTTTTAAAAATTCTTCAAACATAAACAATTCTCTTCTTTTTAAAATATTTTCTGGACTAACAAATGATACGCACACAAATTTTTGACCTGATATTGCTTTATCTTCTTCTAGTAAATCAACATACTTAGGGTTTTGGGTGCCATCAGCATTGAGTTTATTTTGGTAAGCCATTTCTGCCATTATACATATATAATATCTTTATTGTTTAAGTTTTTTTTTATTTATTTATTATATAATATGTTTGATAAAATAGCTGAAGTTTTTGATTTAGGAGAACTACTCCGTCGTGTTGTCAAGTATTTAGTTGAAGGTCTAATGGTAGCTATTGCAGCATACGCTATCCCAAAGAAATCCTTGAATTTAGATGAAGTTTTGTTGATTTCATTAACTGCTGCCGCTACCTTTTCCGTTTTGGATACATATGTTCCATCTATGGGTGTATCTGCTAGATCTGGAGCAGGATTTGGTATTGGTGCTAACTTGGTTGGCTTTCCACGAATGGGGTTGTAATTAAATAAAATATAATTATTATTAATAATTAATAATAATTATACACTGTTATAAATCAATTATAATGTTGGGATAAATTCCCAATTTAACTCTAAACATATCTTTTTCCAAATTTCATCTTGTTCGATTCTTTTTACAGGATCTTTTAGCATTGGAAAATATGGTAAAAAACTATGTTCATCTAATAATTCACACATTTTATACAATACATAATAATAATTTAAAAAATTCACTCTACTATCTGGACAATGTTTACTATATGGTTTTTGAATTTCCATAAATAAATTACATAACTTATCTTCTAGCTCAGGTCGCATAACAGGTGGTTTAATTCCTAGTTTATCTTTAATAAATGGTATATGTTCATAATACTTATTGTAACCTAATTTCTTTAATATTTCCTTTGCTCTTTTATTATCCATATTTTTAAGCGTTAATCTTTCCTTTTTAATTTGTTTTTTTATATTGTCAATAACTTCATCTGGAATTTGTGTAGTTTCTTTTGCTTGAAATTGTGCCAATATTTCTCTGAAATGATTTATTCGTTTGTAGGCGTAAAAACAAACTTCTTTAGGAGGCTCTTTATATGAAGGTTTTTCGTGTTCTATTAAAAACTTATCTTGATAACTACATTTTTTACATATTAAAATTCCTTCTGATTCAACTTGTACTAGTTCTCCAGAACATTTAGGACATATTTCATAATTTATAACATAATTTTTCATATCTATTAATGTATTATCAATGTTACTGAAATATCGCTGAACAATTGTATCATTATTGTTTTTTATATCTACCTTTTCATTATTTTTACTGAAAAAAGAATGCAATATTTTTTTTTTATTTGTTTTTCCATCGCTTAAATTCTTTTTTTTTTCAAAATAATCAAAAATCAAATTGGAATTGTTTAGTAAATACTTTTTTTTCTGGTTTTTCATATTTTTAATTTGCAATTTACAATCATTTATTTGATCTTGTAACTCAAGTCGTTCTTCTATTTTCATGTTTTTGTTTTTTTGAATCTTTTTTTTTAAACGACTAATTTTTGATTTTAAATTTGGAATACTTTTTTCAGATATTTGTTTGAATTCTTTCATTTTTTCATCATGTTTGTTGTCTAATGTTGTTATACTATGCTTGTTAACAGCCAATTTTTTCTGATTTTTAGGCTTAAAATTAGGCATTAATATATATAAGTGCTTTCTATTTAATTAATAGTTTGATTAATTGTTTAGCAAAATCAAAATATTTCTATAACTTATTCGTAAATTCATTATTTATAAAAATCATTTTCAATATATAATGGATAAACCAAACAAAATAATATTTAATGAAACTGAAATAACTAATATTGATTTGATGAAATTACAGAAAATGACATTACTATACAATGCTTTGGAAAACGGGTGGTCTATTAAAAAAGCAGATAATTGTTATGTATTTAAAAAAAAACACAATAATGAAAAAGAAGTTTATTTAGATTCTTATTTAAGACGATTTATGAGGGAAAATTTAGATATAAATCAAATTTTAAATAACTAATTTTTATGTAAAATATGTAAAATTTAGTTTTGTTTAGAAAAATTAGCGACATTATCTTAAAAATAGGTATAAAAAAAAAATTTAATGTGTAAAATCTGAAAATTTTTTTCTTTTGTTATATTATAATATGGGTGGTGGACTCATGCAACTAGTAGCTTACGGCGCACAAGATGTGTATCTAACTGGTAATCCCCAGATCACTTTCTGGAAGGTTACATACCGCAGACACACTAACTTCGCAATGGAATCCATTGAACAGACCTTCAACGGTCAAGCCGACTTCGGTCGTCGTGTTCAATGCACTGTATCGCGAAATGGTGATCTTGCATACCGAACTTACCTTCAGGTAACTCTTCCTGAAATCAGCAGTTCCGACTCTGCACACGCACGATGGTTGGACTGTCCAGGTGAACAATTGGTCTCCATGGTTGAAGTAGAAATTGGAGGTCAGCGAATCGACCGTCAATATGGTGACTGGATGCACATCTGGAACCAATTGACCCTTACTTCTGAACAAGAAGATGGTTACAACAAGATGATTGGTAACACCACTCAGCTTACTTATTTGACCGACCCCGACTTCGCCGAAGTCGCAACTGCCTGCTCTGCTTCCACTGTTCCAGAAGCAGTATGTGCCCCACGCAAGGCCCTTCCAGAAACCACTTTGTATGTTCCTCTACAATTCTGGTTCTGCCGTAACCCCGGTCTTGCCCTTCCATTGATCGCACTTCAATACCACGAAGTTAAGATCAACATCGAACTTCGCCCATTGGACGAATGTTTGTTCGCCGTTGACATGGTTGCTGTTGAAGGAGCACACAACCACAAATCAACCTCTGCTTACAGCAAATCTCTTGTAGCCGCATCCTTGTATGTTGACTACATCTTTTTGGATACTGATGAACGCCGTCGTATGGCCCAAAACCCACACGAATATTTGATTGAACAACTTCAGTTCACTGGTGATGAATCCATCGGATCATCCAGCAACAAAGTTAAACTTAACTTCAATCACCCATGCAAAGAACTTGTTTGGGTTGTACAACCAGATGTTAATGTCAGTTATTGCGATTCATTTGTATCTGGCCAGAAACTTCACTCTGCCCTTGGTGCTCAGCCATTTAACTACACTGATGCCTTGGATGCTCTTCCACACTCCATCCGTGCCTTCTCCAGTAACGCACAAGTAACTGGCGCCAATGGTGTTATTGGTACCGACGGTATGTTCTCTGATGCTGGTGCAATGGATGCCGCCGCCACTGATGGTATCGATGCTGATGTATCTGGTGCTTTGGGAGGAAATGCTTCCTCTGGTGTTTCTGATGCTGGAGCATTCGTTCTTGCCGAAACTGCCCTTAAGATGCACTGTTGGGGTGAAAATCCAGTTGTTACTGCCAAGTTGCAACTTAACGGACAAGACCGATTCAGTGAACGTGAAGGTTCATACTTCGATGTTGTTCAGCCATACCAACACCACACTCGCTCACCAGATGCCGGAATTAACTGCTATTCCTTCGCTCTTCGACCAGAAGAACACCAGCCATCTGGAACATGCAACTTCAGTCGCATTGATAACGCAACTCTTCAACTTGTTGTATCTGCTGCCGCCATCGGTGGAAGCGCAACCGCCAAAGTACGCGTATACGCCACTAACTACAATGTTCTTCGTGTAATGAGTGGAATGGGTGGTCTTGCATACTCCAACTAATTTTAATATAGATTATCATTCATTAACAAAATTAATTTTTAAATAATACAATTTTCAAAATTAAAATTATTTAAATAATAAAATTAATAATAATTTTATTATTTTATCTATAATTAAAGTTCTGCTTTATTAATATTTAAATATAATACTCGTAATAATAATAACTATATGGGACAAGCACAAAGTAGAAATTACAATTTTGAAGATGTCCAGCATATTATTCAAAACAAACAAAACAATTCAACTATATTGATCAATGTACTTAAAGAATATGAACAGTCTTGTTTAATAAAACATACTATAGATATTAAGAATGAAGTACAAATAATAAATCAATATTTAAAAACAAATAAACATGTACATATCATAATATACGGTAAACATTATTTAGATGAAAATGTAGAAAAAAAACAAAAACAGCTTTTCTCATTAGGATTTTATAATGTATTTGCTTATAAAGGTGGTATGTTTGAATGGTTACTTTTACAAGATATATATGGGAGAGATGAGTTTCCAACAAGCTCAAATGAATTAGACATTTTAAAGTTTAAACCACAAAGTCATTATTATAATAATTTACTTACTGATTCTATTGATTAAGTTTACATAAAATTGATTTATTAATATATTAAAACAATATTAATAAATTAAACATTAATACGATAAAATGAATCTAACACAACAAAAACTAACCAAGAGTGAATGGGAATTTTTAGAACTTCCTATTAATAAAAAGGAAAAATACATATTAAAATTTATACATAAGGCGTATAAACAAACTAGTTTAACTGAAAATCCTAACAACTCTTTGATAAGTTATCTTAAAATTAATGTAGAAGATTATGAAGATTTTCATAAATACTTTTATAATAAATACTATGAAGATGTCATACACAAACTAGTGAAGGATTATAATCTTAAATACAAACTAAAGATAAACATTAAAAAATTAAATATTAAAAAAGCAAATAAAATAAGAATTAGAAAAATAAATACAAAAGAGGTTTTAGAAAAAAATAATATATTTGAAAATGTTTTGATGGAACAACTTACTATGTATTTTAAAACTAGTAGCAAGTCAAAAAAATGTTATTACTATTATTCATTACTTCAACTTTCAAAACGCAAGGTAAAATTGGTAAATTATTTACTTTTAAAATTTATTGATTATGTGTTGGAAACATTTAAATACAAAATAAATATCACAAACTTAATAAAACATTCGTATAAATATATCGAAGAAAACCATTTGTTAACTGAATATAATGATGTGTCATTATTTAGTCATCAAAAAAAAATGTTCAATCTAATACAAGGAAACCCTAATCCAAAATTAATATTATATCAAGCACCAACTGGTACTGGTAAAACAATGACACCTGTTGGTTTGGTAAACGAAAAAATACTAATATTTACATGTGCAGCAAAACATGTAGGACTTCAATTAGCAAAATCATGTATTGCGTTGGAAATACCTATAGCTATTGCTTTTGGATGTGAAACACCAGATGATATTCGTTTACATTATTATGCTGTAACTGATTTTGTTAGACATCGTAAATCTGGTGGAATCTTTAAAGTAGACAATAGTAATGGTGAAAAAGTTAAAATTATTATTACAGACATCCAATCTTATTTACCTGCGATGAACTATATGCTGGCATTTAATAAAAAGGAAGATATTTTATGGTATTGGGACGAACCAACTATAACATTGGATTATAATGAACATAGTTTTCATAATATTATGAAAAAGAATTGGAAAGAAAATGAAATTCCAAATGTGGTTCTTTCTTCAGCTACATTACCCACGAGTGAAGAAATATATCCTATGATTGCTAATTTTAAACAGCGGTTTAAGGGGGATCAATATAATATAGTAAGTTATGATTGCAATAAAACAATTCAATTATTAAACACTAGCGGGAATGTAGTAGTATTACATGATGAATATGATGAGTATGAAAAATTTAAGAATAGTGTTAAATTCGTTACTAAAAACAAAACATTATTACGATATATTGATGTAAAAGAAGCATCTACATTTATTATATACATATTAGAAAATCTTAATATTCCAGAACGATACAAACCAGAGTCTTATTTTGAATCAATAACTGACATTACAATACATAGTATAAAATTATATTATTTGAAATTATGTCGTCAGATAAAGAAGAATGATTTTATAAATTATAAAACACAGAAAAAAAAGCCAACTAATAAATCTACTATAAAAATAACTACTAGTGATGCATGTACATTGACAGATGGTCCAACAATATTTATGACAAATGATGTAGAAAAGGTTGGTATGTTTTACTTAAAAGCATCTAATATTCCAGGGAAGGTTTTAAATGATCTGTTACATGTTATTGATACTAATGAAGAATATAGAGACGCATTAAATCAAATCATTAAGGAGGAGAAAGAAAGAACAGATAAAATAAATGATAAAATTTTAGATAGCGCGCGTGACAATGATAAAGAAGTTAAAATACAGAATGAGTTTAATAAAAAGGTAAATGCGTTTATGAAGAAAATGAAGAAAATAGAACTAAGTCCAGAATATATTCCAAATAGGGAAGAACATTATAAAAAATGGCATCCTAGTACAAATGTTCCTACAAATCTTTTCACTAGCAATATTGATGAAGAAATAGTTGAAGAAATTGTATCGTTGGATGTAAATAAAGAATGGAAATTATTATTATTGATGGGAATTGGGGTATTTAGTAGTAAAAGCGATGTAAAGTATGTAGATATAATGAAAAAACTAGCAGAAAAACAACAATTGTATATAATTATTGCTTCTTCAGATTATATTTATGGAACAAATTATCAATTCTGTCATGGATACTTATCTAAAGATTTACAGAACATGACTCAAGAAAAGTTGATCCAGGCATTAGGTAGGGTTGGTAGAAAAAATATACAAAAATCATATAGTATCCGATTAAGAGACGATAAGATTGTAGAAAAATTGTTTATGGAGGAAATAGATAAAATAGAAGTCAAAAATATGAATAAACTGTTTGTTTGATTAACTAATTTGGTTACTTATTATAATTTAGATAATTATATAATAATTTTTATTGTGTTGTTTTTTCTTCTTCAATCACTTTTTTATACACATTAAACAATCGTTTACACTCTTTAGGATTAAATGTAATATTATGGACACCTGATTCACATAAAATCCAATTTAAAAGAGCAGCATTTTTCTTAGTAAGTCCGTTTTCTTGTGATGATTTTAACATTTAAATGTAATAAATATATTATATTTAAATTTGTTTTAATAATTATTTAATCGTTCAATAATATCCACCACGAAGACGAAGCACAAGGTGTAGAGTTGCTTCTTTTTGAACATTGTAATCTGAAAGTGTCCGTCCATCTTCTAACTGTTTTCCAGCAAAAATCAATCTTTGTTGATCGGGTGGAATACCTTCCTTATCTTGAATCTTCTGCTTTACATTTTCAATAGTATCACTTGGTTCGACATCAAGTGTGATAGTTTTACCTGTCAAAGTTTTTACAAAAATTTGCATCTTATAATATTTATCTCTCCCTTATTTTTAAATCATTTTTAATAAGAGTTAAATATTTTGGTATACAATTATAAAATCAAGCATTAATCAAATGAAACTATAATCTCTACATTTTCTTTTTTTATACTTTTGGTTGCCGATACAGATAATTCTTCTCTGGTTTTTCTGGTTGCCTTTTCTTTCTTTCCTTTTTTATTTTTAGAAGTGCTGTTTCTCTTGTTCATATCATGAGATATTTCATCAAAATTTTGTTCAATGTAATCAAGTATCTTATTTTCCAAAATCCATCTAAAAAAATTAAGTTGACCTATTGTTGTTTGAATATGATTATTGTCTTTATATGGAATTGTAATTCGATCCCATCTACAAAATGGATCAAATCGTTTTTTTGAGTATGCTCTTAATTTTAGTTTATATTCCAAATAAACTTTAAACCGCCGTTCGATCCCATCACTGTGTTTAAACTTATATACTGTGAAAAATTTTTTACTATAATTAGTAGCAAACCAATCTATCAATCTCAGTGATGTTTTGGATTCACCATTAATTATTGGCAATATTTTTTCCAAATTATTATTTTCATTATAAAAACTTAACAAATTGTTTAACAAAAGAGAATTTTGAGTAATATAACTAGTCATATAGTATTATTCACGAAGCGTATTTAAATTATTATTTTGTCTTATATATTTTTCTTGATTCATCAAATCATTAATATAATTATTTTGGGAGAGAAAAGGATTACACCCTCTTTGGATAATCATCTCTCTATCATTGATACGATTAGATATCGCTTGTTTTTTACTATCCATATTTACACTATCTTGATATTCCATAAACTGTCTTTCTATATTTAATTTGAAATTATTACAACTATCTTCGCTCAATATCTCTCCCTTTTTATTATTTTTTTCTGTATCAACTGCAGATTCTTTTACATATTTATTTCTATCTTTTACTAATGTTTTTATCATTTTATCATCTGGAATGGTAAATTTCCTATACAACATTAATATTACTTAATTATTAATGTTATATTATAATTGCTAAATTTACTTACGACTTTTTTTACTCTTTTCTTTCTTTCCTTTCTTACCACCTTTCTTCTTTTTCATTGTTTTTTTATGATGCATACCACCCTTCTTTTTACTTTTACCTTTCTTTGATTTCTTGCCTTTATTACTTTTCTTTGCTGTTTTACCCTTCTTTGCTTTGTAACTCTTTTTTTTAACAGTTTTAGTATGTTTCCTTCCTCCATATGTTGACTTTTTTTCTTTTAACTCTTTTAACTCTTCTTCTAATATTGATAATGTTTTGTTGTATTGTTCCATAAGTCTTTTATTGTTTGATTTTCCATAATCTTTATTGCCACTATTCATATCGATTTTATGTATTTCTATCATTTCTTTTATATTTTTAATTTCTGCAATCTTGTCTTTTATTTGTTCTTCGTGTGAAGGTATTTCATCATCATCGCTTGATGTTAATCGTTCTTCATAAAAAGGTGACTCTTCTTTTTCATTATCACTCATTTCACCTTTAACACGCTTCGATGATGATTCTTCCTCATCATCATATTTACGCTTTCTTTTTTTTACCTTTTCATCATATCCATATTCATCCATAATCTTATTGAAGTTATATTCAGTTTGTTCATCATATGGTTGTGCTTCAGGAAGAAAATCTAATCCTTCTCCTGATGTATCACTATATAAATCAGCTATTTCTTTTGACAAATCCATTATATATTAAATAAAGAAATTAATCTTTTTTTATTATCTTCATCTGTTTGGCGAACTTGAACGCATCTGAATTTTTTGTCCCTCGTTTAATATTACATTTGTAGCAACATATCTCTACATTATCGGTTGTATGCCCAATACTGTTATCTTTTCTTTCTAAAGTCCACTGTTCAGGATCTCTTAATTCTTTAAACAATACTTTACATAATTTTCTACAATAAAAACATTTATGCTTGGAAACAATCATTTTTTCTATTAAATCATCATAAGTTATAAACAAATTTTTATCATATTTCTTTTTTTTAATATCTTGTTGTTTATAGCCAGACAATTTCTTTTTTAATTCACTTATGTACAATTCTTTATATTGAAAATCACAATCTCCATATAACTTCATAATACAATTAATCTGATCAGAAATATTAAAAACTAACTCTCCAGACACATCTTTCATAGTTGCTCGTTCTTTATTTTTAACAGCTTTTACTGCTTCTATATTTGATTTTCCAGTTATAATAATTTTTTTCATTATACAAAATAATATATATTAAAACAACTATTTAAACAAATAACTAGTAATTATTGTTTAACACAATAGATATAATAATAAATTAAAACAGTATAAACTTAGTTTGATATATTAATATATATGAAAAATAATGATGAATGTTTAGAATTAAAAAATATCAAATATAAAACAATGTTAATGAATAACATTCAACCAACAAAAGAACCACAAATAACAAATATCGAATCTTTTCTAGAAAAGGAAAAAAACATAAATAAAAAACAACATTGGAGTAAACTTAGTAAATTATCAAAAAAAAATAAACTGCTTGATTACTGTGATGAGTACTCAAATAAAAACAAATTAAATACAGAAGAAAAACAACAACTAAAATCATTTCTATTGAAATCACTAGAAAGAAAAAAACTTCAACGAGTTAAAGATGTAATATATGATATTGAAACTCAAACTATTATAAATATTCCCACACTTACTTTAAATAAACAAACAAACAAATATACACTTAAAAATTTAGATAAAAAAGTATCTACATTAAAGTCGTTAGCACCTCGTAAACCAAAACATAAAAATAAAAGTAAAAACAAAGACAAAGATAAGGAAAAGAAGAAAGGTAAAAAATCTAAAAAAATTAAAGAGGATAAACAAACAAAATAATAATATACTACATTATTTAATTAATTAAATTGATATAAAGTAAATATAATTATATTATAAAGTATAACATGAATAAACAACCTCATTTAAATGATTTACCACAATTAAATGATTTATATGATAAACTAAATATTGAAGATGATTTTACAAATACTCATTATCATGAAGACTTTTTAGAAACAATTGATATATTTATTGATGATTATGTAAACTCTCATATTCTAGATTATAAAAATAAGGATTTTGAAGATACTGTAAAAGATGCTATTTATTCGCAAATAACAGAGATTTACAATGATCAGATAAATTATTTAGACCTAACATTGGATGATACAATTGATGAGTGTGTTTATTTATATTTTACAAAAAATAACTGTCCAAGATCATACGATGAATCGATCGTTATATCACATCCTATACCAAATGTAATAACAAAACAATTAACTAAAATTAAAAATAAATATCAACCAGACCAACGAACAGATGAATGGTATCATTTTAGATGGGATGGTCTTACCGCCAGTAATTTATGGAAAATCTTCGATACACCTGCTAGTTTAAATAGTTTAATTTATGGTAAATGTGTTCCTATTGATGTAAGTAAATATAAATCTGTAAATATTGATTCAGCATTCCACAATGGACATAAATATGAACCATTATCTATTATGATTTATGAAGAAATATATGATACAGAAGTAAGTGAATATGGTTGTATAACACATGATAATTATAAATTCTTAAAAGCATCTCCTGATGGTATTAATACAAAAAGAGGAAATCCTAGATACGGTAGATTGGTAGAAGTAAAAAATCCAGTTAGTAGAAAATTAACAGGTATTCCCAAAAAAGACTATTGGATACAAATGCAACATCAAATGGAAGTATGTGATTTAAATGAGTGTGATTTTCTGGAAACGATATTTAAAAGTTATGAAAATGAAGATGCGTTTATGAATGATGGTTCATTTACTAAAACAGAAGATGGTAAACGCAAAGGAATAATGATACGATTTTATGATAACAAAGAACCAATATATGAATATGCTCCACTTAATTTATCTAAAAATGAATTTGATGTATGGTATAGTGATACAATGGAAAAAAATAAAAACTTGACATGGATCGAAAATATTTATTGGTATCTAGAAGATATATCCATTGTTTTAGTAACAAGAAATAAAAAATGGTACAACGCTGCACTACCAAAAATGATAGAAACATGGGACATTATCATAAAAGAAAGAAATGAAGGATATGATCATAGAAAACCAAATAAAAGAGTTAAAAAAAATAAAGATAATGTAAAAAGTAATACTCAAATAATTAAGCTAAACAATCAATATCAAACTACTGTCACGGGTGATGATTCCGATATTACTAGTGATAATTTTAACTTTTCATATTTAAATCAAAAAAAGGATAAAAAAGTGATTATTAAAATTAATACAAATGGATTGTAAATAAAGATTTTAATATAAAAAACAATAATTTACTTATAAATTATTGTTTTTTGTTTATTTTAATTTTAAATAATAAGATGACTTATCATTTATGTCTCTTCCTCTTACATACGCCCTGGCTGGTCCAAGTACACATCTCCAAGAAATTTCATGATGAAAATTTAAAAATGGTTCATAATAATACTTCATTTTATATTCTTTAAAAGAATTGCTTATTGGATTAAGCACAACATATTCAATTTGTTCTTCTTTATTTTTTGTTGTATTTTTTGAATTCATTTAAATTAACATTTTTGTTATATTTATATATTTTTCACTGAATTTTTATTTTAGATCGTATACGGATTTCAATAATTTAGAATTATTTGTATAACAAAGGATATTGTTCTATTACTGATTTATAAAAACTTTGAATCATATCACCAGCAACATATGGGGAAATAGAAGTAGGATTTTCTTTACTTTTAAATTTTCCCACAGTATCGGCAAATGCTATTCCTGATGGAGATACATTCTTTGCTGTATCAATCATGAACAATACCATAGCAATAGCATCCAGACCTTCACAATCTCGATGGTTTCTACCCTTTAGTACATTATAAGGAATTCCAAGTCCTGGACCAATAAACCCCCCTTGATGCGGTGGTATTATAGTATCTTCTTCCATATAAATTAGCCCTACTTTGGCTTTCACACGAGCTAATTTTGATAAATAATGTTCCATCCAATACACTCTCAATGGAGTCTGACTTATATACATTGAACAAATGTAGTGACCAAACAATTCCTTACGAGTTCTTATCCAAAATTCAGTAACATCTAAAGTATTCCATTTTTGATACAATGATAAAATATATATGGGAGCACAATAGAGTAATCCTAGGTAACCATTATAGAACATCTCAGGAATACATAGTTTAAAAAGGACTCCCCACAACCAACCATTATGACCTAATGTAGGAAGTAACCCTGGACATGCCATCATAATGAGTGTACTTAATTTATCGGGATGTGAGTATGTAAAATTCACAGCAGCCATACCACCAAAGGAATGAGATACAACTATCAAATCAGACGGAAGCTCTAATTTTGTACACACTTCAGCGATAACTTCACCATGCCACTCTGTTATTTCGCGAATGTTCATTCCACTTGTTTTTGGGGTATCACTAATACCCCAACATGGTAGAGTTATAGAGTATCCATGTACATCACCTGTATCACGCATTGTCAACAAAGTGTCGAAGAACTGGTACGCACCAGAGTGTAAACCATGTATATAAAGCACCGTCTTTTTGGGATTTTTACATGGACACTCTGCAACATATGTAGTGACGGGTGATAGATTTGGTTCGGTGTTTGTAACGGATATTTTATGCAATGTGAGTTCACGGTCATGTGCCTCTTCTTCAAACATTCGTAAACTTTCCTTATGACGATTGTAATATTTTGAAAAATATCCAAAAGTGAATGCTACAGGTAATAATAAAAATCCACAAATAGGATACACTATAAATAAAACAATAAGTCCAATTAATATTAATGTGTACACATACAATATTTGTACAAAAATATGTGTAAACTTTCTACAAGGTTTGTATGAATCTTGTGTTATGAACGATATTTGTAAAAAATTCTGCAATTCAGTTCTTTTTTCAATAACCACATCTGGTAAGACCATCTTTAATTCTTCTTCTTTTTTTACCTTATTATCTCTTATTTTTAACATATAATAATATTCAAGTAAATTATTATTATACTACAGTATAGTATTTTATTTAAATAGTTACTATTTCAAATAAAAGTAAAATCAAATAAATAATGTTTAATTAATATCAATAAGTTGCATACAATGTAGAACACATACCTGGAAATGGTTCGTTGCCATCACATAGTGTTGATATCAAATCGGGAGAGATATTTTTCGTAACTTGAGAATAACTACTCATTTCCGATTTAGGAACATTTTTTGCCTGTTCACTGTAATTCATACTTTTGTAACTAGTATCATTCGTTCGTTTAAAACTATCCAATAATAATTCTTTATATGCTGAAGGAAAACTAGAAAGATTGCTAAACCCTTCTCGTTTAATTATTATCACTAATATTGATAATATAGCCAATGTCAGTAAAACATATTCAAATATTTTTTTCATTATTAAAATACTTTATTATATATTTTCATTTAGATAAAAAAGTTATTTATTTAATCTTTAACAATAATCACTTAAAATAATAATAATATATTATTTTACAAATGTCTGAAAAGTATGAAGATTGTGTAATTAAGCGAAATGGAACTCGCGAACCAGTATCTTTTGATAAAATTCTGAAAAGAATTAAAACATTGGGACAAGGAGAAGGTAAAAGTAAATTACATGTAAATTATACCTCTCTTTGCCAAAAAATCATCGATCAATTATACGATGATATTACTACTCAGGAAATAGATGAATTAACAGCACAACAATGTGCATCATTGGCAACAACGCACCCGGACTATGCTGTATTAGCCAGTCGTATTTTAATTTCAAATCATCATAAAATGGTTAGTGAAAATTATTTACAAGTTGTTGAACAACTTTATAACAATACAGATATTCATAATATTAAAACACCCATAATTTCCGATTCACTTTATAATATAGTAAAAAAACACCATGAAACAATCCAATCATGGTTTGATTTTGATAAAGATTATCTTTTTGATTATTTTGGATTTAAAACTTTAGAAAGAGCTTATTTGCTTAAAATTAATAAAAAAATTGTTGAACGACCACAACATATGTGGATGCGTGTTGCTTTAGGTATTCATGAAGACAATTTAGAAAAAGCAAAAGAAACTTATGATATGCTTAGTAGTAAATATTTCACGCATGCTACTCCAACACTATTCAATGCTGGAACTCCTCGACCACAACTAAGTTCTTGCTATTTAATAGCAATGGAATCTGATAGTATAAAAGGTATATACAATACATTGGGTGATTGTGCTGCCATTAGTAAGTGGGCAGGAGGAATCGGTATGCATATTCATAACATTCGTGGTGCTGGTAGCCATATTAGAGGTACAAATGGTACAAGTAATGGAATTGTTCCTATGTTGCGTGTATTTAATAATACCGCACGCTATGTTGATCAAGGTGGGGGTCGTCGCAATGGTAGTTTTGCTATTTACCTTGAACCATGGCATCCAGACATTATGGAATATTTGGATATGAAGAAAAACCATGGCGATGAAGAAGCTAGAGCACGCGATTTATTCTACGCTCTTTGGCTGAACGATCTATTTATGCAAAGAGTAAAAGAAAACAAAAAATGGACGCTAATGTGTCCTGATACTTGTCGTGGATTGTCAGATGTATATGGAGATGAATTTAAAACATTATACGAAGAGTATGAATCTAAAAACATGGGTGTAAAAACAATTAATGCTAGAGATGTTTGGTTTAAAATCTTAGATAGTCAATCGGAAACTGGTGTACCTTATCTATTATATAAAGATGCTTGTAATACTAAATCAAATCAAAAAAATCTAGGTACTATTAAATCTAGTAATTTATGCTGTGAGATTGTAGAATACAGTGATGATAAAGAAACTGCTGTTTGTAATTTAGCATCCATCGCACTAAGTAAATTTGTTAATCCACCTACCATACCATTTAAACATCTAGATGATATTAAGATCTATACAAAGAAAAATTGTAATTGGTGTTTAATGATGAAAAATGAACTAAAGAAAAATAATATTTCATACAAAGAAGTAAAATTGTCAACACAGGATGATTTCGATAAATTTAAAAAGGAACATAATTTACAAACTGTTCCACAATTATATGATGGTGATAAGTTGATTGGGGGATATACTAATGTGTCGCGACTTTTAAAACCAACATTCGACTATGATAAACTACATGAAATAACAAAAATAGTAACTAATAATTTAAATAAAGTAATTGATATTAATTTTTATCCAACAACTAAAACACATACTAGTAATATGAGAAATCGCCCTATAGGTATAGGAGTACAAGGATTGGCGGATACATTTGCTATGATGAATGTTCCATTTTATTCACCTGAAGCATCTGAAATAAATGAAAAAATATTTGAAACAATGTATCATGCCGCATTGGAAAAAAGCACTGAAATAGCAAGTGTAGATGGTCCTTATGACAGCTTTAAAGGATCGCCTGCTAGTAAAGGGATTCTACAATTCGATATGTGGAATGTAAAAGTATCAAATGATAGATACGATTGGGATAAGCTTAAACAGACTATTAAAGAACAAGGTCTACGCAATTCTCTTTTGTTAGCACCAATGCCAACCGCCTCCACTTCACAAATCCTAGGAAATAATGAGTGTTTTGAACCCTTCACTTCCAATATGTATGTGCGTAGAACCATCGCTGGTGAATTTGTAATTATAAACAAGCATTTGTTAAGAGAGCTAATCAATATTGGAATGTGGAATGAAGATATCAAACAAGAAATGGTAAAATATAATGGTTCTATACAAGAAATCAAGCAAATTCCAAAAGTATTAAAGGACAAGTATAAAATAGTGTGGGAAATTCCTATGAAGCATATTATTAATATGGCTGCTGATAGAGGAAAGTTTATTTGTCAAAGTCAGTCGATGAATCTGTGGATGAAAAATCCTACATATGATCGTCTAACTACTATGCACTTTTACAGTTGGTCAAAAGGATTAAAGACTGGTTTGTATTACCTAAGAACAAAAGCTAAGGCAGCACCACAACAATTTACTGTTGAACCTGACAAAATGGTAACTGGTAACAATAGTGATGATGCTTACGAAGAAGAAGAATGCCTAATGTGTGGTTCATAAATTTAATAAAAAATTATAATATATTATTATAGTTTTTTATTCATTATATTCATTTCATTATAGAATTTTAACCAATTATATACCACAAAACTTATTGAATAAGTTGTTTAGTTCATTAGAACTATTAATGATATCTTTTTTATACTTCATTTGATAATAACATCGAAAACATACTAATACATCAACCATCGAATTGTGAAGATTTTTTGGTTCACATTGAAACAAATGTTTGTGTAGTTCGATTAGTTTGGGTGATTTGTAAGATACTGTTTCTTTACTCTTCAAATCGTGAATCATACTAATCAATCCCAACTCTTCTGGTGTTTTATAATCTTTTATCCCGTTTTTTTCCATCCATTCAACGGGGTGAGCTTGCTCGATATCGTCCCTTATATTTATTTGTTGTAAGCATTTCTCTAACATAACCCTAGCTTCCTGTAATTTGCTTGTCCGTGGTATTTTACATATATCTACCGAATTATACATGGTACAGTACATCGATTGATTTCCTTTATGAATGTAATCAATCATTTTGTTTCGTATAAACTCAACTCTTACCATTCGTTTGTCAAATTTGATATTATGAGCAACACATACAGTGGCTTGTTTTAAATCATTAGCAAATTCTTGAAGAGCATGTCTTGCAGGAACACCTTTGGATCGCATTATTTCATTTGTGATTCCATGTATTTTAGACGCTTCTTCGCTTATTGTCTGTCCTGGTGGTAGTTTAATAATATGATCCCCTACATTTAACTTATTGTTGTCCACATCAAACAACAGCCAACTAAGTTGAACAATATAAGGATACTTTTTTGTATCGTACAAAGATGTGTTGTAGCTAGGTATAAGTCCAGTTGTTTCGGTGTCAAATACAATTACCTTCATGTTTTTAGATTAAAATAAATCTTAATTGTTTTATTTAAATCAATTTTATAGAATATAATTACTTACTTTAATTCATATACATCATACATATTAGACATATCATTAACTATTTTATAACTAAATCGATGTCCAGTAGTAACACCGTATTGTTTAATACCATTCATATGATCTTTTGTTCCATACCCTTTATTTTTTCTCATATTGTATCGTTCTTCTAGTATGGGATATTTATCACACAATTCTTCAATACACAGATCACGCTCTACTTTGGCCAATATAGAAGCAGCTGCGATTGAAGCATACTTATCATCTCCTTTTACAACGCAAGTATATGGTATATATTCCCCTTCTCTATTATACGGTTTAAACATATTTCCATCTACTATAATATGATCTGGTACAACTGGTAACTGATCCAATGCCTGATGCATTCCCCAATAGGTAGCATGAAATATATTTAATTTATCTATCATTTTTTCATCAACGGCAAATGTTGAATAAGCAATTGCGTTTTCTTTAACATAATCATATGCCATTAAACGCTTTCTATGGGATGTTAATTTTTTACTGTCAACAATGTATTCATTTAAATACTCTTCTTCCTGAGGAAATATTACTGCTGCTGTATATACTGGTCCAAATAATGGACCGCGCCCTGCTTCATCTATACCTACTTCAAGTCTATCTTTTTCCAAATAACTTAACATAATATCGTAATTAATATAAATTATTACTTACGATATATTTAATACGATTTACTTAGTTATTTTCTCTTTTTCATCGTTTTTGCTTTCTTTTGTTTGGTTCGTTTTTTTTTAGATGTTTTACCGCAAATATTTTTGGTTTTTCCTAACTTATACTTTTTATCCATATAACGCATATCTTTTGTCAATATTTCACATTCTTTTGGTTTTTTGTTTTTTCTATATATTCTTAATATATTGAATCTAGCCTTCTTAGCAACTGCTGCTTTTTTTTCAGTACGACCCGTCTTTTTCTTTTCCATTTTTACACCTTCATCAATTGCCATACGACGCTTTCTTGTAGAACTTTTTAATTTATAAGCATGTTTTCGAGTTTTGTAGTCAATCTTTCTTAATTTAGGCAACAATACACGCGGTGATGCTTTATTAACCATTTATATAGATAGTTCATATAAAATAATTTATTTTTTTCATACTATAATTTATATGAAAAACTTTTTACCTTTAATTATTATTATTTTAATAGCTATATTATTTGCTATTTTAGCAGTTCAAAGTTCAAAAATAATTGAAGGAAATACAAATATGTCTTCAAATGATGCTACATGTGTATATGGAAATTGGTCAACAACAGGAACTTGTGTCGATGGAAAAATAGAACAAACGCAAAATTTAACATCCGGTGGTAGTAATTGTACACCAACAAAAACAAGAGAAATAGCATGTAATGTAAGTAGTAATTCGGTTGATTTAACTAATAATACAAAATGTAGCAAACCATCTGACATAACTGGATATGAATTTACTCATGAAAATCTTTCCATTAATAATTTTGAAATAGGTGGATTGAAATGTGCTTCTGATTATTATGGTAATCCAACAGCAGAGGCTTGTTCTTCAGCAGGAACACCATATAGTTTAAAAGGATGTACTAGAATAACAGCATCGGTAGAAAATACGAATCCTTCTGAAATAATAGTTAGTTTCTCCAAACCAATTACAATTGACGGGAACACAGAAGATTTAAAAAATAATTTCAAATACAAAATAGATAGTGTAGATATTGAATACAAATCACCAATAAAAGCACAATTAGAGGGTAATAATAAAATTAAAATTACTACTAGTAGGGAAGTTCCACAAGATAAAACTGTTATAGTTAAATATCGTCAAAATAAAGTTAAAAATCAAGATGGTGTTGAATTATTAGTAGATGACATAAAACTAGACATGACAGATGAAATATCAGTTGTAAATAATGTAATTGATACATCTGCTCCCATACTTAAAATAGCACATATTACAGACGATGATGCTAGTACAATTATTCTTGTATTTAATGAAAAATTACAACACAATCCTGTTTTAAAAGCTTCGGATTTTAAAATTAAGATAAATGAAGGTATTGGTCGAACACCCAATAGAGTAATTACTAATAATGATAAATTAATTGTTTCACTTCGACAAACTATTCAAAAGGGACAACGAGTACAAATCAGTTATATTAGAAATAGTAGTGACGAATCAAAACATGTAAAAGATATTTACAACAATAGTTTAGAAAGTTTAGAAAATGTAAGCGTAGTTAACAATGTTGGATATCCTAATAAACCTATTAGTTTTGATTCAGAAAAAGACTCTGGAAGTATGAATAACCTTTTTACCAAATCAGTAACAGATAAAGAAACTGCTTACTTTAATGATCAATATATTAGAAGTATTGGACAACATAATCCATTTTATTTTTTAAATGAAAAATCAGGAATGGACTGTAAAATAGATCCAAAAAATAAAAATAAAGCAATATGTGATTTAAATAGAAATAAACCAATTCGTCCTATTAATGTACATGATTTAAAAGATAATAGAGGAGATGAAAAAGATAAATATATATTAAAAACAAAGATAGTCCCTGTTGTTTATCCTAGATGTGCTACTTGTGAAGATAATAGTAATAATAGTAATAGTAATAGTGATGATGACATAAAATTAGATACTTCTAGTTTAGATAACTTAAGTTCATCAATTAAAAATAAATTAAAACTTTCTAAACCCGCCTTTAAAAAGGTAAAACTAGACGACGAGTTTAGTGTTGGGAATCCTCTACAATTAAATAAATCTTTATCTAAAATATTAGATGTACAAGACAATCTTAAATTAGACAAATATGATAGGAGTATTAAAGGAAAAGATAACAATAAAATTAAATTAAACACAGACATCAAAATACCTAAGATTGCTGAAAAAATAGTTAAAGATACCTCAAAATTAGCAAACATTGTACCACCTAGATTCGCAAATGAAAACACACCTACGCCATTGATCAATGAAATTACTAATGTAAAGGAAAAATCTCCATCAAATGGATTTATACCTAGACTTACTAGTTTTTCAAAATTTTAATTAATATAATATAAATAAAATCATATTATTGATTTTATTTATTAAAATGAATAATTAAATTATTATTATAATTCTATTTTTTGTTTTACACATGCTTTATCCATTTGAAATGTTTGTTCATTTTTTTCTTTAGGTACTATTTTTATAACACATTTTGCTTTGTGACCATAAAGTGGTGTTTCACAACCTTTTTCTTTTTTATTTGTATTTTCCATTTTTTTCAATTCATCCATTATTTTAGACATAGATGTATCACTGCATCTCGCTCTGAAATGTTCATAACGTTCTCTTACATCTTCATATGTCAATCCTGATTTCTTTTTTAACATTTGATTTATATGTTCATGTAAATTATACATCCATCGAGAGAAATTTTCTCTATTTTTAAGCGCTACATCATTTAATGGAACAGCTTTTAAATTTTTACGCAAATTCATTCTACAATACTTACATGGTAAAACATATTTTAATGATTTAATAAATTGTTTATGGTATTTCTTCTGTACATCGGTTGGATTATTTGGATAATTAAAACTCATAGTATGTAAATAATGCCATAAACTAGGTCCCCATACACTAGTTAACATTCCATCTTTACTTTTAAAATCTTCTTTATTGTAAACCTTTTTAGTTTTATTTTTCTTATGACGAATGCTTTGGTTTGCTTTTCGTGTTTTATTCATTAATATAAGAATATATTAAATTTTTACAATATAAAATTATTGTTCAACAAATGTTGTATTACCTTTAAGATAATTTATAAGACTTTTTTTAAATACGGGTTCTTTATCTTTAAATGATACATTGTACTTGTGTTTCCATATTTCTTGATAATAATTATTTGTTGTAGTATAATTATTTAAATCATATATTATAATATTTTGACGGGATGTTCCATTGTATCTCTGTTTATTTAGTATTATCATTTCAATCAATATAGTATATTATATAACATTGTTATGTTTAAATTCGTTAAATAATTATACAAATATATATATATTTATTTGTATATGGAAAAAGTAAATTCAATTATTCAACGAGCAAACGGTGCTTTGTTAAAGTATAATATATCAAAAAAATCTTTATTATTATGGCTATTTCTATTAATAGTATTTATTATTGCAGCTGTATTTGTATATGTTAATTATATTAAACCTCAACTAGATATAATGGATTATAAAGCAAATTATGAATTTGATAGTACCGATGATAGTAAACTTAAGAAAAGTTCTGTTACAAAAAAAGCAACTGTTTATTTATTTTGGGCAGACTGGTGTCCAAATTCCAATACAGAAAGTTCTACTGGAAGATTATTACACAAAGTATGGGATGATGTCGAATCGCAATACAAAAATAATAAATGGAATATAAATGATAAACTAACATTTTTAAAAGTAAACGAATGTGATAATGATTTTGCAGTTCATGAATCAGTTGTAACAAAAAGTGAAATAGAAGGATTCCCTTCCATATACATTGTGTATGATGATTATGTACTGAATCCGGATACAAACACTAAAACAAAACAAACCATAGTATATGAATTAGATGCTACACCTAATGAAGATAATATTAAAAACTTCATAGAATCTGCACTTAAATAATAAGAAATTATTAAATTCATTTTTCTAACTCTTTCATAAAACTCTCTCCTTGTTTAATGCCATCTAAATATATTTTTTCACGGACATCTTTAGAACTAAATATACCATTTAAAGAACTTTCGGAATATTTTATTGTTTTCATATGAATTAAGTAAGGAGCATCCATGTTTGATATTTTGGCAATATTATTAACATACATTTTAAGCATAATATTATACAAAAAAATGACAAAATCATCATCCTTAGAAATTGGTATGGTTTTGTAAAAATCCCAATAACAATCAATGGCAAATACATCTTTTTTATTAACATGATCTATATCTATACAATAATCTATTGGTGTTTTGCTACTTAAACCACCATCTAAATAGCAAATATCATTATATTCTTCGGGTTTAAATATACCTGGTATACAAGATGTAAAATATAAAGCATCTAATAACAATATATCAGGTGTGAATTCATAATTGAATGGTTTTAAATCATAAGTAGAAGCATTTATAGCAAATACAGTAAGTTTTTTGTTTGTTTTTTGATAAAACTCCTTCATAGTAAGTGTTTTTAAATCATATCCACAAGATTTAAACAATGGATCAATTAACTTAATAAAATGGGTTTTATTAAAAATACCTTTTTCATTAAAATAATTTATTATATTTATTTTATTAACATTATAAGTTTTATGCCATGGTCGTTCAATAAAATATTTAACAATTGTTTCAAATTCTAATTTTAAACACAGAACACTTGATAATATCCCACCAGCAGATATTCCATAGTATCCTTCAATATTATCAAAATTAATTGTTTTATTTTTATAGAAAGGTTCCATCACTCCCAAATATTTTATTAAATTAAATCCACCTGAAGGTAATGTTATATATTTTATCATTTATAATTATATTACACGATATAATTATAAGTTTTTTATCTAATTAAATGTTAATGGACGATGGATTTAGAGAAAAAATAAACTTAGATGATTTATTTACTCAAGATAAAACTGAAACAAATAACAAAACTAAATTATATCAAAAAATACTACAACGAGTTCATAATAAAATAAAATTAACATCAAGACAGCGAAATAATATGAAATGTTGTTGGTTTGTAATACCAGAGTTTATACTAGGTCTTCCAAAATACGATGTAGCAGCATGTACAGCATATGTAATGGATAAACTAGATGAAAATGGGTTTATAGTTAAATATACATATCCAAATCTATTATTTATATCATGGAATCATTACATACCAGATTATGAAAGAATGGCAATAAAAAAAGAACAAGGAATTTCTATTGATGGATTTGGAAATGTAATTCAAAAAAAAACGAAAAAAAGTGATAACGACAATCCAAATAATTTAATGCTTAAAAATGCACCTGAATCGAATAGTGATACAAAGGATCGTTTTGGAAAAAGTACATCGAAAAAATCAGATGATAAGTATAAATCTATACATAGTTATAAACCAGGTGGGTTGATTTATTCAAATGATCTGATAAATAGTATAAATAGTGCTACACATAAGGATGAATAAATACAATATTATTATTTAATAATGTATTTATTGCTTATCGGTAATATTAATACTGAATTTTATATTAGTATTGTTATTTTCACCATTAGAATCGTATTTATTTATATCATCTACTAATGTATTTTCAGTAGAACATAACAGATTAATATTAGGTGTAGAAGCCTGATAATGAATCATGGTACTATCAATGTCATTTATATCTTCTGTTATATTATTTTCCAACATCGAGTCATTTACACCTCCTAATGCATCATAAATATCAACTTGTTTTGCTATATCTCGTATAATAACTTTATTTACATCATCATTTTGTTTTATAATTTGCGATGAAATATTAAATTTTATTTGTTCCTTTTCACCATCATGGGGAAGAGGATTTTCTTTATCGTATTCATTGTAAAAATCTATATATGCTTTTTTATGTAATTGATTAACACGAGTATATAATTTACTACTATTGTCTGTAGCAGTATCTTTTACCCATCCTTCTCGTTCATCTTTAACAATAAAATTTTTTCTTTTCTGATCAGTACAATGAATCGGTCGTTCTGTTACAGGCATTTCTTCTAATCCTTTTAATAATTTCTTTGATATGAAATTTTCAACCAATTCGTTGTTTCTCATTATATCACAAAGCTTAAATGACATATTACTTATAAAGTCTTGTATTGGCTGAGCATTTGAACAGTATGTATCTAAAAAAAAGTTAATAGATATATTGTTATTATAAATAACTTGACCTTGCTTACTCTTCATTTTAATGTCATCCGTTTCCTTTTTGATTAGATTTTGATTTTCAATAATAGAATATATTTGTTTTTTTAATTTGTTTATTTCTTCTGTTTTATCATCTATTATGTTTTTATTTTCAATATAATTATATGTATCCGTTTCTTCTACTTGTTCTGGTTTATTTAAATGATTTGAAAAAAAGTTAACTTTACTTATATGTTTTTTTGTTTTTAGATGTTTCTCATAATGTGATTTTTGCGAAGCATTGTAACCACATAATTCACAATAAAACTTATTATTCTTTTTTGTATTATTTTTATCATTTTTCTTATTGGTAGATGGCGGCTTTCTTTTTTTATTAACACTTTTAACACTATATAACACTTTTTGATGTTTTTCTAAATGTTTTTTGGTCTCAATGTGTCGAAGATAATTCGAATGACGAGATGTGTTATAGTCACAAATTTTACAATTAAATATTTTTCCTTGTTTTGCTCGTTTTTTACTTATATTTGCTCGTTTTTGCTCGTTTTTAGACATTTATATAAAATCAGAAAAAAATTTTAAGTTTTTTTTGTTGTATAGAAATTGTCATTTTTTGTCCCAAAAACGAGCAAAAAACGAGCAAAAAAACTACTCTAAAAATGCACTTTTCATAAAAAAAGTCTCCAAAAAAAAGCACTATTGTTGTAAAAAAGTCTCCAAAAAAAAGCACTATTGTTGTAAAAAAGGCACTATTTTGTAAAAAAGTCTCCAAAAAAAGGCACCATTAGAAAAATAAAAGTCGTTCTAATGGTGCCTTTTTTTCATTTTTGCATATTTTTTAAAAAAAAAATAAAAAAATATCAAAAAATCGCTTTAAAAAAAGGCATTTTTTTGACTAAAATGTTATTGTTTATTAGCATAATATCATCTTATATAATCATATTGTAATTATTTGTGGTTTGACTATCGTCTTATTTAACACTTTTTTTAAAAAAACGAGCAATTTTCATGAGACGACTGGTTTGAGTAAATCTCAAAAATATTTTTTTTAAAAACCATTAATAATTTAAAAACAATAAAAAATGAAAAAAATTTATTTTTCAAAATTTAACACTTTTTTAACACTTTTTTTTGATTTTTTAAAATTTTATCGTAATAAGCATTTTAAAAATATTTATTACATAAACTATAAATGGTCTTAAATTAAAAAAAATCAAAAAACGAGCAACTTTTTATTTTTTGCTCGTTTTTTTTAAGATTTATATTGATTTTTCATGAAAAATGTGTTAAAATAGGTGTTTTATGCAGATTTTTGACATCGAAATTTTTCTTGTTTTTCTAATGGTGCCTTTTTTTGGAGACTTTTTTTACTATTTATTAATTTTTATTTTTTCTAAATTTAGAAGCAATATATATACAACCCATAAATGGTAACAAAACAGTATTTTTATTTCTATTTTTTTCAAAAAAAAAAGCACTGAAAAAAAGGCACCCTTAGAACGATTTTTTTCCAAAACTTTTTTCGAATTTCGTGAAATGGACAACGTGAAAAACCCCAAATCTCAAAAAACTTTTCGGAAAAAAATCGTTCTAAGGGAACCTTTTTTTGGAGACTTTTTTTGGAGACTTTTTTTGGAGACTTTTTTTCGGTGCTTTTTTTTCCGAAATTTACCCTAATTTTTAGAGTAGTTTTGCAAATTTTATGCAGAAAATTTACCCATATTTTGTATTTTTGTTGCTCAATATAAATGCCACTTTTTTCCATATTCATCTACATAATATGCGATTACCCATCCTAGTACTGCAAATATTGAATCTCCTAATTGATTTAACATGGTATCTGCTTTTGGTTTACCTCCTGGCCACAATGTAAATACATTATTTATAAAATAGATACCTTGTTGTGTATTTTCTACTATTTCAAAAATAGTATGTACAATAAACCAAATAGGTAATGATATTCCCCAAAAATAGACAATTATTCCAACCGCAAAATGAAGAAGAGAGTATTGATCGATTAATCTATATCCCATTTATAATATTAGTTAATATTTTATCTAATATTATAGATTGTTTCGTTGTTTGTATATTTTATTATATATATCGATTCCTCGTTGAAAGTCTTTTTCACAATCAATATACATTGTTTTGATTGTTTTCATAATCTTTGGCATAATTTGCTTATTTAATTTATCTTCAGTTAAATCACCTTTAATTTTTATTGGTATATCTTTTTTTAAATCAAAAGTAAACAATTCATGTAATAATTCAATAAGTTCGGTTTCTCTTTCTTTTACATTAGATATCATAGTTTGGAAATGTTTTCCATATTCTATAAATAGTTTATCTTCTTTTTTACGCGAGTCTCCTTTTATTGTTTTACCCCATGGAAAAGCGACATCTTTATTTAAACATTCTTTTGTTTTTGTAAAGTCTTTTAATTTAATGTCACTAAACTTTTCAATAGATTTAATGTTTGTCCCTTTTGGTACAAATGTTTTATAAAAATCCATTAAGTCTTGTTTGTATTTTGCTTTAGATTTATCTGACATCACAAATTCACCTTTTAATTTTCCATCATCGGTTTTTATTTTCATAACATCTTTATAAAGATTTTCCAATGAAACAATACCAGGTTCATCTGCTAATGTCATTGTATCAATAATATCCGAAACCATCTTTACTTCTCCATTCATTTCTTGTTTTTCATCTTCTTTTACTTCTTCTTTTACTGTCTCTTCACTTTCTTTTACTTCTTCTTTTACTGCCTCTTCACTTTCTTTTACTTCTTCTTTTGCTACCTCTTCACTTTCTTTTGCTTCTTCTTTTTTAGGTTCATCTCCTCCTTTTTGAACTACATCTTCCTCTTCTTTTGCTTCTTCTTTTGCTTCTTCTTTTGCTTCTTCTTTTGCTTCTTCTTTTACTTCTTCTTTTGCTTCTTCTTTTGCTTCTTCTTTTGCTTCTTCTTTTGCTTCTTCTTTTACTTCTTCTTTTGCTTCTTCTTTTACTTCTTCTTCTTTTACTTCTTCTTCTTTTACTTCTTCTTCCTCATTCTTTATTTCATTTTCTTTAGGTTTATCACGATGGTCAACATGTTCTCTAGTTAAATATGGTATTTCTCTATCTTTATTATTCATTTTACAATTGTTAACTTTAATTGTCATTTCTTTCTCTCCCATTTTTTTTGGTTTAAGATAGAAAATTCGTCTAGAACATAAGCTTCTTAATCCTATATCAGAACGATTTTTATTTTCATCACTAATATCTTGAAACACAGATTTAATATTTTTTTCACCATCAAGATCTTTGTATACATACACAGGATTTATTGCTCCTACAATTGCACTATATGCTTGGAAAATCTTAGTATAAAATTTAGATACATTTAAACACATTTCATTTTTATTATAATTTTTTTCTCCTTCTTCATTTACAACCTTTAATTCTTTAAACCCGTCGTCTGTAATCGCATACAAATCTTGATTTCCATATTTAACTCTAGTAGAAACAACATTTACATTTATTGGTTTTAATTTTTTCTTTAAGAGCCTATGTGTTAATACAGATACTTGTTCACAATATGTAGGATCATTAAGTTTAAGTAGTTGTTGAAAAGATTGTTCAAATATTAACTTGGAAGCTATTTCATCTATGCTATTAACCAATTCTTCGTTAAAAAACATATCAGGTTTTTTACTATTCCCCTGACTTTGAGTATTTCCCATATGTTATAAATATATATAATAAAATTGAATTAAATATATTATTATTTTTATATTTTAAAATGTTAAATGTTAAAATAAAAAATGTAAAAAATACTAAACGAAAAAAAAAGAAGAAAAAGAAAGAAGACTTATGGGATGCATTTGACCATGAATATAATACAAAAACTCAATCATTAGAGTTAATGTATTCAAACCAAAGTAATTCTTCAAGAGAAAATTGTGAGTTATGTAATTCACCATTACAATACGCTGAATCAAATTATCTAACATGTAGTAATAATAAATGTAGTGTAATATATAAAGACAGTTTAGATCAAACAGCAGAATGGAGGTTTTATGGAGCAGATGATTCATCTAGTAGAGATCCTACTAGATGTGGAATGCCAGTAAATCATTTATTAAAAGAATCATCATATGGATGTAAAGTAATATGTAATGGTAAATCATCATATGAAATGCGAAAAATTAAAAGATACACAGAATGGCAGTCGATGCCATATAAAGAAAAATCACAATATGATGAATTTGAGCATATTAAGGCAATGTCTAGAATTGCTGGTATTCCGAAAATGATACAAGATGAAGCATTAAGACAACATAAAATTATATCAGAGATGAGAACATTTAGAGGATTTAATAGAGAAGGAGTAATAGCAGCATCTGTATATATTGCGTGTAGAATTCATAATTACCCTAGAACAGCCAAGGAGATTGCTACAGTATTTAAGTTAGATGCTACATCTGCTACGAAAGGTTGTAAACATGCTGTACATTTACTAGAGAAAAATGAAACTGGACTTGAAAATAATGAAAAAACACATTTTCACAGAACTAAACCAATAGCATTTATAGAGCGGTATTGTAGTAGATTAAACATGAATAGTGAATTGATAAAACTGTGTAAATTTGTAGCAATGAAAATAGAAAAAAATAATATTATCCCTGAGAATACACCACATAGTGTTGCTGCAGGAATAGTTTATTTTGTAGCTCAATGTTGTAATTTAAATATAACAAAAAAGCAAGTAAATTCTTATAGTGAAATAAGTGAGGTTACCATTAATAAATGTTATAAAAAACTAGATAAAATTAAAGATACACTTATACCCAAAAGTATTATATCAAAATATTCTTTATAAAAATATATTATAAATTTTATATTTTTATACAATAATTTAACTGTTTTTAATCTATTAAATCTTTAATCATTTTATTACGAATTTCATTCCAATAAGCTCTTCCTTCACTGCCACCTTTGTGAGTAATTTGACCAGGATGAAGCCTATAATACAATAAAGGTTCAGGAAAATTATAAACAACTCCAAACATTTTCAACATTCTTAACTCTAGATTAAAATCTTCAGCCATCTTTTTCAATTCAGGGTTATAATTACCTGCTTTAATTATAGATGATTTTCTATAACAAACTGTAGGGTGATTTATAAACCAATGCGTTGGTCTTTTCTTAAACTCTTGCCATTGAATAGTAGGTAATCTTGTAATATCTACGACATGTTTTGTACTGCCACGAAACATATTTATTTGACCACCACATATGTGAATATTAGGATTATTTTCCATAAATTTCATTTGTTTCATAATTCTATCAGAAATCATTATATCATCACTATCCATTTTAATAATAATTTCATTGCTACATAATAACACACCATGATTAAGTGTATATCCAATTCCTTTATTACCATCATTTTCTTTATATACTACAGTAGTAAATCTAGTTGTTTTTTCAAAGTGTTTTAATTGTTTTTTAAGAATAGTAGTATGTAATTTATCTGAACCATCATTTATCCATACCAATTCTATATTAAATAAACCCTCCTGTTTTTTAATAGAGTCCAAGCATTCTTTAACAAACGATGCTTGTGTATTTAAACTAGACACTAAAACGGATACAGAATCATTTGGTTTAGAAAATTGTTTAGGGAGAGATAACTGATTCATTGTTTCATAGTTTTGTTTTGTAGACCCCCATTCTTGATAAGCATAAATTTTTTCATGTCCTTTATATTCAATACCACTATAATGACGAGGTAAGAAATAATAACTAGGAAACACCTTAATTTCGTTTGTCATTTGATAGTCATTTACTATTCTAGTTAGTAGTCCCGGACCTACATTGTACCATGCTCGTTGATTGGTTAGTTTTTGGGAGACATGATTTTCTCTTATCCATTTAATACATCGTTTTACAATTAAATGATTAGGTGGAAACCCCATTGTTCCAGTAGCGATTAAGCCTTTTCTTATTTTTTCTTGTTCATAACCGGCAAAACATTTACATTTCATTAAAATGTCATCAATTGGTTCAATACATATAGAGTCAGCATCAACAAATACCCCTCCATACTTTTCCAATATTTCCCATCGTATAATATCCGCTTTTCCATTAATTTCTTCGATAGAATCAATCTTATCTTTCAAGGTCAACACCATACCCCTTTTATCTAACTCTTCTTCATTCCAAAAAATATATTCATATCCCAAATGAGAATGTTTATCTTTCCATGTGTTCATAAATTTGGTAGGCGCTGGTTTACTACCAATCCATAATTGATGTATTATCTTTGGTATAGACATTGAATAATATTAAACACTTACTTTTAATATTATTTCCATAAATTATAATAGTTATTTATTTTTATCAATTACATAATCATATATACCTCCTACTGTAAAATAGTGTTTTATTTTAAGATATTCACTGTACATATTATTATATTGTTGTTCATTTATATTAGAAAGTATACTTTCTAATTTATCAATATCATTTACATTTAATGAAATACATATTTTACTATAGTTTATTTTATCCTTAAATGGTAACCATTCTTTATCATTCCATATATAAACAGGTATACATCCTAATTTGAAAATTTCAAAAAAACGAAAAGATGATCTGCCATAACCTCGTGGAGCCAACGCAAATTTGGAATTAGAAGTAGTTTTAATAAAATTATGCTGTTTGTTAATATCTACATTAGAAGTCCATCCATTTGTAAAATGGATAATAAATTTATTGTTATTATTAAATTTTATTCTAATCTGTTTTCTTACATTAGGCAATACATTATTAGCGGTTTCAGCACCAACAAATGAACATAGTATGAATTTATCTTGAAAAGATTTTTTAGTAATACTTGATAATGTATTTTTAATATCTTGATATACAAGTGGTATAGGCACATCACCACAACCAGTACCATAAATAATAGTATTATCGGGTAATTTAAGTTTTACTCCATCATCATGTTGAACAATTGTAAAATATCCATTATCAGATGGATTTTGTTTAACCCATTCATTCAATGATTCTTGCATTTTTTCTTTATTTTCATTATTTTTAAACCATCCTTCTATTTGAAAATTTGTCCATAACGCAGGAATATATTTTCTTTTGAGATTTGGTTTATTTTTAATAAATGTATCTAAAAAATATTCTTCTAGATACATACCATTTTTAAATGGTGGATATGTATCTTTATTTTTACAATAAAATAATTCATTTTTAATCATTTGTTTTGATATAACAATTACTATTTTAATATTTAAATATTAAAATGGTAATATTGTTATAAAATGCAATACTATGGATTAAAGGATTCAAATGGAATACCATTGGACAAGAAATTAGATGAGCTATTTAAACATAAATCAAATGGTACTTATATTGAATTAGGTGCTAATAATGGTATATTACAAAGTAATACTTATTTTTTTGAAAAAAATAGAAACTGGAATGGAGTTTTAATTGAAGCATCTCCTATATTATATGAAATATGTAAAAATAATAGACCTAATTCAAAATGCTATAACTATGCGTGTGTTTCAAATGATTATAATAAAAAAACAGTTTTAGGTGATTTTAATTTTAGTAATCCTAAAGATGGATTGATGTCGAGTATAAATTCAGTAAGAAGAAGTAGATATAAGAATAATTTAATCGAAGTAAATTGTAATAATCTTACTAATATTCTAATTGATTCAAAAATATCAACATCAATTGATCTATTATCATTAGATGTTGAAGGACATGAATATCAAGTATTAAAAGGATTAGACTTTAATAAATATAAAATCAATTATTTATTAGTAGAAATATACAACAAAGATTATAATAATATAACTAGTTATTTAAATGAAAATAATTATAGTTTAAAAGAAAATTTTTCAAATTACAATAAGTTAAATAATCCTAGATGGGATGGTACGCATAATGATTATTTATTTAAATTAAATTAAATAGTGTTATTTTTAGTATATTAATACATATATAAATGAAGCCATTTTTTCATGAAGAAGACAAAGCAATGTTTTACAAATATCTTGATAGATCAACTGTTTATTTTGAATTTGGATGTGGGGGTAGTACATACCAGGCAAGTATAAGAGATAATATAAAAAAAATTTATTCGGTTGAAAGTGATATACAATGGCAAAGACGATTGAAAAGTAAAATAAAACACAGAGATATAAAATATATATATAATGATATTAACACTCGACCAAATACATGGGGTTATCCTGGTAGAAACGCAACAAATCAACAGAAAATAAACTATAGTAACCACATGAAGAATTTAGGTATTGAAAAACAACAAGAGATTGATATGGTATTTATTGATGGTAGATTTCGTGTTGCTTGTTGTTTAAAGTGTTTTGATATAATTAAAGATGATTGTGTTGTTTTATTTGATGATTTTTTATTTAGGAAACATTATCATATTGTTTTAAATTATTTTGATATAATAGAACAAACCAAATCAAATAGTATGGTTGTTTTAAAGAAAAAAGACAATATTAGTGTACCTGAAGATGTTATAAAAAAATACGAGTTGATTCCAAATTAAGTATAATGATATAATTCAGTGTTTTCAATAGGATATTTACAATGACCATTTTTATTTACACGCTCTGGATAATCAGGCATGTAACATTTTACTATTTTTGTTGATAAAAATGCTGCACACCATGATATTGTACTAATAGAACATACTAATACTTTACTATTTCGCATTATATGATAGTCTGTAAGAATATCATTGCTTTCTATGTTTATAGAAATATTTTTGGTTAATTTTATATATTCTTTAATATCATTTATAAAACATTGCTCATATGTATTTTTCGGTTTATTAACGATTAAACAAGAATTTTTAGGAATATTTATTTTACTTATTATATTTTTAATGCTATCAATAGATAATGTTGTTCCATGATCAACTTTATCACCCAATCTTATATGAATTGCTAGATCGTAAAATTTATTAAAATTTGTAGGATTATGTATAATATCTTTTATGTAAAATTTTTCAATATTTCCATCTCCAGCATTAACACCATCTGTCAATACAAAATGTTCTATATTTGATTTCATATATTTTAATATTTCATCTTTATATTTTCTATATACAATATCATGTTGATAATATCCATTCATTAAATAGTTAGTTTTATTATCTATATTTATGTTAAAATTTTTGCTGTCCAAATCAATTATCTTTTTAAACATTTCATCATTAATAATAAAATTATAGTTACCATTTGTTTGATAATTTAAATTACATTTTAAACATAAAAAACTACATCCCAAGTATCGGAATATTGCGTTTCCTAATCTCCCTTTTATTTGAAATACTACACTCATTTAGATTTATTTTTTAGATATCTTTATATTTTAATTATGGTATAAAGACATTATATTTATAGTAATTATATGTTTTCATTATGCATTCCAACAATGAACCGATTTGATACATATTTGAGAGGGTATTTAGAAAAATATTTGAATAATCCATTAATTTCAGAAATTGTAATAACAGATGAAAATGGAAATGATGTTCAAAAAATAAAACAAACATTTCCTGACAATAATAAGTTAAAATTACATGTAAATGAAAAAAGATTAGGTCCATTTTTAAATAAAATAAAAGCATGTAAATTAGCAACAAATACATGGATAGCATTAATTGATTCTGATAATTTTGCGGATATAGATTATTTTAATAAAGCAACTGAATTTATCGAAAAACATAATCCACCTAAAAATTCAATTATATCACCATGTTATGCTTCAGAAACATTTAATTTTAACCATTTTAGTACAATAAATGGAGAATACACAAAATTAAATAAGGAAAATTTTAACAAATTAAAGAATATAGAATTACAAAATAAAAATTCAGGTCGCATGAATCATATTTTAAATATAGGTAACTATATTTTAAATAAGTTTGTAATAAATACAATTGATTTAACACAAGAATCTGAATTAATAAAAAATTCTCATAGTTTTGATGTAATATTGATGAATTATATGTTTTTTACCCAATTAGATGTACAATTTTACATTGTAAATGGTCTTAAGTATAATCATGTTATAAGCAATGATAGTGTTTATCTTAGTCATATATCAAAACAACAACAATATGCAAGAGTAGCATATGCAAAAATGTATCAATATTTTAAACAATAATTTAAATATATATCCAATATTATCATTATATGAAAATATTAGATATTCCTATTGAATTTCAACCAGCATATTTATCCAATTATCCTGGTTATACTTCTGGAAAAAATATGGAAGAGATATTTTTTGAAATGTTTAAAAGTAGTCATCATAGTATTAAAACAGACTATATATACATACCCGTATTTTGGACATCTTATTATGTAACTCATAATTATGCTAATAATATTAACCCTTTATATGAGTGGTTGAATAAACTAGATAAAAGTAAAAAATATTTCACAATAGTTCAATATGCGTCTGGTATATTTGTAAATAAAGATAAATTTGATATTGATATAATTGTTTTTAGTGCTGGTGGAGGAGGTATTAATGTTAAAGGTAAAACATCTGAAAAACAATTATTATACCATGGATTAACTAGGCATATATTTTATGGAAATAAAGGAGATTATGATATTCCATTAATGTGTAAACCATTATTTCCTTCTATAAAAACAAATAAGGATATATTTTGTTCTTTTATGGGAAGATTTGATACTCATTACTGTAGAATTAATATGTTTAATATACTGAATACAAATAAGAAATATCAAATGTTTAATTCAGTTAATTTTGAGAAATACAAAGAAATATTAAATAGAAGTATTTTCACCCTAGCACCTAGAGGCTATGGATACACTTCATTTCGTATATACGAAGCAATACAAGCAAATAGTATACCTGTTTATATATGGCATGACAAAATGGTTTTACCATTCAGTGATATATTAGATTGGAACGATTTTTCTGTAATAATAAATAGTAAAGACATATCAAAATTACCAGAAATTTTAGATGGAATTGATATAACTGAAAAACAAAGAAATTTACAAAAAGTAAAGAAACAATTTACATTTGATGAGACATTTAAATATATAACAAGTAAAATATAAATTAAATAATTAAATATATAAATATATTTACTTATAAATTTAATATAATGATAATACCACTGAAAATACTTAGATCCAAGCTAAACCTAGAAATAAAAGGTGTTTTACATATAGGTGCTCATGAATGTGAAGAGCAAAAATATTATTTAGAAGAAGGTGTAAATAATGATAATATTTATTGGGTGGAAGCAATGCAAGAAAAGGTTGAATTAATGAAAAAGAAAGATAACACATTAAAGGTTTATCAATCTGTTATAGATGTAGAAGACGGAAAAACAATTGAGTTTAATGTTGCGGACAATGGACAAAGCTCATCTATATTTGATTTTGGGACTCATTCTAAACATCACCCATATGTTAAAATGATCGGAAAGAAACAGGTTACTACAACTAGATTAGACACATTTATTAAAACAAATAATATTCCTATTGATAATATAAATTTTATGAATATTGATATTCAAGGTGCTGAATTAAAAGCATTGAAAAGTATGGGTAATTATATAGATAATATTGATTATATTTACACAGAAGTAAATACAGAATATGTTTATAAAGGTTGTGCTTTATTGTCAGAAATAGATGAATTTTTAGGTAATAATGGATTTAAGCGAGTAGCATGTCAAATGTGGGGAAATTGTGGTTGGGGAGATGCTTTTTATATTAGAATAAAATAATTATAGTTAATTATATAATATAGAATTTTAAATATAATATAGATTATTTAATATTATATTTAAAAATTAAACAGCACCGGCACTTACATTTTCACTTTTTGAAGTTTTTACATTATCGGTAGTAACTCTAGTCCAATTTGCTGGAAAAAGATCGCCCATTATTTTATTACCCATTGCTGGACCAAACCATTTATCAGGATAACATACAATTTTATCCTTACTTTGATTTAAATATGCTGACCACCAACTAAATGTACTGTTAGCAATAATGTTGTGATTACAACCAGACATAATTAACATTTGTTCCCAATCTTCTGCTTCAAGATCTCCTTTTACAAACCGCATTTTTGGAAAATCTTTTTTAATAAATCTTACATGATCACCTACACGCTTTAGATCTTCTTTTTCACAAAAATAAATAATACGATAATCTTTTATTCCTGTTTCTTCTACTATTTTTTTTAAAGCATTTTTATAATACATAAATGGAAGAATAGGATGATAGTCTTGAATGTTTTTAAAATCACCATGACGAAAATGCATGGAAATAGTAGGTTTGTCAAAATACATTATTTTGTATCTATTAATAGTTTCTTGTCTAGCCTTTGTAATTTGAACGATTTCGTTGATTTTGCCAAAGTTATGGTGAAAATAACGAGGTGATTGAAAATAACCAAACAGTTCAAAACTAACATCATCACCGTGATTTTTAATATCTGGCAAAGCACGATAATGAAAATGTGGTTCAGTATAACGCTTTTCTGGATGTAGTTGTTTATCAATATAAGGAGACAATCCCTTTAATAAGCTATGCCAATAAGTTGGTCTAGGAGAACCTTCTTTTGATTGTGGGTCTAACTTATAACCTGGAATAACGAATTTTTTTCCATTATCAAAACAATATGACATTAAAGCAAATACTTGGAACAATTGATTTCCTAATCCACCTTGAATATACACTGATATCATTATAGTATATTTACATTGATTATCTTTAAATATATTATTAATTAAACCAATATATTTTCAAACATATCTTTTATAATTTTATCAAGAGTATCAAATTCTCGTGTCCATCCAAGTTGTTTTTCTGCTTTACTACTATCTCCTAATAATAAATCTACTTCGTATGGTCTGAAATATTTTTCATCTATAACAATTCGAGTTATCCCTTTATCGTCTACACCATATTCATCTACTTCTTTTCCTGTATCATTTTTCCAGTGAATAGTATATCCTTTATATGCAAATGCTTTTTCTACAAAATTACGGACTGTATAAGTTTGTCCTGTAGATAAAACATAATCATCTGGACTTTTTTGTTGTAACATTAACCACATACCCCTTACATAATCTTTAGCATGACCCCAATCGCGTTTACTATTTAAGTTACCTAAACGAATCTGTGTTAATTTACCTTCTGATATTTCTTTAACACCATTGATAACCTTCATAGTTAAAAAATTAACTCCTCTTCTAGGCGATTCATGATTGAATAGTATACCATTTGTTAAAAATAAATTATATGACTTTCTATAACATTTTACTAAGAAATGAGAATATACTTTTGCACATCCATAAGGTGATATAGGATTTAACGGTGTATTTTCATTTTGAATATCGTTCAATACTTTACCATACATTTCACTTGTACCTGCTTGATAAAATTTAGTTTTTTTTTGAATACTAAAATGAAAACTTTTTATAATCTCTAATAAATGCAATACACCAATAGCATCTACTTCTGTTGTATATTTTGGAAGTTCAAATGATACCTTTACATGACTTTGTGCTCCTAAGTTATATATCTCAAGTATATCAAACCCTTCATTATCCTTTATTATATTATTTAGATATGTATTTAATCCACAGAAATCTGTCAAATCTCCATAACGAAGTATTATTCTATTGCGTAAATGATCAATGCGTTTATTTGTATACAGTAAAGAAGTTCTTCTTACAAATCCATAAATTTTATATCCTTTTTCCAGTAATAATTCAGTTAGATAAGATCCATCTTGTCCTGTAATTCCACTAATAAATGCTAACTTCATTTAATATAAATAATTATTAGTATTTATATTAATTTTTTCGTGTTTTCTTTTTATTTTTCTTTTTTTTTCTAATAGTTTTCTTTTTGTTTGTTTTTTTATGTTTTTTCCCACCTAGCTGACTTCTTTTTGTTTTAGTTTTACTTTTAGTTTTACTTTTACCTTTATTTGTTTTAAGTTGCATAACTTCTTCCACCTTGTTAGTTTTGGGATTTACAATAAGCAAATATGGTTCAACTTCATTACCACAAGTGCATTTTTTTATTATCCGTTCCATACTTGCTGTTTTTTTATTGTAATTTAAAAAGTTATTATGTACGCTTTTACTTGACATATAATATAAAATTATATAATTTTTATTTTTAATAAATTTTATTAAAAATCAGCATCAAAATTAAACGCTTCACTTTTATTTTCACAAGAACTCAATGAATAGTCACCAACACGCTTTTCAAAAAAGTTTGTTTTACCTTCAAGACTAATCATTTCCATAAAATCGAATGGATTACTAGAATTGAATATTTTACCATATCCCAATTGTTGACTTAAACGGTCGGCAACGAATTCAATGTATTGAGACATCAACTTAGAATTCATACCAATGAGCTTACAAGGCAATGCTTCTAATATGAATTCTTTTTCTATTTCCACTGCTTCTTTTATTAATTCAAATATCTTAGCCTTTTTAGGTTTACGAGATAATTTACTAAACAATAATACAGCAAAATCAGTATGCATTCCTTCATCGCGTGAAATTAATTCATTACTAAAAGTTAATCCAGGCATTAATCCTCTTTTTTTCAACCAATAAATACTACAAAATGATCCGGAAAAGAATATACCTTCTACACATGCGAATGCTACCAAACGAGTAGCAAATGATGAACGATTGTCTTGAATCCATTTAATAGCCCAATCTGCTTTTTTCTTAATACAAGAGAAATTATCAATAGCACGAAACAATTTTGTTTGTTCTTCTCTATCTTTAATGTATGTATCGATTAATAAACTATATGTTTCACTATGTATATTTTCCATCATCAACTGAAATCCATATGTAGCACGGGCTTCAGGCAATTGAACTTCGCTTAAAAATCGCTGTCCTAAATTTTCTAGGACAATGCCATCACTAGCGGCAAAAAAAGCCAATACCATTTTAATAAAATGTTGCTCTTTTTCTTTCAACGAATTCCAATCTTTTAAATCTTTGGAGAAATCTATTTCTTCGGCTCGCCAAAAACAATCCATCATTTTTTTATACATTTTCCATATATCCTGGTCTGATAATGGAAACATTACAAATCGGTTTGGGTTTTCTGTGAGTAATTCTTCTTTTTGGGGACTTGACATCCTAAATAATAATGGTATATATTTAAATATTTTCCATAAATTTTATTTTTTTGGTAAATATTTTTATATTTACCGAATTTTAATTTCAACCCAAAATATTTTTGATTGATCTTTATTAAATATATTTAGAAACATACTAGTGTTATTAATTATAAAAAAGTATGTTCATAAAGATTATTTTACCTTTATTATATATCAAACTATGGATATAAATAAAGCTTTAGATAATATTAAAAACAAAAACAATTTTTATTTAAGAAATATTGAAGATGAAAATAGTAAGAACAAGTGGATAACTATTTTAAATAAAAATCCAAATAAAGCTATTGAGGAATATCATAAAATATTATGTAAAAATAACCCTGAAAATGAAGGGTTTTGTAATTTACTTGATTTGTTTAAGATTCTTGGCTCTTTGGATCAATTAAATAAGCAAAATGAAGTTATGAAAAGTATAGAAGAAAAATATGAAAAAAAGGGAGAGAAAACAAAGAATGATTTACAAATTAAATATGAAAAAGATAAAAAAGCAATAGAAGATGAATTGAATAATCAGATTGCTGAAATACAAGAAAAAAATAATGAAATTCAATTACTGTCTGAGACAAAAACATCCGAATTGAAAAATGAAAACGAAACATTGAAACAACAGCAACAAACAGCAAATAATGATTTAATAAAAATCAATAATGCTGTAGAAGAATTATTAGGTTATATTAATAATATACCTGTAACAAATGATAATCGACTTATATTAGGAGAAGCAAAGCAAAAGATAGAAAACACATGGAAAGCACCACCACGCGAATTCGACAATAAAGAAGAAGTATTAAATAATATAAGAAATAAACAATCGAATAAATGATAATTGTTTAGTATAATTATTTACTGTATAAATAATTATATAAACATATTTATATAATTATGGCTGAACAACAATCTGCTCCTCCTGTTCCTTCTGCTCCCCCTGCCCCTAGTGCAGATAGTATAATAAAAAAAATACAGGGCATTAGTCAAAAAATTATTGCTCTTAAAAAAAATATGGAAGAACGAATTGCAACTGTAAAACAATTATTAGACGATTCAAAATCTTCTAGTGAAGAATCACGACAATTACAACAAAGAATAATGGAACTTAGCAATAAATTATCAGAAATAAATAACGAGAATGCTGAATTAAAAGGTGAATTAAATAAATTAGAATCTATTAATAATGAGTTACAAATTTTAGAAAATAAGGTAGATGAATTAATTAACTTAAATCAAACCGGTGGTTATCAATATAAAAATAAAAGTAAATCTATGAAAAAACGCGTAATTAAATTAAATAATTTTGGATTATTAAAATCACGCTCCAAAAAAAATAATAAATCACAAAAAAAGAAGAAAGTAATAAAATCTAAACTAAAGAAGATTGTAAAAGGAAAGAGTATTAAAAAAGGTGGAGGAAAGAAAAAGAAATTACACAAAAAAACAAAGAAACATACAAAATCAAAAAAAGACCGTCGTAGAAAGTAATTTAGGTATAATATATAATCTATTAATAGTTTATATATTATAATAATAACATGAGTAAATTACCCATAAATACAACCATTGCTTCAACATTCAATAAATATTTTAATGATGCTCGTAATGAAGACATTGAAAAATGTAAAGACAAAGATATTAAACTAGCTAGAGATAAGATTACTTACATGGCTGAAACAATTAATGACAATATTAAAAAATCTACAGACATGGTTACAAACTCTAGTAAGTTGAAGGCTTTAATTATAGATTACAATCAGTATATAGAAAATACACCAAGAGTTAGTGATTGGTCATCTGGACATCAAAAAATATTAAAATTAACTGGTAAATATTCTACCATGTTATCTAATTTAATTAAACAAGATAGTAGGTTAAAAAAACAATGTGATGAAAAAATGAAACAAACACCTTATAGTACATTAAGAGAAATACTAGCATATTTTAGCTCATTAAAACAAAAAAAAAGTCAGGGTCATTTTTATTTACCAGTTTATGTTTTACTAAAAATTTTACGATATCAGGATCTTAGTTTAGAATCAGCAAAACATGCGGAAGGATTGAAACATAATGTAAAACTTAATAAAGTTTTACAAGTAAGTGGTTCACAGCGTCGAAATGAAACGAAATTATTTGAAAGGTTTTTTAATTTTATAATGTCTAATTTTAACATAACTATTAATCAATATAATTTAAATCAAGTAATTAATTTATCAAAAAATAACTTTTCTTCAGTAGATCAGTTTATAGAATATATGGAATCACTTTTGGTATTTTTTACAAATAATGATATACCCACATTATCGAAATTATCAAAGTTGGGTTTTTCTTCAAAAGAAGTACAAAAGTATGAAAATATTATAAAACATATTAAATTTATTAATACACGAGCATTTGCTTTGGGTGAATATTTTAACTTAATATTAATTAGCGATTCAAATAGAAATAAACAACCAGATCATTTAAAAGTTACACAATTTAAGCAATATATTAATAATATTAGAAAAAAACTGTTAGGTGGTATACAGACAAAATACAATACACCATCGCCTCCACCATCATCAAACTCGAATGGAGTTAGTGCTTTTGAAAACCAATTTATATCTGAAGAATTACCAAATCAACAACGGTTGTTTGATGAACAATTATATGATAGTAATGCTGAACGAGGTTCTTATGTTCCAAAACCAACTCGTAGAGCTCCATCAAAACCAAAAAGTTATAATCCTCAAAGAACAACAACAGATTATACTCCTGTTGAAGCTAGAAATGCTATGGGTGCAAATGCACCATTGCCTCCCTCTATGGGAATAGACTTATCTAGTTTAGATAAATATAGTAAAGGAGAAAGATTTGTAGATAGAAATCGCCAGGTATCTACACGAAGTAGACAAAAAAGTTTTAATACCGGATCAGAAAGAAATACAGTTCGAAGAAGAAAATATGACGGGGGTAGAAAAACCAGAAAAAATAGACATAAAAATAAAAATAAAGGTTTAAATAAAAATAATAAAAAAAAGCGAAATACGAAACGGAATCAGTTAAAATTTAACAAGGGTAATAAACGAACAAGAAAAAATAAGTAATTTAGAATTTTTTTTTAGCAATGTATTGTATAATGAAAATCCCCGCCATTTTCAAAAATCAAGTTCTTTACTATATTGTTCTAGCATTTTCTGTTCTTAATGTTCTAGGATATGTCAGTATGAAAGCATGGGAATGTTTAGCATTGTTTTGTTTAACTGCTTACATCGTAAACATGCAAGTTAACAATGTAACTGTTGGATTACTAGCAGGTATTTTTGTTGCCAACTTTATTTTTAGTTGTGGTCGTGTTAAGGAAGGTCTTGAAAACGCATTGCAATCACCAGAAAAAGATGTAGAAAAAGCCGAAGAAGCATTGGAACGCGCACAAGAAAAGGTTCAGGAATGTGCTGAAGGTGAAGAAATGGTTGATGGTGAATGTGTAGCAGTAGCAGATGAAGCAATGACAAATGCCAAAAAAGCAACAGATGTAGCTAAAAAGGCAATTGCTGATATGCAATCTATGTTGAAAATGTAAATTAGCCTATAGTTTATAATATATTCATATAATTAATTTTATTTTATATATAAAATATATAAAATGAAACTACCAAAGGGTCTGAATAAGATTTTAAAGAAGATGAAACTTAACAAAATGCTTCAAAATAAATTGCTACTTTATGTCGTTGCTGTAGTTGCGTTAATCTATGTAGTTCAATTATTAAATGAACGAAAAAATAATATGGTTGCTGTTTTTGCTATAACCGCATTACTTTCTACTTACTTTAGTAAAAACATGATTGTTAATTTAGGAATTGCTTTAATTGTGACAATTGCTGTAGGTGCATCTAATATTCTTCAAGAAGGGTTTGAAGATAAGGAAGAAAATAAAGATGATAAGGAAGATGAAGAAGACGAAGAAGAAAAACCAAAAAAAGAAGGAATGAAGAGTAAAAAAAGTGGAAAGAAAGCATATTTTCTTAATGTGGATGATGAATGCGTTGAAGCAACTCCAGCAGATTGTGCTGAAGGAGAATGTTATACTAATAATAAATGTACTGAAAAATTTGGACAACGAAGTATTCCAAAAAGTACCCCTGCTTCTGTAGATGGTGAAAAAGAAAAACCTGGAGACCGAATTGACTATGCTTCTACTTTAGAAATGGCATATGATAATTTGCAAGGTATGTTGGGAGAAGGAGGAATGAAAGGATTAACGGAAGAAACAAAAAAACTTGTTTCACAACAACAATCATTGATGGAGTCATTGAAAACTATGACACCTATTATGAAAAGTGCAAAAGAAACCCTTGATAACATGGAACTACCAGATATGAAGGAAATGCAAGGTATGTTAAATAAACTTAAGATTGGAAAAAAATAATTGATTTATTACCAAATAAAATGATAAATATATAATTATGATTTTATTTATATTTAATTTATATAATGAAAAAATATTGTCCACCTGGAGTATTATGTATTGAAAATACGACTATGATGTTTTTAATTTTAATAATTGTATTAAGTGCTGTTGTACTAAGTATTGTATTGAAAAAAGTAAAATTAAATATGAACATTATAACACCATCTCATGATAGTTATAAATCACAAAATCATTCTATACAAACCAATCGCCCGGGATTTTTTGGTATATTTAATCATCCAAGTAGTGTGTTTTTAAACCCACATGCTCCCCCTTTAAAAAATGGAATGTATCATCCAAATAATAGCAGTGATCCTAGAGGTATTCCAATAAATATTCCAACACAATCAAGAGATAGTGAATATAGTCAAATGGGTGTGTTAACTCGTGAAAATGGCAAAGAAACTATTTTACCATTAATGGGTAGAGTATTAATGAGCAACCGTAGCAAATTTCAATATTATACCATTAGTGACAAATCAAATGTTAAGTTACCTATATATCACAAAAACAAAAATAGTACAAACGAATATGGATGTGATGAATTATTTAATGGAGATAAAGTATATGTTGAAGGATATAGAGATGTGTTTGTTGTATCTATTTATGAAAATTCAGCACCACGATACATACCTTACATATAGAATAATTTAAGAATATTAAACATAAAAATATTTTATAAATGTATATGATAAATACTTTATTAGACGATTATAATAAAAACAAAACTAGAGAAAGACAAAATTCATTGGGTTGTTTAAAAGAATTAAATCAACATTCTATAAATAATACTTCTATGTATTTCGATGATTGTATAGAAAATTTTTCAATGTATAAAAAAAAATTTGATGTTATAACAAAACTAAAATATGGTGAAAAATTAGGAAAAGATGATAATGGTGATTATAATATATTTTCCAATGGGTATTTTCAACAAACAATACGATGGTGGTATAGTGAAAATCGATATAAAACATATGATTACCTTGAAAAAGATTTAGATGATTTTACACGATATTTAGAAACATATTACAATAATGTTTTAATGTCAGATGGATTTAAATACTCTCGTATAGATAAAAGTGCAGATTATTTTAAAATACAAGCATTTAACGATCAATTAATCTTTTTTATTAAACAAATTGTAACTGGTGTTTATACACTTAAAAAAACATATTCTAATAATGTAGATAATCCATCTGTATTTGGTACAAAAATGGGTGATGAAAAAGCAAAAGCAATTGTTGATTATATTGACCATAAAATAACTAGAATGCTTTACTACAAAAATATATTTCTACAGTTGTTTAAATAACTGAATAAACATTATATAAATTATTATAATGTTTATTAAATTTGGATTTAATTAATTTGATTTACTTTTTTTTACTTTATTTGCTTCATCCACATGTTTTGACAGAGAATACATTGTATGTGTTATACCTTTCATAATATCACCAACTGTTTCACTGTTATTAGCATCGGGTAATGTATATGATGATACAATATCTCTGTTTTTTTCATCTGATAAATTTAGATTTATAATTAGATCTGTTTTTGGAATAAATACATTTTCTTCAATACTATATTTTGCTTCTTTCATTTCCTTTTTAAATTTTTTAAACCATTTTAGGTCTTTATTACCCCCTCCCGATTGTATTTTATCATCGTTTTTCTCTCCCTTTTTCTCTTCAGAATCTTTTTTATTTTTCGATTTGATTATTTTTTCGATGATATTTTCTTTGTCCAGAATAACTTGGTTATGTATCGCTTTTATATATTTTTCTTTTTCTTCATATGAATCATCATCTTCCTTCATGTCATTTAATTTTTCATAACCCGACTTATAATCGATATTATCACATTTTGTATCAGAACCTTCTGATTTGTCATTATTTCGTATTATATCAAAGAATGAAGAAGCATTTTTATATAATTCATCTTTTCGATTATTTGAATCTTCATCTCGATAGTAATCATCAAACATATTTACTAAGTCGTCGTCAACTAGTATTTCTTTCTTTTCTTCGTTATCATCTTCTTTCTTTTCTTCCTTTTCTTCTTCCTTCTTTTCTTCTTGTTCATCATTTTCTTTCTTTTTATCGATTTTACTATGAATACAACATACTTTTAATAAAGAATTCATAAATGGTGTCCATGATTTATCATTGTTAAACAAGTTATTAATTAATATTTCGTTATTTTCATCATCTTTTTCTTCTTCATTATCTTTTTCTTCTTTATTATCATCATCTTTAGGTCCATTTTCATTATCGTTGTTATTTTCTTCATTGTCAGTTTCTGTATTTTCTTCACTATCATCTTCTTCTGGAATTATTTCTTCGCTTGATGGTGTCCATAATAGTTCTTCAGTTTCGTTTAAATCAACATCTATTTCATTGATATCCAATTCTTCAGATGAAGGATACCATAATTCTTTTTCAGATGAATCATTGGTTTCATCTCCCCCTACTTGACTAATATTTAGTTTACTCTTTTTCTTAAGTTTAAGAGTTTTATTTTTTAGATTATGATTTCTTTTCTTTTTTCTACTAAGTTTACCATTTTTTTTCTTTTTATTTGATTTCTTATTGATATATCGTTTACTTTGATTTTTTGTTTTTTTTATTTTATATAATCTTTTTTTGGTAATATTCATTTATATACATAAAATTATATTATTTTATTATATATTAATTATAATGTCTAATTCCAGCAATAAATTAAAAACAAATCTAGGAATGAAATGTCGTTCAACAACCGAATGTAAAGAATCTTATTTACAATGTTTAAAAATAGATAAAAACAATAAAGTTGATATATGTGATAAAAATAATGTCAACTGTGGAAGCGCCGATGAACCAACTGGTGTATGTTACCCTTCGTCTATTGAAGCTGGATCTTTAAAAAAATTAGAATATATAGATGAAGAAACTATAAAAAGAGAAAAAGCTCAGAAAAAAAAGAGAGAAGAAGATAAAAAAAAGAGAGAAGAAATGTTAGGAATGGTAATTGGAATTGGTATAGGAGCAATAGTAGTAATATTAGGTGGTCGATGGGCATTTAAATATGTTAAAAAAAGAATGAAGAACGAAAATGAATAAATAACTGCAACACAAGTCTTGATATATTAAATAATAAAACTCCTAAAATTTAGGAAATTATTATTTCAACAATTAATATTTATTATTTTAAATTAATTTACAATTTAGTTGCATTGTGAAGATTTTGCAAGGTTGGCTTGTAATCGGGTGCTTGCAAATCAGGATTTGTTCGTGGAAGCATTTTTCCAATAACTTCTTCTTCTACTGTCAATGGAAACTGATTCATAACACTTAGCTGTTTTGATTTTTTTACTTCAGAGGGAGAGAAAGTTCTAATCTCTTCTTTTTTACTACATCTCATGATAAGAATATATGCTGCTACTATACCTACAATACCCATAAGCATATCTAAACTAAACAAACTTAGAGCGACCATGATAACTACTGCTTTCCCAACAATAGTATCAATTAACATACAAACATTGCTAGGTGGAGCAATATCGATAACAATAAAAACTACCATTAGTAGCGACAATACTAAATAAGTAGGATTACTAGGCATCATTTTCAATAGATTTTTCATATAAGATAATATGATATTTTATTTATTGAAATTAGTGACTATCAAACAAAATAAATCCTCCTAATAAAATAGTAATAATTCCAAATATACTTTTAAATATATGAGTATCTATTTTACTTGTAAAATAGGATGCTAATGTTCCTACTACAAAGAAAAATGATAAAGTTAATGCGTAATTCCATTTGATGCATTTACCATTATTTCCATTGCATATTTCTTTAGCAAAGAAAAATACAGCAACAATACCTATTGGCAATAATAAAGATGCTAAAGATGTACCAATCGCAACTTTATAGTCATTAACTACATTTAAATACACTAACAAAGGTACTATTAATATTTCAGCACCACCTCCAACTAACGAAGCTACTATACCAGTTAATGTTCCTATAAACATTAATTTAAATACATTATGATCTACTAGTGGAAAAATTCCATTTATATTTTTTTTTAAAAAATCATTTTTTTTTATCATATCCAAAACTTCATTTATAAGTGACATAATTATATATTATACTAAGTAAATAAAACAAATATGATAGATAAACATTATAATATTCAAATTATTAATTAAAACAATCTAAACAGTTTGAAATATATTATTTGTAAATTATGACAGAACTTGTAGATCAAAATGAAATTGCTACTTATCTAGGACAAAAAGGATACACTATCAAAAAAGAATATATAAGTATTAAAGAACAAAATTTAATAAAAAAAGAACTTACTATGAAACCATTTGTACCTAAAAATTCACTAGCAAAACCAAATTCATTTCCAGTATACAGAGAATCAAATAAAAAACTATATCTTCCAAAATTTTATGGCGCAAAACATTACGGTGATCCTGAAATATCTAAAATTGGTTCAGGAAAAGAGATTGATATAGAATTTAAAGGTGAACTACGCGATTATCAACTACCGATCGTGGATACTTACATGAAGGCAGCAGAAAAAAATGGAGGAGGGCTTTTGGAACTTCATACAGGTGCAGGTAAAACCGTTTGTGGTCTTAGAATTATATCAAAAATAAAAAGAAAAACACTAATAATAGTACATAAAGAATTTTTACTAAGACAATGGGTTGAGAGAATTGAACAATTTTTACCCACGGCAAAGGTTGGTAGAATACAAGGTACTGTAATTGATATAGAAGGTAAAGATATAGTTATAGGTATGTTACAAAGTTTAAGTATGAAGGATTATGATATTAAATTATTTAGTGATTTTGGACTTACTATTGTTGATGAGGTACATCATATTAGTAGCGAAGTATTCAGCAGAGCATTGTTTAAAATAGTTACAAAATATACTTTAGGTCTTTCTGCTACATTAACAAGAAAAGATGGATTAACAAAGGTTATTAAAATGTTTTTAGGAGATGTTGTATTTAGCAAAAAAAGAAAAGGTGAAAATAAAGTTTTAGTAAAAGCAATAGAGTATATAAGTGGAGACGATGAATTTGATAATGAAGTATTAAATTGGAGAGGACAAGTAAATTATACATCAATGATTAAAAAACTATGCGAATACAATAGAAGAAGTGAATTTTTATTAGATGTTTTAAAAGATACTATAAAGAATGGTAATGTAGAAGATCAAATAATGATATTAGGTCATAATAAAAACTTATTGCGTTATTTACACGATGCTATTAAACATCGAAATATAGCAACGGTTGGATATTATGTTGGTGGAATGAAAGAACAAGATTTAAAGATAAGTGAAGGGAAAAAGGTAATTATAGGAACATATGCTATGGCAGAAGAAGGATTAGATATTAAAACTCTTACTACACTATTGATGGCAACACCCAAGGTTAATGTTAATCAAGCAGTAGGTCGTATACTTAGAAAAAAAGATCATGAAGCATTGGTTATTGATATTGTAGATGTTCATAGTATATTTCAGCGACATTGGTCAAAACGATTGTCTTTTTATAAAAAACAAAAATTTAAGGTGATTAAAGGAGATAGTATAAATTATCATAATCAAGAATGGGATACTATTGTAGCAAGAAAAGATGAAACGCCATTTACAAAATCTAAAAAAACAAAAAGTAAATTACCTGTTAAAAAAAAACCTGCGTTAAAAATCAAAGTAGGTACTGAAATATTAAATCGAACATGTTTAATTGATGATGATGATTGAAAATCTAATAATTTTATTATAATTTAAATGTAATTATAATAAAATCACAAATTAATTAATAATTTAATATAGTAATAATGTATATTAATGTCTCACATTAATGTTACAGAGTTAAAATCGGTAAAAGACAGTAAAACACCTATTAAAGCAGATGATGTAGTTACAATAGGTGAAGATATTGTAAAGATATTTCCAACAGGTGTAAATCTAAAAAACATGGCAGACGCAACTATGAAGGTTTTATCCAAAGTAACCACACTATATCACTTAAATGGAGAACAAAAAAAAGATTTGGTAGTAGATATTTTATGTTATGTTGTAGATAATACGGATGCTGGTGCGTTGGAGTTTTTAGATCCAGTTATAAAGGATATGCTTCCTGGATTGATAGACACCCTTATTATGGTAGATGGTGGTAAGTTACACATTGCCAAGCCAAAAAATTTAATGGATAAATTAAAAGGATGTTGTCCTTGTAAATAAATTACCTAGATATTACCTTATTATAATATTGTATCCATTCAAATAGTGTTTCTTTTCTACCAGGTATAATAGAACCACAGTTATTGTTATCTAGGTAATTTACTAATATTCTATCTTCATTAATCTGATGATTCGAATAATTTAAAAGACTATCTATAAAAGATGTATAATGATTGTTCCAATGACACATCATGTCAGACGCAATATTTTTACAGTAATAAACCAATTGATTATCAAGTGGGTTTTCATTATTTACAGTAGTTATATTCCAAATAGGAAATAATTTAATATCTTGAATCAATTGTTTATATATTTTATGATAAGTTCCATCATACTGGAATATTAAACTTATAATATTATTAGGTAACTCTAAAAATAAATTTCTACAACGATTTTTATTTTCTACATTTTTTAAATCATACATAATTAAATAATATTACACTAATATTATTTAATATAAATCTATTTTTAAATTACTTTATTTTACATCGCTTATTTTTTGTAATGATTATAGTTGTCAACACAATTTACTTGAGTTTTATTTATTCCTAGAGGACCTAATGCGTTATGTGGTGGAGTTACATTAGGAGATTCAAAAGAAGCACCAACTGGTGCGTTGCTTTGAAATTGAGTGTATCCGCTACCCCCTTTTTGATATTTTTTCTTACCTTTTACAGTTTTATTTTTCTTGCTTTTCTTTTTTTTTAAAGATTTTCCTTTTAGATGTTTTCGTGATTTAAGTGTCTTGTTTTTCTTAGATTTTCCTTTCTTAGATTTCCCCTTTTTAGATTTTTTACCAGCTCCACATTGAGAAGCTACATATCGAGACACTGGAGCATAACTACCCTGAACACTTTCAGACAATGCTGCGCCTTCGTTTGTATATCCATATCCTATGCGGTTATTAAAAATAGCAATACCTTTGCTTCCACCACAATGATTATATTTTACTGGACCAGAGTAACCAAATCCCATATTTCCCTTAGCATTATTTGCCATGGAATTCATAGTTGCTCCATACGCACCTCCTTTCTGTGATTTTTTTAATTGTCTTTTTTTTGTTGATTTACCTTTACTACTTGCTTTTCTACTTTTGATTTTATTATTAACCATTATATAATAACAATACAAATTATTTTTCAAAAAACATTAATTCCTGTTTTTGTATAATTGGATTATTGCTTAGTTTTACCGGTTCCCATTTGTTAAATTTTTTATTAAATATACATTCAATATTATATGATTTATTTAGTATAAATTTATCTAAACGCATATCTTCAAAACATTCTTCATCTTCACTTTCTTCGATAAGATCAATATCATCGTTTTCTCGAATGCATCTAAATAATTTATTCATAAACTTGCTTGTTTTTATATTTCCTATGTATGCATAACCAACATTGACTAAATTTTCTTTTTCTAAACAAAAAAGATTATATATGTCTGTATTTACTTCAGCTGTTATTCTAAAAGTAGCACAATCTATTTTATTAATTTCAACTTTTTCATTTATATATATATTTTCTGTCCATGAACGATGTTGTATACAGTATATAGAATATGGTAATTTATGAATTTTCGAATATATAGATTTATACGAGTTACTTATCAATGGTACTTTAAATAAATATTCGTGTTTTAAATATATTTTTGACGATAGATGACTTTTCAATATATTATGAATAATTGTAAATTTATTATATTGTGACTCAAACATCATTTTTTTATTTTTGTAGTAAAATACATTTTCAATATTAAATACATTTTTATTTTTTATTAAAATATGAGTTCCGTATAATATTGTTCCAGTTCCAATTGATAACACAGGATCAAAATTGCATGATATTTGCTTTATTTGATGGAAACTCCTTGTTTTAAACATATAACTTAAACTAATACATACTGGTTTACCGTTTAAATATGTAAACCAAATAAAATATTTCCTTCCCATGGGTATACTAATATAAAATCTATTTTTAATATCAACCTTGTTATGTAAAGTTTTTTCATAAAAAGGTTTAACATTCGGGAATTGTGATATTAAATACTTTCGTTCTTTATTTAATAACAATGATTTTTGAGATTTACGAGATGAGTATACCATATATTATATATCCAACTTATCTTTTTAAATATATTTTATTAATCAATACGCAGAATATCCTACATCAGAAAAAGAATTTGAAAAAGAATCATTGTGTTTTGAACCAGATAGACTATCATTGTTGACTGATAAACTATTATTACTCGATGATTTCTTTAAATCTTTTAAGTAATTTTTTAACTCGTCCTTCATTTTAGATTGAGATTTTGTATTATTGGAGTCATTTTCACTATTTTTAATATCGTCGGATTGATTAATTTTTTCATACATTTCTTTATATTTTTCTCGAGGAAGATTCACTAAATCCTTTGTTTTTGGAGAAGTCAGGTTATTTTTCAAGAATATATAGATATAATGAGCGCATAAAATTAAAACTAATGAAACAATAACTCTTTGTATTATCCAAAATATCATATACATAAACTTATATTAACTTTGACAATAAATAACTCATTGTTTCTTGAAACGAAAAGTCATTGTCATTTAATTGGGAGAGAAAATATACATCACATATCTCTCCCTTTTCTGTTTTTTCAATAATAAGGGAGACATTACATTTCTCATTTAGTTTGTATATTTCTTCTCTTATTGTGATATTTTTATGATTATTTGGAATTCTATCTACCTTTTTTTTATTCCATTTATTATTATCTATATACATCGTATACTTTTCTAAATAATTGTTTATTTTAATGTAACAGTCATCCGAAGTAGATTGTATTGTATCTATATAATGTCTATAGTATTGATTATTATAAATAGTATAATATCCATTATCAGATAATATAATATTTTTACTTTTATCTTCATAATATAGATTATTTTTCAAGTTATTAAAATTTATTGATTTAATGTCTAATTCGTCAATATAATATTTCATTAAATATATTATTTGAAACTATTTAAACCGATTTAATAAGATAATTTATATGGTAAAAATTGTTCTGGTAAATAAGAATGCTTCATTAAATGATAAAACTGTAAAATCATTTAAACTTGATGATTTATACAAAAAATGCAACTTAAAATCGAATGATAATTTTGCAAAAAGACACACATGGGAAGTTAAAAAAATGTTTTATTCAGTGTATGCAAAAGATACAGGTAGATCAAACAGTGAAAACAAATATGATTTACCACCTCCTGTAGATGAAGCATTATATTTCAATACAATGGTTTTAATTAAACATTCTAACAAAGAGGCAACAGAAAATACATTACTAGATTTAACTGTAGATGAATGGGAAAAAGTGTATGAAACATTATTTGGTGGATTTGAAGATCTAGATAATTCAGAAGAATTAAGTGAAGAAGAAGAAGAATTTTCAGATAGTGAAAAAACAAAAGAAGGGTATCATAAAGATGGTTTTGTTGTAGACGATGATGATGAAGAAGATGAAGATTATGTACCTATGGAAGATGAAGATGAGGATGAAGATTTAGAAGAAAGCACTAGTTATGATGAAGATAATTCTGAAGAATACGAAGAAAATAGTGAGGAAGAAGATAGCGAGGAAGAAGATAGTGAAGAAGAAGATAGTGAGGAAGAATACTATTCTGAATTAAGTGAAGATAGTTATTGTTCAAGTGAAGAAGATTAATATATTTAATAAATTGAATTTAAAAATATTGAATAGAAATTTATTAAAAATGAAGGTTGAAAATTCTGAAAAAATACGAAAAAATGTTAGATCGATGCTTGGAGAAAAGTTTGATATAGAAAATAGTTCTATATGTAAAAATATTGAAGTAAGTATATTTAATTACACAATAAAAGAAGCAACTAGAAAAAAAATAGTAAAAAAATGGGAAAATAAGTATTTTGTTCAGCTGTATGTTAATAGATTAAGAACTCTGATGTCGAATATGTCGAGTAACAATTCATTACTGATGTCTATTAAAAATAAAAAACTAGAAAAATCAGCGTTGGAAAATTTAACTCATCAAGAAATGAATCCTACAATTTGGAAAACATTGATTGAAGCTAAAATTAAAAGAGATAAGAATATGACATCGGATAATATGATGGCTGCTACAGATCAGTTTAAATGTTATAAATGTAAAAAAAGAAAGTGTACATATTACGAAATGCAGACACGATCAGCAGATGAACCAATGACTACATTTGTAACTTGTTTAAATTGTGGTAATAGATGGAAATGTTAAACTTAATTAAAATAATGATAAAAAATATAACATTTTAAAATGTTATATTTTTTATATATGACTACATTATTGTCTAATAATATATTTCATCATAATTTACAAAGTGGAACAATTGAATATGTAAATAAGTATCCATTTGTAAAATTAGAAAACAAAATATTAGAATCAAATGTAAATCCCTCAATTGATATTTTAAATATTTCATTATTAGATGCTCAAAAATATGTGCTTCAAAATACAAATTTTATTGGATTTACATTTGACGCTAGTGCGAATGTTCAAAATATACAAGATATATCCAATGATACAATAGGAAATGCTTATTTTTTTAAAGAAAACAGTTCAATAGCAGATGGATTTAATAGAACAGTATATTTAATAAAAAACAATGGAATGAGTGAATCTGTATTTACTGAAATAGAAAATAATTATTACTTTGGTGATTTAGACTATGTAAAATTTAATATTCCCAATTCAGATATATCTAGCATAGAACAATCAGTAATTGATTTATCACAAAATTTAACATTATTATCCAGATTTATACCAGCAGATATAATATCTGAAGTTACAAACATATCTATCCAACCATTAGCAAATCATGAACTCTATGTTGATTATTATTTTTACATTTGGGAAGATATGAATGGACCATGGTATGATGGAACAGAACTATCCATGACTCCAAATTACAAACAACTAACTGATGTAAATTATAATATAAGACCAATTACATTTAATGATATATCAAATCAATATCAAATTAATCAAACCGATCAAAATGGAAAAAATTTATACACATACAATTATTTTAATACCAACGCTAGTGATACATCGTCGAATTTTATAAAGGTATTTAAAATAAGTGGAACATCTGGAATAAATAATGGAATGCCTGAACAGAATTCATTAATTTTAACAAGTCCAAAATATACAAAGTATAATTTTTTATGGACATATTCAATTAAAGATAGTTATAAAATAGTAGTTACAGATATATACAATAATGTAAATGAATTTTCATTAGAAGGAAAAGCACCCTTTTTTACACCAAATATTAATATTAATGGTATATCGTGGAGATATGATTATTTTTCAAATATAGGTAGTTTACCAAGTCATTTTACTTCATTAAATGTAGAAAGAATTTATAAAGTAAGTAATCCAGTAAATATTAGCTATAATTCGGGTAAGTTAACCATTAATTTACCACCACAGGATTTAATAGATATAAGTAATAATTTTATAAATAGATATAAACCGGATAACAGAAATGGAACTAAATATTTAAATGACCCTATCATTGGTTCTGAATATATTCATTTATACGAAGATAATGAAATCGTTAAAGTTACATATAACATTTACATTTTTATGAACAATAACAAGCATCAAGGATTGGATATAAATAATAATATTGTAGATATTTCAAATATATCGGTTAATAGTAATAACTATCCTTATGGAGATAATTTATCTAGTATTTCTTACGATATACTTCACGAAATAAGTGATAATAATATATATTATGAAACAATAATGGATAGTAATATTGATTATGGTAACATACCATATAATGGAACTTATAATGATATTTCAAGAAATAGATATAACAACGAAGATGATATAGATGGATATTCATATGATGTAAGTGCACAAGATGTATTAAATAATGATACTATGGATAAATATTTTGCATATGAATATAACCCTTCTTTAGATATTGAAATAGTGCGTATCAGAAAAAATGATTTAATTAATAATTCAAACTATGGGCATATAGTAACCACATCGGATTGGTATACAGTAAATAAACGATATAATCCAACTCCACAAAGTAAATACTACATATTTACAATGGATAGTAATGAATATTATATTAGATGGAATTATAATATACAACGATATCACTATGATAAAACAAACCCAATTAATTTTGTTAATGCATATTATACAAAATCATCATATAATACTAGTATAAGTAAGTATGTATATTTCGATTTTACACAATTTGGTTTAAAATATTATCCAAATAAATTATTAGATATATCATATACTACATTACCACATTACACAAATAATGAAGTTGATTTTTATTATAAAAATTTAAATATTTCATTTCCAGAAAAGGTTCGAAATGATATGATAGTTAATTTTTTCTACAATCACAATGAGAATATTAGAGTTAAAATTAATATTTTTATATTGAAGCCTGATTATGTTCGTGAAGCAGATCAATCTATTAATTTTGATACATCAGTTATTGATTATAACAATTTTGATTTATCATATTCATTTTATGATAGTTCATTAATTATTCCAGAAAATATTTCTATTGATATAAGTGAAAATACAACTGATAATTCAATAATTGCTGGTAAATATACATTTGAATGGAATTATGAAATTATAATTGATGATGGAACAGATACTAGTTATTTACCATTCGACAAAACCAGTGATTATCAGATTAATAGTACAATTGTAAATATTCCTTTTAATGATTTTATATATGATTTTAGTGGAGTTAAAATAAATTCAAATGCAATTTTTACAAGTTTATTTTTAGAAATATCACAATATGATATACAAAATTATGTTGATTATATTAATTTTTATCAAAAAACATTAGACATATCAAATACATTTATAAGTTTAGAATATAACTTATTTACACCTAATAAAGAACAATCACAAGTTGGTGGTAATTTTTGGATATTGCCATCTGGATATCAAGGAAGAACTGACCCAAGAATATATCAAACACCAGTTGAGTATTTTGACAAAACAGTTGTTCCTAGCCCAATAAATATTTATGAAAATAAAGGAGAATATGGAGATGTTGGATTTGATGTTAGAAATGCTAGTTATGTATCAACCAATAGTGAATTTTATAACTTATCACATCAATATGACATATCAAGTCAAACTTTTCAAACAAATATTGATAATGTTCAATATGTATCAGATATTAGTAACTATATAATTGAAATGATTATTCCAGAAGGAACTATAAACAATACTTCTGATAATATTAATTGGGGAGTTGGCAATGTTTCTAATATATCGATAAATGATATATACAATAAAGTAGATGGAGTTCATATTGGTGTTATAAATGATTTTTCAAACAATACTATTTTATTATATAAAGACGGAAACTCTTATATATATGACGATAATATAGAATCAATTACAGGAACTGTAAGATGGATGTTTCAATATATCAATGGAAAAATGAGCGTACATATTACTGTTAATAATAAAGGTGCTGTTTTTATAGAAAATTTAGATATACCAATTGATAGATTTACAATTTTAGGTACCAATAATACAGATAGTGTTCAAAATGATTCTATAATAAAGATTTACAATAAAAGAGGTTCATCCGATGAAATATTAATGACAGATTTATCCAATACAGATATTGTATTTCATCAAATAAAAGACGCAAGATTATTGGGAAGTAATACAGAATATATTCCACAAAGTCATCAATATTTAAATGCTACCTTTCAAATACCTTATATTTGTAGATTGGATGTTGTTTTACATGATAAAACTAATAATTTTAAATTTAGTAATATAATACGACTTCCAGAAAATAAAGTCAATTCACTATACCACAGAATAGCAGATTGGGATATATCGTTTAACAATAATAATGGATTAACCAATTATTTTTTCAACAAATCAGTAAGTTATCCATTTCAACATAAATATGTTTATGGCGTTGGATTTATTTCACCATTCAATGCTGAAAGTCAAGATTTTTATTATCCTGAAAAACTAAATGTAGAATACAATAATAATAATAAATTATTAATTTTGGAAATATCAGACTATGAATTGTTAAAACTTAAATTTAATCTTGTTGATTTTTGGAATGCTATATACGATCGTACAAGAGTAACATTTGTATATTATGGTTGGATATCAAAAAGTCAAAAAATAAATGAATATATTGATTCATCATTAGATCCAAATCTAATTTCTGATGTTAGTAGTATAATATTAGACTTAAGTGATGCAGATGTTACACCAGAAACTGTTGATTTTTACTATCAAAGTTCTTCAAATATAATATATGAAAATAACTATCCTAGTATTCCAAAATCAGTATTTTTAATTGATGAAAATAATTTAAGAAGTGGAATATATTACATTGGATGGACATATATTATAAATAATACATGGAATATAAATAAAATACCTCTTACTGAAAATTATGATATCTCATTAGCAAGTGTTTATGTTCCACCATTTCAATATCAACCAGGAAATGTAAACATTGAAATTCAAAATGATATTTCTCAAGTTACACTGTCATTATCTAATAAAACTATAAATGATTTGTCTAGAAATATTTATTACAAAAATTTCGATTATAGCGATATAAGTCAAGTAAATATACATTATTATGTTTGGACGCCAAATACCGTATATACTGTTGATAATTCAAATGGATGGATACTGCCTTCAGATTACAATGGTATAAATGATATAAGAATAAAAGAGTATCCATCAATATATTACAATTCAATTACTGGACTATATGAATTTTATGATATATCATATAATGGTGAATTAGGTTTAGATAAAACAAAGTCATTTGTTAAAACAGTAAGTGGTAAAAATTTATTTGATATGTCAAAAGTTGTATTTACGGCTACTGATTTTGGATTAGAAGAATTACCCTATTCAAGTGATTATTATAATAATGGACAAATGGTTCCATACATTGCATCTTGGGGATACTCATTAACAATGAAATCTACATCTAGTTTTGCAAATGTAACGATAACATCTGATATATCAAATTCAAACAGTCCAAATTATATATTTAGAGATGTCAATTGGATTATAAATTATGATAGTAGTAATAATGCTTATTTTGAAAATAACAATTATGAAAAATATTTATACAGTAGTTTGATATTAAAAGAAGTAATACCACCACCTGAACCAGATGTAATATACAATAGTTATAGATGTGGAGTAGGAGGGTGTGCCAAAACTACTACAAAAACAAAAGAAACAAAAAATTTCATTCAACGATATGCTTCATTATTTGATGTCGATTTTAGAGTTGCTTCTAAAATTAATTTTGATTGTAACGACTAATAATATGTGCTCTTATAATACATTTTTACAAATTAATTGTATTATAATATATTATATTAATATGACATCATTTAATGGAATAAACTTGAAAACATTGGAATTTAAAGTACAGGTAGGAAACGAATTACAATTTGATAATATTAAAATTATAAAATTCGAGTCGGATATTCAACCTAAGGTCTTAGTTAAAAAAAATATATTTGATATTAATGATATCCCGTCTTGGAACAATAGACAAATTATTATTTTTAATTTTGAAGACTATTTTCCAAATACAACAGGTATTGGTAAAGTAATTGCTCAATATACATCTAATTCAATTAATTTGTCTGATCAACTTATTGATTTTTCACAATATAGTGTTTTTAATATTTTAAAAATAAAAAATATTGGTTCTTCTGAAATATTTAAAAATATACAACAAGAAATCGCTAGTTATGATAGTACAGGTTCTGTTAATGGTGTTCAATTGGAAAATATCAATGTAAACGAAAATAGTTTTGATGCGATTAATAACTTTTATATTAATAAATTAAAAAATAGTGTAAACAAATACATTATGTATGGATTTAAATGTACTACAAATAAAAGTATTTTATTTGATACATTGGAATCAAACAATGTAGAACATGAATTTAGAAATATGATTTATATTTATAATAACGATTTTATAACTGGATTTTCAAATTCATTGATAGAAACAAATATTACATTTAGATTATTATTACCAAATACAAGACCAATAGAAATATTAAATTTAACACCATCTGAAAATTATAATGTAATAATTGATGAAAATGATGTAATTACCATTCCAGAAAACGATACTAGTATTCATACAATATTTATTAATCCAAATGAAGGTATTGTAAACAGTAAAATAAACATACGGTTTATTAGTGATGATATATTATTTAATACATTTGTTCCTATATTTAAAACAGTTGGTACAAATCAATATTTATTAAGTTCACTACCTAGTGGGTTAGATCCTAGTTTATATATATTTAATATTTCATTTTTTAAAATATCTGCAGTTGATAGGGTAACTAGATCTACAACTAGTGTATTAAGTATAGGTGGAACAAGAGATATTGAATTTTTTGTAATACCTGATATAAAACAGGAATATTTTGGTGGAATAAATCCATATTCACCATTGGTAATAGATGTTTTAAATGTTAATCCTGGTATATTTAAAGTAGATGAAAGTATCCGATTTCCCGATGTATCTGGAAATATAATAAAAAATTCAATACTTACAATAGAAAGCACATCTAATCCTAGTAATTTAAATAATGAATTAACAATTGAATTTACAATAACTAGTACAGTTGATATTTTTGCTACATTGGAAATACCACCTATATCTGTTCAAGTTGCTAATATATTTTTAAATGATGTAAAATGTTTTATTAATACAGCAGATATTATTAAATATAATCCAAATATCGTAATAGACGCTGCTACAGGGACAATTGAAGATTTATCCAAAGCAAATTTTATAGGTGTAAATCAACAAGCAGATATAGTACCATTGACATATAATTTTAATGCAGAAGTATTAGATAATGAATTTGTTATAACATATATTACTAATTTACAAGTGGATGACATTGTTTTACGATTTAATGGAGTAGATACTAGTTTTAACGCATATGAAGGGGATAATTATATATTTGATACCAGTCATATAAGCAATGTTAATCATATGATGACATTTTTTACAAATAGTAATATAACAAGTAATAACGAACTATCATCTGAATATGTAACATATAATGAATATATAAACCAGGGAAATCCTGGTTCAATAATTACTTTAAAAATACCACCTTACTCTGAATATTCAAAGATATATATATCGGATCATCCATCTGGACTAAATATGAATAATAAATTAAATGGAATATGTGTAATAAATATATTACCAAATCCAGACAACTTATCCATCGGTGTAGTAAATTTTAGTGAATTAAATAATAAAAATAATAGTATTTTGTCATTAGAACCATATACAGGTGATGATGGGTTACCAATACAAGCAATTAACTTTGTGGATGTAAGTTTAAATAATATAACAACTGACGCAACTAGAATTATTGATCTTTTTTCAGGAGAAACAACGCCATTGCCTCAAATAACAATAAATTCAGTTTATTTATCAAAACCAAATAATGTTGTTTTTACTGTGTTTAATAAAAATTATGTTAAACTAACATGGAAGCTTAATAATCGCAATATTTATCAGTTTGCTAATCCAAGAGAAAGTAGGTTTGTAACAGAAGTACATTATAATATTTACAGAGAAGATGTCGATACAGACAATATAGCATTATTGGGAACAAATGTTATAAATGAATTTGTAGATCAAACTGCTGTAAATTTTAATAATTATAATTATTATATTGAATCAGTTGCAACATGGGAAGGATTAACAATGACATCTCAATTAAGTGACCCATTATTTGTATTTGTATGCGAAAGTAATCGTTTTCCAGATGGGAGATGGAATAATTCATTTTCAAATCCAAAATTATATAAAGAATTATCAACTTGTTCTAACTCAACTAATAATATTACTACAAATTTATTTCCAAATTCATGGTCATTAAGTCAAAAACAAATATACGCTAGATTGTCTAAACTTGCTATTAATAAACGGTAAATAAAAAATAATAAATTATTTATTATTTTTTATTATTTTTAATTCAATATTTATTCTAGAATTTCCAAATCTTTAATATTCCAGTATTCACTTGCTCCATTTGACATAGGTCGTCTTATAATAAATGGTATTTTTTGTTTCATAAGTTCTTCGTGTGCGATTGTTAATCCATCTATCATATTAGGATCAACTGGTATAAATGGTTGTGAACCATTATTTATTTGTTGTGCTCTTATTCCAATTATTTTTGCTTTTTCGTATTTTGTCATAATTGGGATTGTTTTATGAAGAGGATCAATAATTTTACCATTTTTGTCTTTTACAATTACAGATAAAGCTTGTAATTCTTCTTCTGATATTTGAACTACCTCTGGATGATAATCAACTAAAACATTTTTTTCATCATAACCTTCTAATTTTTGTAAATCTTCATCTTCACTATCACTATCACTATTAGTATCATTATCAGATTCATTATCAGATTCATCCATATATTCATTATTATCATCCTCTCCTACTTTTTCTTCATTATCTTCCACAACAGAGTTTTCAACATCATCTTGTGGTTTTTTATCATCTGGAGATGTCAATCCAAAGAAATCGGTTACAACTTTAGTATTCATTATGTATAATTAATAGACTTAATTTTAATTAATAAAAATTAATTATATTTATATTTCAATTTTATTCGTTTTTCCATACATTATCACATAAACAACATAAATACATATACTTCATATCTGTATCATCGTATCGAATAGTTACAATTTTAGTATCTTGATCTTTATTTGAAGCACATTCCGAATTTGGACATTTGATATTTTTAACTTCAGGTAATGTTGGATCTAATTTTGTATATTCATTTACAATATCTTTGTAATTTTCTTGCTTTTTATTAATATAACTTTTAGATACACAAATTAATGATTTATCTACTACTAAACTAGTATCTTCATAATTACATTGGCGACAATAATACACTAAATTATTTAATGTGGTATCTTCGCCACTAAGTTTAATATAATACATGTTATTACAATTATTACAGAAATGCATTGTTATATATAAAAATAATATATTTATATATTATTTTCAATTTAATGATTTAATTATTTTTTGAAAATCCTTTTTAAATGTACCTTTAGGTACACAATTTAACTTTATAGAATAGACTGATGTTCTTATTACTTTTACATCATAAGTTAAAAAATGGTCGATTGTATCAATATCTTTAATTATGTTATTTTGATTTTTTTTTACATAATCAACTATATATTTTTTAAATTTATTAAACATTTTCTTACATATTTTTTCATTTAATACATCAAAAAAAGCAACCTTTATACTTGAATAACGAATTACTTTATTATAAGGTTTAAATGATGAACATGCTTCAGTTAATCCTGGTTCATTTAACAATGGTTTGTTATGAAATAATGTTGTTAATGTAAGTAAAATACTTGAAATAGTTTGACATGATGACCATTGCGGTCCACTCCATGTATTTAATATTGAAACACATACTTTTCCATTTCTATATAAATTAGGATTAAATCGAACACCATCTCCATTTGTTAAATAGGTTAACTTAGGTGGTGAAAATGGATAATTATCTGGATAATCAAATTCAAAAAAATACATCCCATGACTATATATTGTATTTTGAGGTCCAATTATTAAGGCATATCCTTTCTTTATATTATCTGAATCATGTAAATAATATATACCTTGATCATTTAAAGGATGTTTATTAATATTTATAACATCTTTTAATAATCGTTTTTCATTTAAATTTAATGACATTTATAGTTAATCTAATCTTGGATTTAAATTACTTAAATAAAATATATTTTCAATATCCAGTTCAACATCTATAAAATTGATTTAAAAAAATATTTTGTAGATAGATTATACAAAATGACTTCTTTAGGTGAATATCTAAAAAAACATAAAGCTGAAAAAGGAGGTGTGTATACGCATACCAGAATTGGTGACAAAAATTCAAATATTTATGCCGGTTCGTTTAATATACCCCATTCAGAAACAAAGAAATTTCATAAATTATATGTTCAACATGTATTTAAAAAAAACATGCCTGAATATTTAACAGAAGCACAAGATAAGGAAAATGGAGGTCCTATTCTTGTTGATTTTGACTTTAGATATTCTAAAGAAGTTACTACTCGACAGCATACAGAAGAACATATATATGATATAGTTGATTTGTATGTAGAAAAACTACTATTACTATGTAAATTAGATAAAAAAACATTTAATGTTTATATATTTGAAAAACCCAATATAGTACCAAAAGGAGACATTGTTAAAGATGGTATTCATATGATAATTGGTATTAACTTAAGTCACGATAAACAAATGTTATTGAGAAAACATGTATTAACATGTATACAACAACAGATTTTGGGTGATCTAGAACTTCAAAACAATGCTGATAATGTTTTAGATGAAGCTATTACTAGTGGTCGAAACAATTGGATGATGTATGGATCTAGAAAACCTAATAATGAAGCATATAAATTAACATATCATTATAAGATTACAACGGATGAAGACGGACATAATATTGAAGAACAAGACATTGAAAATATTAAACCTACTAAGGCAGTAAGAATATTCAGTCCCCGTTATTTGGATTGGCCAAAAGCGCACTTAAAACCAGAGCATGAAGATGAGTTAAGCAATATGAAAAAAACATCCGGGAGAAATAATAATAACGCATTAGCAGGTCGTATTTTAGATGTTCCATCTTCTTTATTAACATACACATCTCGCGAAAATCTAGAAGCAACCATAATAGATAGGAATTCAATGAATCAGGTAATGGAAATAACATACGCATTTTTGGAGAAAAATCATTCAGATATAAAAGAAATACATGATTACACAATGGCTCTTCCTGAAAAATATTATAATGAATATGCTTACTGGATAAATGTAGCTATGGCATTAAAAGCAACTAACAATTTACTACTTCCAACCTTCTTATACTTTTCTAGTCAATGGGAAAAATTTGATTTTAATAATATTAGTGAGGTATTAAATCATTGGGATAGTATATCAAACACCTCTGGAAAACTATTGACACATTTAAGCATACGATATTGGTGTAAAGTAGATAACCCATCTGAACACGATAGAATCCGTAACAATTCAACAGATACTTATGTAAAACGAACACTAGTAGGTGGTCTTCAAACTGGAGGTTCAGACTATGATATGGCGGTGTTAGCAAAACATTTGTATAAAGATCAGTTCCGTTGTGTTGCTATTAAAAAAAATATTTGGTATACTTTTCAAGGAAATAAATGGCATGAATCCGACTCTGGTAGTGACTTGAGAAAAAATTTATCTAGTCATATGGCAAAAATATATATAAATAAAGAAAGAGAATGTATGATGAAAATAGCAGAATTAGGAGCAAATATAACTGAAGAACAACAAAAAAAATTATCTACTCAAGCAGGAACATATTGTAATATAGCATATAAATTAAAAGGATGTACTCCAAAAAACAACATTATGACAGAATGTCGTCACATGTTTTATGACAACAACCTATTAAATAAATTGGACACGAATCCGATGTTGCTATGCTTTAACAATGGAGTTTATGATTTTGAAATGAATAAGTTCAGAAATGGACTACCAGAAGATTATATATCACTAAGTACAAATATTGATTATGTAGAAATCAATGAACAAAATTCTAAACACAGAGAGTTGATGGATGAAATTAATGATTTTATGGCAAAACTGTTTCCTGATCCTAAGTTAAGAGAATATATGTGGGAACATGCGGCATCATGTTTAACAGGAAATAACTTAAATCAAACATTTAATATATATACTGGTGTAGGTAGTAATGGTAAATCTATGTTTGTTAAATTAATGGAACATGCTCTAGGGGATTTAAAAGGTACAGTACCAATATCTTTAATTACTAAAAAAAGACAAGATATCGGTTCATCTTCTTCAGAAGTAGCATCATTAAAAGGTTTAAGATACGCATGTATGAATGAACCTAGTAAGGGAGATAAAATTAATGAAGGTATTTTAAAAGAAATAACAGGTGGAGACCCAATACAGGCTAGACAGTTGTATTCAGAAAGTATTACATTTATTCCACAATTTAAATTGGTGTGTTGTACAAATCATCTGTTTGAAATTAAAGCACAAGATGATGGAACATGGCGTCGTATTAGACAAGTTCCATTTGAATCTAAATTTACAAGCAATCCATCAAATAATCCAGAAGATAATGAATTTAAAAAGGATAAAACTTTAGAAAGAAAACTTCCTATTTGGGCTCCCATATTTATGGGAATGTTGGTAAAGATAGCTAGTAAGAATAAAGGTCATGTTAATGATTGTGAGAAGGTAATGGAAGCTAGTAATAGTTACAGACAACGAAGTGACTTCCTGACTAAGTATGTAAGCGAATGTATTAAAAAGACAAATGATCCAAATGACACACTATCTAAGAAGGAAGTTAAAAATAGCTTTAAAGAATGGTATGAGAGCAGTTTTGACGATAAAGTACCACCACTTCAGGATTTATACGATAAACTAGATACTATTTGTGGTAAATATAAGTTACGAAAATGGGTTGGTG